GGCTTCTGCCGCCGGTGCTGCGGGATTAGTTCCGGCTCCCGCCGCTGGTAAGCAGACGTCCTTTCTTCGTGGTGACGGGACATGGGTCGTACCTACTAATACCACATACGGATTGGCCTCTACTACAGCTAACGGCTTGTTGAGACAGCTTAATGGCAGTACATCCAGTTTCATGCGTGGAGATGGCACTTGGGCTACACCTCCTAACACGACATATGCCATGGCCAATGAGTCTACTAACGGTTTGATGGCGGGCGGCCGCCGATAAGAAGACCGTGAACAGGCTTATAGGGGTTAATACGGTCACGACATTAGCTAACCTGCCTATTAGCAATAGAAGTATCACGGCTACGTTATCAGCCGCTACCACCCTATCCGTGCAGTCAGGGATGCAGATAGGGGAGGAGCTGATGATCAGGTGCGTCCCGTCGGCGGCCTTCACGCAGGCTATACCCAACTCCGGGGCTTATGTAAGCATGAGTGGTACTTCTATAACCACTACGGCTAACAAGCCTTTCGAGATAAATATCTGGTGTTACGCTTCAGGTAAGTATAGTATCGCCGTTAAAGAACAAGATTAATGATATAAGATATGAGCTACGTATATATAAACAGGGAAATATATCCCAATCAATTAGTTCAGGACGATCCGCTTGATGATAATTACGCCAAGGGCTATAGTTATGATGATTACATTAACGGGAATCCCGCCCCATGGATAGAGCTTGGGGAGGAGCAATTGGCGTTCAAGGAGGCTAATCCTAAAGCTACGGTTAAGGAGATTATCGAGGCTAAATTGGATGACTCAAGGCTTCTTAATGAGGAGAAATCGGCTAAGTATGAGGAGATCAGGACTTATGAGAATAATAATCTTCATGAGTTTTTCTTGGATGACCAAAATATCTATATCCCTGAATATGATAGGCGTAACGCTTTGGCTGATGGGGCTATAGCTGGTAAGATAACGATCATGGGTCTGAAGTTTGATATGACGGAAGGCAAGATCTTGATCGGGATGATGGATAAGTATGATAATGATCTGATGTCGGCGTTAGGAGCCAAACAGAGGGAAGTAAGCTTAGCCACTACCGTAGAGCAGGTGAGGGCTATTGACGCTCAGTCCGGCTATCCAGACAAGGTAAATATCACCATGACTTATGTCCGGCAACAGGCAAAGGAGAAAGATGTCTCCGATCCTCAGAAAGTGGCTGTCAGATTCTCCAGAATGGTGGTTAATAACAAGACTATATCTTTATCCCCTAATGAGAAACTGGATGTTAAGGTTCTATTCCCTATATGGGGACAAGAAGGGGCGGAGTTCGGGTTGTCGGTGGATGCCGGATTCTGTCTCAGGGTGGTGAAGGACGATACGGATATCCTTTATGAGGTTATTCAACAACATACATTATCAAAGGAATGGGAACCCGGATTGGATACGGCTTCCTTATACAAGGTCATTGATAAGGAGCATGCCGGGACCATAGGGGATCCTATCCCGTATTTCCCTCCAATGGAGATATTCAAGGATAAATATTACATCCAGAACGCTGATGTATATAAGTGCACTAGGGATAGCGGAACTCCTCTTAGTCATAATCTAAAGGACTTAGTAGGGTTGTATGTTGAGGTTGTACAGGGCTAGTCGTATCTACCTCCCCCCCTATATTTGGCTTGTGATATGATACAAGTTATTTTTGGCATAATAAAATGACATTTGTAAATATATTTAAGTATGGCATCGCAAAAATTCGGTTTCGTAACCGTCGACCCGGTATCAGGATCAGGAGATCAGGCGGTTAATTTCTCCGGTGAGAAACACACCGGTCGTCTTCAACGCACTATCAACCTTACGGTCACCACGAACGGCGGGGCTAAGAAGGCGTTGGTAGTTAATCAGGCAGCGGCTGCTGAGGTGGTAAGATCAGACAGCCCTAACGCTTCCGTACAAAAGACAGGCGGTAATGTTACCATCACCGGTAAGTCTAACAGTACTAAGCTTACGTTCGCGGTCACGCCGGCTGAGGATAACGGGCTTACGTTACAGCTCCCGGCTAACTACACGGCGGCTGGAAAGACTACGGCTAACGGAGCGGTTATCGCCGACGATCCCGGAGCCGCTGGCGAGTTCGTTTGGAGCATCACGATCTCGGACGTACCGGCCAACGTCACGATCGAGGAACTGACAGCTACATTGAAGGTAACTGCCGCTGGTGGCCAGATAGCCAACGTGACGGTAACGCAAGCCGCTGGAGACTCTACTATCGAGCTTGACAAGGAGACTATTAACTTGGATGTAAATGGTACTCAACAGACGGTTAACGTAACATCTAATGACAGCTGGACATGGGCGCAAGCTGCGGCTAGAACCGTATTGAGAATGATGGGACGATAATCAGTTTCTTTTCTCTTACTCAGACCCCGATCGACTAAAGCCGGTTGGGGTTTATTTGTTTTGCTATCTTTGCAATAGAACAAAAATAATACAACTATGGCTAATGATTTGAATATTAATTGGAAGGACGGGGTAGGCGAGGTAACGGACCAGCCTCTGACCGTCAGCCCGGGGTCCGGGACCGGAAGCGCCCCCGTTTCCTTTGGCTCGGTGATGAACAACGGTCTTGATCGGACTCTTGAGCTGGAGATAACAACTCCAAAAGGTGTTAAGAAGACGCTCACGGTGAATCAGGAGGGATGCCGGCAGGCTTATATCACGAGCGACGGCAAACGATGGCTGACTAGCGACAATCGGGTGTATGGGGTTTTGAAAAGCGATGCTCCGTGCGAATGCATAGGTGATTGTCCTTGATATTTTGTTTTTACGAATTTTGTAATTACATTTGTGGCGCATGTCCATCACCATGCTTTTCGTCGCTAATTTATTATAAGGGATACCGGTCTGTGATGGGATCGGCATCCCTCTGTTTTTTAATATGGAGAAGATAAATGTTTTCGATGTTCAGGTTCCTGATGGGAGACAAATCCGTTGTATGTCGTATAATAAGGTTACTTATTTTGATCTTGACGATATATGTAAGTTATGTTTTGACTCATACGATCTACATGATGTGGCTGACACTAAGGTAATGAGTGAGTTCCTGCACCGAGAGGGTGGTCGTTATTGGACTACGATAGATGGCGTAAGGCAGTTGTATCGTAGGATTGAGTGTAAGATGTGTTTTGAGGTTATAGAAAAATTAAGGGGATTATAGTTGAATAAATTATTTATTTCATAAAGAATGTTTATATTTATGGCATAAGATATTAAGAATGAGATTAGTTGAGAGACATATCATAAAAGACAACCGATTTGAGAATGTATGCCTCAAATCCGGGTTGTTGTATAATTATGTTCTTTTCAACGTCAGACAAGGTATATTTTCCGGAGATTACATAAATGAATATGAGTTTTCTACTAAATTATGTAAGGAGAATCAGGTTGATTTTAGGAATCTACCATCAGTAGTGTCCCAACAAGTCGTAGCTCAAGTGTTTTCGGTAACAAAGTCTTGGATGAAATCAAAGAAGGAATATGAGAAGAATCCTTCTAAATTTTTATCAAGACCAAAATTGCCGAAGTACAAACGAGGCAAGAAGCAGAATATGGTAGTCTTTACGGCTTCTGCTTGCAGGCTTAAGAGTGATGGTTACATCCATTTTGTCAAAAATATAATTTCACCAATCAAAACAAGAATAGGAGATAACAAATTATGTCAGGTTAGGATAATCCCTCAAGCCACATGCTATGTGGTCGAGGTGATTTATGAGAAGAAGGAACAGGATCTAAACCTGAATAAGGATAATGTTCTTTCGATTGATTTGGGATTAAATAACTTATGTTCATGTATAAGCGATGTAGGTATCAAGCCTTTCATTGTAAACGGCAAGATTATCAAGTCCTTTAATCAGTGGTACAACAAGAGGAAAGCTAGGTTGATGTCATATATTGGAGATAAGGGAACTTCAAGGAGATTAAGACAGTTAAACAATCATAGGAATTTTTGGATTGAAGATCATATCCACAAGGTCAGTAGATATATTGTTAACCATTGTATCGATAACAATATCGGAAGTCTTGTTGTGGGTTTGAATAAAGGATGGAAGAATGGAGTAAATCTAGGGAAGAGGATAAACCAGAAGTTCGTTGAGATTCCATTCTCAAAACTTGTTGAAAAGATATCCTATAAGTGTAAGTTGGTTGGAATAGACTTTCAAGTCCACGAGGAATCCTATACCTCCAAAGTGGATCATCTGGCTTTTGAGAAACTGTGCAAGCATGATGTTTATCTAGGTAAAAGAAAGAAACGTGGATTATTCCAAAGCTCTATAGGGAAGTTGATTAACTCTGATATCAATGGAGCTATAGGGATTGGTAGGAAAGTATTCGGTGATTCTTACGTCAGTAGGATAATCGATAGTGGGTTGGCGTTTAACCCGGTTAGAGTAAACATCTTGTGATACGAATGTGAGTTTAATAAATAAAATTAATAATTTTAGTAACGTGAGAGAAAAGAAATTTGATTTCGTGATATATCCGTTGGATTTGATTATCACGGTTGGATTAGATTATAAGACGTTGTGTGATCGTTTCGAGAATATGGAACCTGAACACGAGGGGAAATGGGGAGATGAAGATGATATGGATAAGGAGGCGTCTTTCGTGAATTTGGTAAGGGATAGGGACGATGATGATAAATTTGCCATACTTTGGAATTTTTCGAGCGACGATGATTTAATAATGAGAAATATATGTCACGAGTCATTCCATATAGCAATGAGCGTGTGCCAGTTCTGTAATATGTCGCTTGGATTTAAGGTCGGAGAGGATGAACACGCCGCGTATATAGCCGGTTTTGCGGGTCATTGTGTTGGTGAGTTTATCAACAACAAGGATATGGATTAGACTATAAATTCATACAAGGGATACAAGAATATCAGCCTCCGCTTATTCGTGGAGGCTTTTTATTTATCTTTGTGAAAAACATTTATTTATGAGCAGTTGCGTAATTAAAAAGAATAAGGAAGGTAAGATAGCCCGTGTCTTGACTCCTTCCGGCGAGGTATCTACCTTGTTCGATAAGATAGCGGGTATAGCCGCCGTAAGTGATCTTGATAAGGCCGCTGAGGCTTATATGACTATTTATAACGATAAGTTCAGATCCAAGTTCGGAGACTGGACGAGATCCGTGCCAAGGAATAAGGAGGCGGCCAGATCCATAAGCGCCAGACTTAGCGCCAGCGAGTGGGGGCAACTTATGTCAGCCAAGGTCCTGCCCGCCATAAGCGATATGGATGCCCCGGCGTTGGCCAGAAGTCTCGGGAATAGCGACAATGTCGTGGCTTATCTTACCTCCGGAGAGGTAGGTGATGTCAATGATATGGCTGTGGTAGATACATCTACGGTACAGGAGGTGGATCTGGATTCCATAAACGAGGATAATATTGGTGATACGATACTGAAAGAGGCGTCATGGGATGATATAAGGGCTATCAGGGAGAATATAGATATTAAAGAAACAGCCCGTATGCTATGGAAGGCCGTGGAAAGCGCTTTTACCGGGCAACGACCTAATATTAGGGTGAAGGGCGGAAATATAGACGGGGAGATTATATTTTCCGGGAATGTCTTGCCGTTAAACTATATTGAAGATTATACGCCCCCATCTTCAAGATTGGTATATGATTCTGGTGAACCTCGCCTATTCTTTAGATCGGATGACGGCAAGATACACGACTCTTACGCCAACGCCATAAAAGGCTCGTCCGGCGGGCGGGTAGAGGCCGGGTTCTTAGCCGGCAGTGTCGAGGAGAGCGACGTCCCGTCCGGTACGGCTGACATCTCCTTTGGCTCGTCCTCCATAACCCTTAACAACAGCGAGTCATTCATCCCGATTCTTGGTATCAGTTCAGACTCTAATATAAGCACCCGTGGAGGGTTTGTCAATTACCTTATCAAGAAAGGTATGTTGAGTGGGGAACGTACAAGGTTAGGGGATAGGTATTATCTTACCGGGGCCGGCAATTCTGATGGTCTTAAGATCTATAACGCTATGGATGCCTTGTCTAGGCTAAGGAATAGGTTTGGTAGTATGTCTTCTGAGATGAACGTATTAGGCTCCATCGGTTTTGATACGGAGGTAAGTAATGATCTTGATCTTATCACGACATCAGGGGAGAAGGTTACGGTAAGCAGATCGGAGATCAAGGGCATGTTAAGGCAAGGTAAGTTTGAGGAGCTTAACGATAAGTATGATGGGTTCATGGAGCTAGCCTTGTCGTTGATGATGGAGGATAACGCTTTGTACGGAAGCAATGTCCGTGGGGTTATCGAGAATGAGAAGGCGGAGGATCTCCAGAATAGGACTGATATCACCAATATCTTATCCACGTTAGGTATCCGTGTGATGGGTATGTCTGAGTATATGGATAAGTATAAGATGCGTAATGGTGTCGAGCCTTCGGCTAGAGCCTTATCCGATATGGCTAATGGGGTTATTGCCTTGGCTGAGGGAGCTACGGTAGAGGATCTTAATGAGGAGGTGGCTCACTTCTTGATCGATACTTATCGTAACCAACAGGAGATTGACGAGGTTCTGGACTCTGTTGTCGGCACGCCATTATGGAATCAATTCGCCGGTCGTTACTATGAGGTGTATGGGAAGGAATACCAAGGGGAGGAACTGGATCGGATGGTGAAGCGGGAGATCCTAGGCAAGACGTTGGCCCAGCGGTTCGTACCGGGCATGGAACAGGCGGTGGAGGATCTGGCCTCGTCCGAGGACGCCCAGCTCTCCTTGTTTGGCAGGATAATCCGGGCTATAAGGAATTTCTTCTCTACCCAAAGATCAGACTTGAATAAGGTTCTTGATAGGATAAAGGAGTCGGCGTTAGCTGATGATCCAAGTGCATTTGACGTGCTTCTGTTAAAGGATAGCGACCATCTCATGTACTCATTATCGGATGTTGATGTGGCTAATAAGCTGATCAAGAACGGTAGGTCATTGGAAAGACTATATACCAGATTGCAGAGGATGAGGTCAAGCCAAAGCCAGAGGATCGGGGAAAGCATCTCCCTTCTACGTGATATAGGCGAGAAGGTAAGACAAGTCGGGGGTGAGCTAAATAAGAATAACAACCTATTATCCACCAAGAGCGTCATAGCGACCGCCAAGGCTGAGGTGGAGTATTTGGTCACTGTCGCCAGTAGCCTACGTAAGAGCGGAAAAGGATTGGATTATGAGACGATACAGGTTATCGATAACGTATATGGGGAGATAGTTCCTCTGATCAGGAACCTTCGTGGATTCGTCAATAATCAGGCGGCTGATTATTATGGCAGCAATAAGGTTGGCATGGTAGAGGATATGGATGATATATTACGTATGGCTGAGACATCCATGTCTGATATAAATGCTCTTCGAAGTGATCGTAATGAGGACTGGCTGGATGGACAGCTCAGGATGTTTAATATCCCGGAAAGATATTGGAATGGGATAAAGAAGTTGGTAAATAACATCCATGAGGATATCAATGTCATGTCCCGGTTCTTTGGTACGCTGGAGCATAGTGGTAACGCTATTTTAGGTATGTTAGGCCAACGTCTAGCCAAGGCCCATAATGAAGCCCATACCGAGGGTATATCCAATATCAATAAGATGACTAGGATGATGAAAGAGCGTGGATGGGGGATAAAGGATAATGAGGATCTTATACAGAAGATAAATGGGAAGAACTCGGATTACCTTGACTCGTCCCGTGATTTCGCCAAATACGATTTACTATACAGAACCGAGCAGGCTAAGGCTATTATCGATATATATGATCTTAAGAATGTCATGGGTAAGACCGAGAAACAACTTATTGATCTTCTTCTATCCGATAGAGGTCTTAAGGTGAAGACCCGTGACGACATAGTAGGATATGACGGGGATAAGCCTATTACGAAGGAGGTATATCATGTATTCAAACCTACCATCCAGAATTTTGATATCTCGGACATGACGTTCGAGGATCAGCAACGATATCTCGACGCGATAAATAGGTGGTTGGATGAGAACCGAGAGAAACCTATGGTGCAGGCTTATTACGATAAGATCGAGAAAGTTAATAAGAAGGTCGAGGAAAGACTGGGTCGTAGGGTATCGCAAGCCACGTCCGATTTCATGACCCGTATCCGCAGGAGCCGGTATGTGGCTATGGATAAGTTCGTGAGGAACGGGAAGGTCGATTGGAAGGCGTTTCAATCCGATCCTATAGCTTGGAGATCTTATCTGGATATTTTACGTGACAGGGCTATAGCTAAGAGCGAGTGGTATTCCGATGGGACACCAAAGGAAGAGGGATCAGAGGCTCTGATGATGTCCGAGGAGATCAAGGCCTGGGACGAGGCATGGGCCGAGGAGTTCGGGAATACCAACGAGGGTCGTAAGGCTTCCGCCGAGTTCAAGGAGATACTTCGTGGGATAGAGCGGTCCGAGGGCGGCAAGGCTGCGTTTGAGTTCCTGCTAGCTGGCGGTCATCTTGGTTTCTCCAAGGATATGTGGGGATCCGAGGAGGGTGATTATTACGAGAATCTTGTTGATAAGATCACGGAGCAATCTGTATCATCATCAAGAATAGAGAAGGTAGAGGAGGCGATGGCGACAATAAACGAGATCAATGACCAGCTAAGGCCTTTGCTTATCCAGTACCGGGATAGCACGAGATACGGGGAATATGATTTCGATAGGTTACGTGGATCCGCCTCATTAAGAAAGATAAACGAGTTATATGATCGTCTGGCTGAGGCTAAGAGCGTTATTAACGCCGCCGCTTCCGCTGAGGCTATTGAGATGGATATGCCTGATACGGTGGAGAGTGGAGTCACGGATTCTTACCGTAACGCTTTAAGGGATGCCATGGCATACGACAAGGGTATGGATGAGATTAAATTCGCCAAGGAACATATGTCTGCCCGCTCCCGCAGCCAAGTGGAGCGGATGGCCTCCAAGCTATCCCGGAAGAACCCGTCATGGACAACCGTGGAGGTGGCGTTCTTTAGAAAGAAGTACGGTCCTGACTTCAACAATAAGCTGGCTAATGATATAGCTATGGGTAAGGCTAATAGTATACTTATCGAGTACGCCAGAACTCGGCTATATCCTTATATGAGAAAATACTCTCCCAAGGGATATTCTGATTTCGTTAGGAAGATAAATAACGGTACGTATAAGGTATCCGAGTTCTTTGATGCCATAGAAAATGGTATATCTAAGGAAGAGAGCGTATCCCGTTTCGGGTTTGATATTAATATGATCGATCTGACGATCAATAACCAGTGGCTTGATGAGGCTGACGCCGAGAGTTCTTTCCGTAATCCTAATTATAATCCCGATCTGGGTTATGGATATCATACGCCTAGGTTCGATAAGTACAAGAACGAGGCTTTCTTCAAGAAATACGGTATTACCAACGAGGGGGAGGAAGCTACGATCAATAAGGATAAGTGGGAGATGAGGAAGGAATTGCTTAACATAAGCCGTAAGGCTATGGAGGACTATGATGAGCGGTTCAGGAACATCTACCAAATACCACAGATATCCAAGGGCGGCGTGGAGAGGATGGTGCAGGCCGGGGTTGACCCGAAGGCGGCCATCGGCAACGCCGTACGTGATATCGTTGGCGAGAGGGTGGATGACCCTATACATGGTCAGGGGCAAGACCTAGGAGGGATTGATGAGAACGATAACAAATATCGTATGATCCCCAAATACTATCTTAGTAAGTTGGAGAACGCCGATGACGTGTCCCATGACTTCGCCTACTCCTATTCCATGTTATCCTTACAAGCGACCTCTTACAAGTATAAGAGGGCGGCCTTGGATGATGTCATGGGATACAGGAACATGATGCTGGAGACGCAATACGACGGCGGTAAGAACCCAGAGGCCACTCACGCCTATAGAATGTTTCAGGACTGGGTTAACGCCAGTATCTATGATGTTAGGATAAATAATAAGCGGGCAGAATGGAATATAGGTAATTATAAGGTCGATCTTAATAAGCTGGCTCTTATGTTTACCAAATTCGTATCCAAATCCAACTTAGGCTTCTCCCCATTCGTCGCGGCTACCGGCGCCCTTACCGGGCAGGCCAACTTCCTTTTGGAGGGTATGGTAGGGCAGTATATAAGCAAGGACTCCATGAAATACGCCTATGGGGAAGCCCAGAAGCAGTTGAGTACGTACGTGTCTGAGATCGGGGACATAAACCGTACCAACAAGCTATATGTCGTTGGAGAAGCTTTAGGCGTGTTTAATGTCCGCAACCGTGTACGATCGGCGGCGTATAACAAGATATGGAGAATCTTATTCCGGGACCTGCCGTTTAAGATGATGGAGGTTCTTAACTCCCCATTGGATCCGCAGGTCATTATCTCGGTCATGGATGATACCCGCCTATACGAGGGTCAGTTTTGGTCATACTCCAATTTCAAGGAGATGATGATGAAGGATAGGAATATGTCCGCTAACGAGGCTAAACGTGATTGGGAGCGTTTAAGGGATTATTCTATGTGGAACATGGTAGATGTTAAGGATGGGAAGATCGTGGCTAAGAACGAGGCTAACAAGGATATTATAGACCGATATATACCCACCTTGTCCAGTAGGGTCAGGAGCATGGTGCAGATCTGTGACGGCGCCTTGAACGAGCAGAACCGGGTGGGGGCTAGCCGGAACGCTATCCTTAACATGGTTCTGCCTCATCGTGGATGGTTTATATTGGCCGTACAGCGGGCATATAAGAAAGCCGGTTTCAATTTCCAGACCAATCAGTTCGAGGAAGGATATATGAGAACGTTATGGAGACTGGCCGGTAATGTCTATGGCTCGATGTCCGAGGGTAGGATGGGGGAGGCATATGACGTGCTTAAGGAAGAGTATGATAAGCTTACCCCCTACGAGCAGATCAATATCAAGAGATCGATTATCAATATGGCGGTATTCGCCACGATGATGGCTATAGGACGGGCTTTGATGGGATATAGGGAGGATAATGAGGATAGCTGGTTCGGGCAGTTCATTACCTATATAGGGTTTAGGACGATCAATGAGATCGCTTCCCAGACATCCCCGTTCATGGAGCTTAACGCTATAGACATGTTACAAGACCCGCTGGTTACGGCCCGTAAGTTGGGTGATCTTACCGATCCTCGGAACTGGGATCCGTTCGCTACCGTCCAGACCGGCGTGTATAAGGGCGAGAGCAAGCTATGGAGGCAGCTCATGAAGTTCTCGTTTGGTAAGCAATGGTATAATATCAAGACGGCTAGGGATATTAAACAGACATTCGACTACTGGTTGATGACCAACGGCATGACGATGGGATTCTTTCTAGGTGGTAGGAATAAGGACGAGTCCGGAGAGGACGCTAATTGGTATTTTGACAGGGGAAGATAACTGATATGGTATGACAAAAAAAAATAGCCGGTCAATTGTTTAAGACAATTTGATTGGCTATTTTTGTATTCCCATCTATCCATCCCGGACGGATGGGAATAAACAATTATCAATTATGAATGCAAATGTAAGCATTTATCAAGATTCCGTGAAGGATAGTAGCGGAATTTTGACGTCTGAATCCAACGAAATGGGATTGTCTACTATTTTTAATTACAATGGGAATAATGTAGCTTTTATCAAGACCAGTTATGGTATTCTTATTAATGCCACTGATATGGCTCGCCCATATAATAAGAGACCTGTTGACTATTTAAGGCAAATATATGTAAATGAATTAGTTAGTACAATTGTGAGCCAGACACACATATCTGAGGATCAATTAGTTATAAAAATGAGAGGAAGCTCTGAAAACGGAGGAGGGACATGGTTGTATGAGGATGTGGCTATAGATTTCGCCCAATGGCTTGATGTTAAATTCAAAGTTTGGTGTAATTCTAAAATAAAGGAGCTTCTTACTACTGGTTTAGTGAAACTGCCAAATTTTAATAATCCTCCGGAAGCAGCAAGAGCATGGGCCGATGAGTATGAGGCTAGGATGAAAGCTGAGAAGGAAGTTAGATTAGCTTTGGAGGCTAAGGAAAAGATTGAGAAAGAGAAGAGGATGGTTCAAGCTGAATTAAATACAGCTATAGATACTATAAAGGAGAATGAACCGGTAATTGATATGTTTAAAAGGTCTATTCCAAGAGAGGGTGTCCTTATCCGTGAATCATCAAAATATTTTGAGCAATTTGGCTATTATATCGGGATTAAGAACATGTATCCGTTATTACAGGAATTAAAATATGTTTTTAGGAATGAGAGAGGTAGGATAGAGGCATATCAGTCCGCTCGTAATTCTGGATTAGTTACATATGGATCTGATCCTGGTGATGAATATTGGGAGGCTAAGGCCGTGACTGTTATGATAACATTAAAGGGATTTGTTAAACTGGAAGAATTGTCAAGAAAAAAAAGGAGCGTTTTTGAGAAATATGGTCGGTTCACGATATGATGCCCCTCACTGCGATTATTCTGATAAAGGCAAGGCTATTAGAGCGCTTACTGGCGATAATAGGTTCACTAAAGATATTGATTATAAAGTTTTTACCCAAAATGGTAAAAACCCTACTGAGGGAAGATCAACAATTGTATATATGATAACTGCATTTTGCGTGGAATGTTTGATAACAAGGAAAGAAAGATGAGTATAAATAAATAGTTATACCATTGATAATTAATGTAATCCAAAAATGGATTTACATAATAATAGAAGGATAGGCGATTATCATCCTATCCTTCTTATTTTCGTTATCGGTTATTATATTTATACACAAAATCATCCACATCCATATACTCACACCCGAAGTTTCCCGCCGTCTTCTTATCGCTCGTGAGTTATTGATTATAAAACTTCTTATCCCCAGCGTTTCCGTTCTATCCATATCATTTATCAACGTATCTGTCGTATGTTGTAGGTCCATGTCGCCAGCGGCGAATCTACTGATGTCTTCCACACACTGGGATATCAGCATCAGTTGTTCCCTTGTCAACGTTATTTTATAAAGTTGTTTATTATCCATGATTATCTGATATTAATTTTTCTTTTATATGTTTAGATATATCAATTATCTCATCTTTTATATTGCAGTCATCTTTTAATAATGAACCAAATATACATGATATGGCGCTCTTTAGGCCTAGCGCTATCCCTATCTCCAATATTTTTTTATCGGTATTAGAGATTTCTACAGGTTCATATAATATTGATGATATGTTGTTAACGACGTATATTATATCATCTTCATTCATTGATGTAGATTTATCGACAATAGCTATAAAATCTTTTATAATCATAATATAAGCTATTTTTATTTCTTTTATCGTATCATCGCTTAGATGTCTATCTCTTATATGCCTTTCAACATACTTGTTTGCTAGATTCTCTATTTTGTTTGATTTGTCCATTTGTACTATCAATTATTTAGTTAATAATAGATCATAGTCCTCTTCATCTATACTCCCATTATTGTTGACATATATAATGAAATCATTTAAAAGCACGGACTTATCCTTGGATAAGGCTTTTATAATAAGCTCTCCATCATCTTTCAACATCACATGCACAGTATCCCAGATAACATATTTTTGACATTCTTTCTCAATCTTCTTGATTGTTTTAAGTATTATCTTATACGTCTCCTCATATCTTTTTACTATTCCGCACAGTTCAGTCGTATTATATTTACGTATAGCCGTGAATATATATTCCTTTTTACAATCCCAGCATTTTATCAGTTTTTCTGATCCGCACGCCTTATCCTCATAGAAGAAGCAACCCTTACATGGTTCATTATGGTCGTAGCTTAATACTACAAGCAGCTCCACGCCATTCTTGTATATCACGTCTCCTTGTTTCATCTTGTCTATTTTATTAATCTCATTATCAATATAGCAAAGTTGGATATTATCCATACTATAGATATCCAGAATGTTATGCTCAACATAAGACCTATGTTCTTAGGTATAGGATCTACTCTCCTGAATGTAAGGATCATGAATACAAATGTCTTGAAGTTCATAATTTACGATATTTTTCTATATAGTTAACTATTAGATCCTTGACACCTTTAGGGACATTAATTAGCTTAAGGTTACCTTGGAATATATCCTTACCGTACTCGTCCATGATCACCCCGAATGAAGGATTCATGATTCTTGTCGATATACATATCGGTTGGTCGGTATCGAATCTGATAACGGCTACCTTCTTCTCGTTTATCGCCTTCTTTAGGGCTATATAAAGCTTATGACCTTTAACAATGTCACAATTACCTTTCATGATCTTAGACATATATATGATATGCTCTTTCTTCACATTGCTGAGATTGTCCATCAGTTTAAGATCTCCACCAACAGATTTCCATTTTTTGAAGCAAGATATGCATAGACAATAACTGGACTTGGCGTTCCTCGGCATCATCCTGCTGCTACCAGCGGGAACCGTATCGCCACAGCAGACGCACGTCCGGTCTTTGTTGGTGCGTACTGGGACATAGCTGTTTATCGGGTATTCTTTTTCTTTAAGCATCTTTTTCTGTTTTCAAAATTATCATCACCATATTCATAATTAGGACAAGCCTTATTGCTTGGGCGTCTCGTATAAGTCTTTTGCTCCCTATCATATTTCCTGTTAGGGTTTATATAATGGTCGCACACTTGCCAAATGGAGCAGCATACTTTCCCGTATCTTTTCGCCCATTCCCGATCATGTAGATGTACACAAGTGGCGCAAGTTGGGTTCTTGAGCTTATCCTTGTTATCATCTATGATCTTATTAACCCGATCAAGAATAACGGACATATGCTCAGTATACATAACATTGAATACGTCCGGTTCTGGAAGATATGTTATTGAACTTATATTTATATCCATTTCCTTGGATTTATTATAAGCCGATTTGTATTTCCTTATCATCAAATCCTTTAATTGATTTACTTTTCTCTCACAAGTCCCCATATTTCACTCAGTTTTCCATCCTTGTTTCTTCAATAGATCCACCATCATCCCCTTTATCTTAGGACTGATAGCCTCGGTAAGTATATCAGCGGCCAAGTTAATAGAGAAGCTTGTCATTCTAGATTCTCCTATATACTTCTCGCTGGTAACTTCTTTCACATAGTCGTGAATATCCTTGATCATTTCATTTTGAGATCTTAGGAGATTCAGTATCTCATCGAGTTTATCATTCATCTTTTTTCTCAAATATACCTGATAATAACCAGATAACCACTATCAAAAAGAAACACAACCCAAGCGCCTCATCCGGGTAATCATGCATAGCCTCTAAAATTCCCCTCATAACTTAACATCCATTTTGTTGATTATCTTATAAAATATATCTCTAGTCAGCTCAATATCGTAAGTAGCGTCATGGAGCTTATTCTCGTCGATCTCAATACCCATAGTTCTGGCTACGGTCATCAACTTAAAGTTCTCCATATCGTTTCTTACACCCATCAGGAACGGTGTCACCATAACATATACATCCATACAGTTAGGATAGAACCATGATCCGAAATACTTATCCCCACATTGCTGGAATAAAGCCCGTAGGAAGCTGTTATCGAATCCAGCGTTGTTATACCCCACTAAATACATTTTATCCCTCTTGTCGAACTTATTCACGTATTTGGACAATATACTAACGAGCTGTCTGTATCCATCTTCCATAGGTTGATATGACTTCACCTGCTCCAAGGTAACACCAGCCACATCTAGCGCCTCTTGCTCTATCGTGGCGGCAGGGTTCGGGGCTAGGCGGATGTCGAACCTCCCAGTCTCCTGCCCGTCGATATCCACGATCCCTCCTATTTGGTGTATCCCGTTTCTCCAGAACTTAACCCCGGTTGTCTCTAAATCAAAAAATAGTAATTTGCTCATGTCTATTTATTTTGTTAATTTATCATTATCTAAGAACTAGTCGTGAAATGCTTTTATAATATATACTCCCATCAACTCTTTTACCTTCAAAGAAGTATATCCAATATTCTAATGAAGAACATCCAAAAGCAAGACATAGATTATTTATCGCATATCTAAAGTATTTCTTGCCTGAACGAAATAAGATTTGAAATTCTTTATTATTTAAATGGAGTCTTTTTTTGGTTTTTCTTTTATTCATGTTTATAGTTTTATTTTAAATATTCCTTAATCTTATCCAATGCCTTATAAGACAGATAGCTGTCTATAGTATTATCGCTATCTATTTCCAGCAACTCATTAAACAAGTCTTTAGCCAATGCTTTCCACTGCTCTCCCCAATCACGGAGATTCTCGACCTTTGACCGTATATCCTCGAAATAAGAATCTACGTCTGATTTGATTGATTTTGAATAATATTTAACATCCTCCTCGTCCCCATCCATAATATAATCACATTGTGTCTCGATATCTTTTATATGACTGTCTATATCACTACACATATAATCAACAGGTTTACGTATATTGAATATAGCTTCTGACGTAAGACCGGTTATATCTTGTATGTTTTTTAAATTATCCATTGTTTAATCAATTAAATGCCAACCATCCACCTATAAATCCCATCATAAAAACAAATAAGATTATAGATGTGAATAATATCCAATCTTTTGCACTTAGCTCATTATTATCTCTCTTTATCTTCTCAAGATAATCATATATAGCTGTATAGACAGCATGGTGAATATTCTCGTCTCTAGCCCTTACGATATTATCATATTCGTTATATCCTAGATTATGGGTAGCACTTTCGATCCTCATATTCCCCGTAACTTTTTTGTTTACATCAAAATCGAAGCTAAATACCATATCGGTGGTTAGAGCGTTGGCGATTCTGCTTTTTATCTCATCATTACTGAGATTAGCATCGTGCACTAATCGCTCATAGTCTTTATCGTCAAGAATTATCTGTTTTTTAATGTTCATATCCCTAATATTTCTGCTACATAAACAAATCCATAGCATATATAATCATCATGTTCCTCATGCCATACGACGGCGCATGGGAAATATAATGGCATATCCTCAGCCATAGGGTCCTCTTTGAAGTCATCAATGTTTATCTTCTCCCTCCACCTCCACAGGTCTTGGATGTCGTTCAAAATTAATTTCTCCATAACTATGACGGATGTTAGATGTTAGTAATTCAATAGCTAAGCTGATCATGGCTCCCGCTTCCGTAAGTTTATTCATTTGGGCGTACACCCTGTGCTCTGCGCTACGATAAGTCTCCCTGCTGCTTATGGTATCCAGTAAATCATCTATAGCGTTTCTAAGAAGATCGGTCATCCCATGCCCTCCCATGCCCTTGAAATAATAAATATCACGACCAGCGTTATCCTCCATAGAATGTAATCGATCCAGATACTTGTCTCTGAAACCGATGGCGGTGGAGATAGGAAGGCCGGCCTCGACCAACACCCTCCCCTGTTCTTTTGTGGTAAAAATCCGTTCCTTCATGGTTTTTGCTTTTTCGGTGACATATCATCCAGTTTCTTTATTTCCATCAATATCGGGATACTATCATGCATACCATCCATCATCTTCCTCTCTACCGTAACGATCGTATCATTATGCCATCCCCCATGAGCCACAAGAAGAATCTCCTGCTGCTCGAAGCCAAGCCCGGCCCCTATACCGCCGGAGTTCCACGCGCAGGTAATGACCACCCCGCCTTTCTTGGTGATCCTAGCTATCTCCTTCTTCTGTCTAGCCCAATAACTAGATTGTGTTGTTTGCATATTAACAGATTCTCCAAGCCTTTTATATGACTCGGACACCTGTCTCGCGGAATATGGTGGATCATATAATACCATATCAGCTATATTATCGCCAAGATCACTCAGGAAGTCCGTGGCGTCTTTATGATACATAGCCTTAGTCTCAGGATCAAGATCGTTGGTGATCGTCCCTATATCGCTGTTTCTGGCGAATGGATCCACTATAACCATCCCCTCTTCTCGATATTTATCTATAAGTTCCCTTATCGGTCTTATGCTGAATGTCTCTTTATTTGGCATTGACCATTTTTTAGTAATTATCATGATCTATGAAGTTTATCCCATTCTTCTTTATCTACTCTTTTACCTTGTATATAAAACAACTGTATTGACCCATCATGAGTGTAAATTGCTTTAGACTTATCATTTTTTAATCTATCGAAAACATTACCAAACCTCTGTGATAATTTCATAGATTGATATTTTTCAAGAAAGTTATATTCTTGATCTGATAAATTTAATTCCTGTTTAATCATTTCCCTGCTTTTGCTCATACCAAATTTGATTGTTTATTTCCTTTTTGAAATTTAATTTCATAATACTTCTAGATATAGGATCACATATATCCTCCCACCAATTCTTGTGTCCTTTTGGTGGATGTATATCCTTTTTCCATGAAGACCCCTTAACTGTTTTGACTCTTCCGTATGGCTTCATTTTGCTCATGTTTATCACATGTCACATTAGTACCCGTTTCTGATGATCCGAACATAAGCTTATCAGTAATTTTGCGAAATTCCTTTACAATATCATTTATCTGCTTACGTTCGATGCTTCTTAGCAAATGGGCTATCACATCCACTGTCCATCCGTTACCCGCTAAAGACATGGCCGTATTTGGGGCTATCCCGTCAAGGTAATCATCCGGCAATGTCTGTAGCCTACACATCTCCACCGGGGTCAGGTATCTGAATTTGTCTTTCATGTCAAAGGCATTAGGATATCTTCCGGGAGGCAACGATGATATCACGTTATCTTTCATGACTGTTGTCAGGCAATTACTTTTCTTGATGGGAGTGGTATTCTTATCTTTTCTTATCTCCAGACATTGCGTTATTTTTATGTCCTTGTCACAATCCTTTCGATACCCGTCCTCTCCTATCCTTCTACCGACAATGGTCCCTATATATCTCCCTCTTATGGCTCCCGGATTCCAACCCTTGTCATGCTCTAGAATATCATCCAATGATATATGCTTGTCTTTCGGCATTTCTACCGACCAATTACACCAATAAAGGCGATGCCGGGTCTGTGCCGATACCAAGGCGCTATCGATCTCCACCGGCTCCACGCCAAGCTCCTCGGTGATCACCCAGCGGTGCTCGTCCCGCATCCGGACGTTCTCGCCCAAGAACAGGACCTTACCTTTGGTCTCCTTCCTTAAATGCTTTACGATGTCCGAGAAGCAAAAGAAAAGCCTTCCACGAGCGTCCATGAATCCTTTGCCCTTACCTGAGCTAGAGAAGCTCTGGCAACAGAACCCTCCCATGACCAGATCTATGTCTTTCCAAGGGATATCCCATGTTCTCCAGTTATTAACATCCCCTAATTGAATAATATTAGGAAAATGTTTTTGACTTACCTTTATGCATGTCTTGTCTATCTCTGAGGCATAGTAAGTCTCTATAGGTATACCGGCTCTTTGTAATGCTAGATATCCACATGATATCCCATCAAATAATGATAATACTTTCATATTGTTCATTTATTCTCAGACCTAAAAATATCCTTTGCGATCATATCAAGGGATATTTTATGTATCTTAGGTAAGACCTTAACCAATTTTATACCAAAATTTTCTCCCCTCTTAACAAAAGTCCATTTCCCGTATATGATCCCATGCATCATATTTTGTATTATCTCCTTGCTATCCGTCAAGAACACTTGATAATAGATACTGTTGACATAATTGAAATCCTTTCCATGATCATTTGCCGGTCTTAATATCATTACAGCCGAAGAGCATCCACGAACGAATCCGTGTATCTCAAGACATTCCTCGAACTCATAATTATCGCGTTCCTCATCATGAACATCCTTAACCCATTTACATGGTCTCCCGTCTTTAAACGGGATCTTTAACTGTTTCTTTGCCATCTTTTAAATTATATTATAATGTTAGGTAATTATATACAAGTTTACACCATATTTTAGTCTCCATGTCTTATTTGTTAAAAGAGTAATATAGATATAAATACATAAATTGAATAGGGCTATTCACCATGCCCTTATCAGTAGGATCATCGTATTTGTCAAGCCAAAAACGAAGCGCCTCCCAATCGATATCCTTACGGTCACATACCATGCAGGCTAGGTTAGCCCCGAACAGTTCCCCGTCGCCGCCCAGCGACTTGTTAAACCTCTTGGCTAGTCTTTCCTTGAATCCCTTATCATACCATATCCCGGAAGTAGCGGCATAACAATAATAAGCGTTGTATTTCATTTTCACGCCTATCTTCTCAAACAATGGTGTATGCCATATCCGATCTAAAAAGAATACTATTCCACGATATATGAAGGTTCGGAGATTTTTCCTGTATTCTTTCCCCAAGAAATTATCCACACAAGATATAGTCCCGCCTGAATAATACCAATTATTGGCGCCTCTCTTAACCTTATCCGTCATCTTGAATTTATTCTTTCTGTCTTCCACCCTATCCCAAGGTTTCAGCTTATCCTCATTAAATGTCGGGCAATAATGATAGTAATGATTAATCCACGAGAGGTAGGGGTTGTATATCGTGTATCCATTATCGCTGACATATGAGTTCATATCATACCCAAGCTCCTTGGCTAGAATAGATCCCTCATCAGCTAATACCTTCAATATTGGGTTCAAGTTCCATATCTGATCTTGACTGACGAACATCGAGTAACATGGATCCTCATCCTCCCCATACCATCCTCCCATCCCGCTCACTATTTTATCCAAATCAAGTGAATAATCTTTCCCGGGTAAAAAATCATCTCTAAGAAAAAAACCTCTATATGGGATCATATCATGTATGCCGGGTTGGTCGTCAAATATGAACTTAGCGTTCTCGGTCAATCTAATCAATGTTTGCAAGACAGAGGATATATCTATGGGTGCATATTCACACCCATAGACCTTATTATTTATCCAAAGATATTGAAGAAGCTCGGCTATATTAATAGTCCCGTCCTCCACATATCCTGTCTTGTTATCGAAGTTTATTTTGGCTAGAGGTATATTACCTCCTTGTGGTTGGTCACTTTTTTCATTACAACAATGCACGAACCTGTCAAAGAATATATCTTTCCAACCAAAATATTTATCCCTTATCGTCATAAGCCTATTTCTTGTCGTATAACGACATGACGTTAATAAGATCAGCTTTTCTGGCCATCCCCTCAAGTTTATTAAAGCCATCCATGTTATCTCCGCTGACGATGATAGTAGGATATACCTCTATACCGTACTTGGATATTTCCTCCTCCGTGGCTTTGTTCTCCGGGATCTGGTTTAACGTAACCTCACCCTCATACTCCTGTAATGTGTTGGTGATAATATACCGCATGTAGTCGCTGTACTCAGCGTCTTTCTTCGTGAAAAAATCAATTCTTACCATCTCAAATAGTTATTAATCTGTTAATAATCAAATCAGCGGTAAATATAGCATTATCTACCTCATCTATACTCATCTTTCTCCCATCGAAATTGTTAGATAATAAATCCTTAACAATCTGATATCTACGCTGCTCCCAATTTACGTCTACATCAAAATTCAGATTCTTTACATAATCATAATTTAATTCATTATAACTGTAACTGAGATACTTAACTATCGGGAATAGGCTATCATTAATAGTGCGCTTGATTACATTAACGTATTTACCTGTTCTTTTGTCGATAGCTCTTAATCCCTCATCTACTACTCTTTTTCCTGACTCTTCCATTCTATAAGCCCTTTGTTATGTTTATCGTAATATAATAACGCTATAGCATTCCAGCATACGGCGGATAGATGCATGAATCCCTCCTTATCATATCTCTCCCCTTTCGTATAAGCGACTAAGTGCCTCATGAGTGCACCTAGATAACGACTAAATCCATCAGGTATATCTTGCCATGAGTTATCGGCGTACTTCTTGGCTCCTTCCGTATATACCCTCACGATATCCTCTATCTCAGCCAAAGGAAGAAGATCCCACCGGAGTTTACCGTCGGCCCGGTCGTCCTTCCCGCTGCCGTCTTTCCCTCCAAGCGGCCCGCTTTCCACCACTGCGTCTCCTATTTTTGGCTTCCCGAAATTTATCGCCTCATCCGCCGTCTCATCATCAATAAGCCTTAACTTGATAGCCCTATTTAACGAAACAACCATCTCCTCATCAGCCCAAATGGATTTATATGTCTCATCAAATAACGGTTCTATTTTCATCATTCCCGTATTGTCGGCGGTTTCAAGTACCTCAAATACCTCACCATCATAAACGACTTTGTCGTATTTGCTAAATTCCTCTTTCATTTCAAACTCCTTTTTGTTTTATTATTAGGTAATTATATACTTTTTAGATTAATAAAATTCACTAAGATCCCTGCATTCTGGTGTCTCTCCTGTCATAGAGTAAAGCTCACCAGATGATAGATACACGCAATTCGTGGCCTTTCCGTCCCTTCGCTCGTTTCGCTTCGTAATCCCACAAATAGCGCAGCGTTGAATCCCCGGCCCCGCTTTTACCCACGAGTGCCGCACGTTTCTCTTTCTTGTCCTGTTGGTGTCATTAAGCTTTCTCATGATCAATCCTCCAAGACCGTTACAATTTTATCTTTCCCGATAATAGCCTCATTCCCGCTCCTTACATCAAAGCATCTCCCTTCATCTGCCTCCTTGAAATAAAGAACGCCATTGTACTCGAATAAACCGAATCCGTAATCGTCTAGCTTCATCTCTTTAAGTTTCTTGAATTTGTATACACTTTTCATATTCTCCATATTATATTGCATTACTGGAAATATCATTATGATACTTATGCCTATTACAAGCAACCCTGTGTAAAACTTTTGTGAATCATATTTTTTCCATCCCTCCATCATCATGGCAAAGGAGATTACTATTATTATAATAATAGATATCAACCCCACCATATCACATCCTCCTTTCTTTCAAAAATCCCATCATATCCTCCACGCTAAGCTGGAAGCCAGCAGCTGCCTTATGACCTCCGCCACCGGGGTTGGCCTTGCGTGCCAGCGCCGAGACATCCACCTCCTTCTTGGTGGTATAGAACGAGCATCTGAAGAATCTGCCGTTCCAGCAAAATGGCATCATCAAATCATGTTTTCTAGGATCGTACATAGACTCGAATGTGGTGGAGTTAAACTCCGTAGTATTCATACATATCGCCTTGTATCCAAATATATCTGCCTCGAATGAGAACATCTTCATTTCTCCTCTGTTTTTCTCGATGATATATTCTATTATGGCCTCGCCATTTCTTATCATATCAGAAACAAACTCGCCATTCGCCTTGTTTAGCACCTTCCTGACCATGTCAACGTCAAGCCCGCAATACCCTCTCATCCCATATTGGAATGAAAGAACGTCACTCCATTCGAAGCGATCATGATCCCATACATCATAAGCGCTCAATAATTTTACCACGTCAGGGGTTTCGATATCATCGAAAAGATATTCCCACGTAAGCTCACAAGCCGCCGTTCCGATACGTCTTTTGCCTTTGACATTATATTCCTTCACAGCTTCTATCGCCGTCTTATGGTGGTCTATCCATGTGACATCTATCCCCTTGTCTTCCCATTCGTCGAATAAGAATATCGTTCTATCGCCAAATGACACGTCAACTACAAACACCTTATCATATTTATTCACGTCAGGTATTTCCTTGCCGTAATTGTAAGGAAGAAGATCAATGTCCCCTTTGAAATACTTTTTTACTATAGCCGCTGACATTACTCCGTCAAGATCAGCCTCATGATATATACATCCTGTCATAATCTGTTGTTTTTGATTAAAAAATCTATGTATTCTTTTATATCCTTGTTCCTGTCATTATCCCAGTCAAATGTCTCGTTTATGAATTTGAAGTACGATACTGGGATCGAATGCAACATCCATCCACAATACTTGCCGAATGTCATTAACGTAGAGCCAAGGGGATGATCCGGCCTTCCGGGAACAGGGGCGGCGGTTACGCCCTGCGCCAGCCCCCTCCTACGATCTTTCTTGGCGGCTTTGATATCCAGATCTGTTTTCGTTACCTTATCCCCCATCGGGATATTAGTTATTAGCTTATCGCCGATAAACATTCCCCATCCATACCCCTTGTAGTTCTCTATACTAAGTTTCCTTATATCACCGAACCTTGACGAGTTGTTACAACAATCAACGACCAAAGCACTATCCTTTCCGTCTTTTATACGGACTGCCCTTCCAAGCCACTGATAAAACGACGAGAACGAGAATGTCGGCCTTCCTACTATCACGCAATCCAGACCCGGATGATCGAATCCCGTACCGAGGGCGGAATAGTTGAACACTACCTTCGTCTTACCTGACTTGAACCCCTCGACTATAGCCTCCCGCTGTTTCTTTGGCGTGCCTCCGTGAACCACTTCCGCCATGCCAGCGCATATCTTTGCGTTCATCCATTCGGCGGCGGTATTGCAGCTCTCAACAGAATCCATAAACACCAGTATAGATCTGCATACGTCTTTTAATACCATCAACCGACGTAAAATAAGGTTGTTTAAGCCGTTTTTTCTCACCGCCTCACTAATAGACTCGGCCGTATATTCGGAGCCGTTAGAATTAAGTTTAAGGGCATCTCCATTGAAATCCCATGTCTCATATTTAAGAGGTGTCCAAAATCCTTGCCTTATCATCTCCTCCACCTGTATGACATGGATTAGGTTCTTGAAATATACCGGTCTCATACGAGTGATGAAATTAAGCTGGGAATATGACACCTGCCCTATCGACATCGTTTTAAGCCTGCATGGTGTAGCGGTAAACCCTATCACCTTTTTCGGTTTCAGTTCATTCATGAATGTCATGAACTCACTGCCGTCCTCCGGGCTATACCCGGCATGAGCCTCATCTATCAACACGTTCCTGATCCCCATCTCCTTAAGCTGACCAACAACCTTCTTGATAGACCCTAACGTGGCGTATATCATGTTAGACAGTTCTTTCTTTCCACAGGAAGCGGAGTAGATGGTAGCCGGTATGCCATACGACGTTATCTTGTTGTGGTTCTGTTGCAGCAATTCTTTTGATGGTTGTAAAATCAGCGTCTTATCTCCCATCAATCTAGCCGCCTCTGCTATCAGCAGTGACTTACCGCAACCTACAGGACCTACGATCAATACCGGATCATGTCTATCAGAATTTATGTAATCGGAGATACTTTTAACACACTCCTCTTGATATGGTCTTAATTTGTAAATCATTTGGATTTGTAGTTATCAAAAACGTCTTTTACGTACTCTAGTCTTATAGGGCATTCCCGACCATCATCCATCTTCACCATCAAAGTCTCTTTGGTCTTGCTTATGGCTATCACCTCTCCTACTCCTATCTGGGTATGGACTATATCGCCTAGCTTTATATTACATTTGATCATGGTTAAGCTTTTTATTAAATTCCTCTATCTTGCTCCTGTCTGTCTCTTTGGTCATCTTAGCCTCTTCCTTGAATATGTCATACCCTTCTCGGATATTGTCTCCAACCATATTCTCTATCATCTCCCTTAGCTCATCGCTTCTTACGGCAAAAGATATCTGGAATGATTTACTTGTGCCTTTCATCAGGTAATCAATCTCCTTCTTACATTCTGTCATTAACCGATCCAGATTATCGAACTTAACGAACTTGGAGTTGCCATTGGCTTTTCTTACCCCATCCTTGAAATCCTCCAATATCCCGTTAAATACATCCGCCATACACATCATGGAATGTAGCCATACCAGCATATTGAATTTATATTCATTATCAGCATTATTCATCAAGCCTATCAAAGACTCACTTTTTGTCAACATGATTTTAGATTCTCGATCTACGATATCCTTTATCTCTTGCCGGTATCTCATGGCTCCAACGAAATCCATCCTAGAGTAACATTCATTTGATTTCTCTACCAATTTCCTGATATCCTTTCTAGACATCAGAAGATCTAATATCTGTTTTTCTTTTTCACTTTTGTACATAATTAGCTCTTTTAGTGATACAAATATAATTAAAGCCTAGATATTTACCTAGGCTTTTTAATAAAGTTAATCTTTTTTATTCTTTCTTTTTGACTCATCCCAATCTGATGAATACCTGCATGTCCCTTGTTTGTGGATCGAGAAATCGCACCAAAAACACAAGGGCTTGGGGCGGGGTTCAAGGCAGGCCGGCTGGCGTCCCATGAGGTAGCGCTTCTCGTACTTATACCCCTGTTTGGCGTCGTCCCAAACGTGAGCTTGATAGCTATCTATTTTATTTGTCTCGAAATCATACATGTCAAGGAGAATATCGTTAAGCTCCTTGACCGATCTCTCTACTTTCTCCTTATCTACCTTCACGTTCTGATTGTCCAGCATGCGGGTAAAGAAATAGCTGCACATATCCGGCAATACCTTGTACTTTCTCAGTATGTAGAAGGCGTATATTGGATGCTGTAGATTATGAAGCAGCTTATCTTCATCGAATAACTTTCTCCCGGACTTCCAGTCTATCGTATACATGGCTATCCTGTCCTTTGTCTTATACTCTCCACGCCAGTCCACCGATCCTATGATATGTACCTTATCGTACGTCACGCCATCCAAAGTAAGGGGCTTGGGTAGCTTATAGGGCAGGACGAAGCCCTCCTCCACGCCGGCCGGTCTCGACCCCCGGATCACCTTCTCCATTGGCGTAAGATCCGACCACATTTTCTTATAGTTGCCAGCAGCATCCTTCTCAAACAACCCCACAATCCATCTTATTAACCTAGCCGCATGTTGCATGGACTCGATCTGAGATTTTACGCTATCAAAAGGTATCTTCTCTATATCCGCATAGTAATTGAAAGCCTTACTCATATCCTCATAAGAAGGTCTACATCCGTTCTTGAAGAAATACTCCATTGTCTGGTGGATAACCGTACCATATGACGTAGCCTCGTGCTTCTCCGTGGATCTGTGACCCTCCACGTAAGTCTTATACCACTTATACGGACATTGGACAAACGTGTCTATCTGTGAGTAGGATGCGGCAAGCACCTTCTCACCGCCTATGGTCTTACATAGCAAGTTATTCTCCGGAACGATCATAAAGCCTCTCCGTATTTATGTCACGCCCATATAAATCCATCGAAATATTCTGTAGGTTATGCAAATACCTTATCTGGATAAGCTCGCTCAGGTCACCCTCCATATCCCTAAGTCCGAGATAATACTCGTCGCCAAAAACCTCCATGGTCATCCCGTGTCCACGATATACGTCCCTATTCTTGTCACTCTTGAAACCGATAGCGTCAAGAAGGTTATCGTCTATCTCAATAGGCATGACATCATCTTCCCCTGAATACCATTTCATTATCCCATCATCAACCTTACGTTCAAGGATTAATGATCCACTTTCATTACACATACTAGTAACGCACCCTACTCTCCATATATCGCCAGCTTTGTCTTTTACAAGATTGCCCGGCCTTAACTCCTTAACTGAAATCATATTCTTCCTCCTCATGATCGTCATCACAATCATCGACAAGAGGGGTCTCTAGCCCCTCTTCCCAATCATCATATCCGAAATCCATTACTTACCCTTAACCCAATCATACAACATATCCACAAAAATCCCTACAGTTAGTTCATCGACAGATTTATCGCCAAAGACATCATCCGGAATCCTTATATCCATCTTCTCTTCAATCCCCATCACCACCTCTACGAAATCCAAGGGATCCATACCCATGTCAGTTTCCAGATCATCCTCGTTATTGATCTCGGCGGCATGATTAAGACCCGTAAACTCACCCATTTTCTCGAATATCGTTTCCTTGACTACTTTTTCAACTTCTTTTCTTTCCATACTAAATCGACATTTTTAATCTTCTACCTAATTCTTTTTTTATATCCGATATCCTTTCGATGTCCATCTTAACATCGCCTGTGATAGCGTATTCCTTATCCATTTTCTTGGGAGGATCCGGGAGCCGGCTTATGGCGAACAACCATGCCAGTTCCTTGTTCTTGTTCTCCCTAAGATACAAGTCAGACGTCATGCCATACATTTTTATGATCGTATCGAATAAAGTTGATTCCGATAAACTCATATGCACGCTATACACATTTGATGGTTTCCAGATCAAGTTATCCAATCTCATCGTATACTCACGTTTAAGATCTATGTGAGATATTACGGCTCTTACTATAGGTTCTTCCTTGAAGTTGGTATTAGCCACGAACCATACGAGCCGTTTCTCTACCTCCTTGATAGCTCCTGTATCCTTACCCATATCGTTATATACCCCAACGATACGGTCCCGGATCCCCTCGACCTCCGGGGTCAGACCGGGCGTCTCTATCAGCATCAGCAACGACCCTCCCCTTGGTGTTATCTTCCACTTTCCGTTCTTCTGAAGCTCGATATAACCAGATGCTTTATAACTATCTATTTTCTCCTTTGGAATGACGCTAGCCATCTCCTCTTTCTGCCGGATCATCAAAAGATACCCGACATCAGACATCGTTAATCCTGATGTCATCATCTGTTCAAAATTTATATACATAAGCTAATGAGTTAAAATATTGACCTGATCTTTCTGGCTACCCTCTCGACTATATCGGGATGATCATTTCCGTTATATATATCTATTAGCGTATCTATTATATGTAACCTTATGTTTTTCTTTGATGAATCAAACCAAAAATCTCCATTTTTTCTGTTTACAGGTTTGAACATCTTCAGTTCTGGTATAAGATAACACGCCACACATGATCTTTCAGCAAGTGATAATTCAACCGCTGCCTTTTCTATTGCTCTGCACATAAATACATAATTATCATTCTTTATTAGATTATAAGCCCTTCTCAACACCCTAAGGGCGTCTGCTTTCGATAATCTCTTTCCCTTTTTCATACTGTTTTACCGTATAAGATTCATTAGCCATACTAACTCTACCAACTGATATAGATTGATTTATAGATTGGTTAAGATGCCCTACAACCGACATCTTAGCCCTAACCATATTGGCGCATCTTAGAAGGATCCGATAATCCTCTAACGCCCTCTCGTATCTTACGTCCACCCTAGCCCTTTTATCGGCGTCAGTCATGCTCTTACATGTCCCGTCCTCTCTAAGGCTTATAGCGATCTTGTCCCGTATGATCCTGATATCATCCTCGGCTATCACCAGCTCAGCATCAAGAACGCCCTTGTAAGAGCTAAGAAGATCTTCTACCGCCACTACCTCCCGCTTCAAGTTCTCCAATTCCAATACCATTGAGTTATCGTTCATTCTTTTATACTCCTGTACTTTATTGGATACCTCATCACAGATGCTCATGATCTCCTTCTCCCTGTCCCGGTTTATGATATACCTGATACTGTATTCGGCCATTTCCTTTAATGAGGATATAATCTCTCGTATGCCCATCTTGTTTTCGATGGAGAAATTGGCTTTTAATAATATCTCCATCCCTTTTATGATGACAAGCAAAAAATTTTTTCTCAATCTCATGCTTAATAAGGTGTTTCGTCATGTACTACATTGAAATCATCACTTGGCGGTATATATTGTTGCTCCAACGGGATACTGGGGGGCGGGGGCGGCAGCGTCACCACGGTCGTGTCCGGCTTGCCGCTACCCACGGGGGCATCCGAGCCTCCCGGTCTTTCTTGGCGCACCACCCCTCCATCAGGATAATATCGCTCATATCCTTTCATGATATCTACATGTATCGCATCAATCTCCTCTAATGACCGTTGACGGACCTTTACGATATGATGGAATAATAATCCATCCACACGGAAGGATCGTCTTGACTCGCTCTTGAAACGTTCCAGATTAGGATACCATCCTTGCGGGAATTGCATGTATGAGGAGTACCCGTATCTTTTCGGTATATTTAACGCTACCATAGCCGTACATAACTGTCCCAATGTATCTGATTGATAAAAATCAGATTGCTTTGGCATATGATCTTTTGGATCCCGTCGTCCTTCGATATCACGATTGAGTTGGGATATTATAAGAAAGAAAATATTAGGAAAAGTCCTTTTAGCTATATTACACATGGTTATCAACGAGTCGATATTTCTTTTGGCATCTCCTGAGCCTTGTATCAGGGCCGTATGATCTATAGACACGAATACCATTTTTTTATCTTTGTTTATTGGCATATACTCATTCCATAGAAAATTTTGAAGCTCATCTACGGTTGATGGTTTAGGGATGTATGTTATTCTGCTAGAGTTCTCTTCTCTAAGGCATCTCTGCATTTCTTTTACCTCATCTTCTGACATCTCGTTAAGGAGTATATCTTGTATGTCTTTCCCCATTTTTTTTGATAGTGAACGTAACATCAAATCTTCTGGGTTCATCTCAAACTCACATCTTAACCATACATAATCATCTGCCTGTGGATTGATATTGACATTCATCACATTGCTCATGATCTTCTGCGCCAAATAAGACTTGCCGACTCCGGGTCTAGCTCCTATGGCTACCGCATGCTGGGGGTAAAACCCCCCCAGCAAAGCCTTGTCCAGATAAGGATATCCGGTATGAGCCGGCAGAAGTTCCCCCGACTGATACTTTCTTATCCTCTCATAGGCATCCATGATGATCTCCTTGGATGACCTCCATATCCTATCCTCACTCATCCTCTTGCGTTTCTATCGCCAGCCGTATCGGATTTAGATCCTCTGTTAGCTGATCTTGATTTATATCTTAACCCCTTAGCCGTATGGCATAGGTCCTTCCCTTTCCGATAAGCCTTCCCCTTCAACTTATCGGTCTTGTAGTTCTTGCGACCCAACTCCCGTCTCTTGGCTTTCTGCTCAGGTCTGGCGTTGATCTTCTTATCCGTCTCAGCCTTCTTCTTTCTGGCTTCCGGATGTGTTCTGTAATATTCAGTCGATCTCCCCATCCTCGTCCTCCTCATCATAATTATAATCCTCTACGATAATATCCTCTCCATCTAAATATGAGGCTTTATCTCCGAGTCTGCTTCTCATGCTCTCGTAAGGATCATCCCCATCTTTTATTTCCCACACACATAAGTGCGGACCTATTATATCAATAAGCATGTTGGCCTTATCCTCGCTTATGCCTTTTTCTATCATCTTATCTCTGCATTTGTAAAAACCACATGTCTTGTTAAACACTGATCCTCCTACATAAAACCCTGTCTGTTTGTGAATGAAAATTACTTTCATGTTCTGTCAATTTTTATTAATAATTATTTTTTGTAATCACCGTAACTCATGTCAGCGTCACACACCACCAAGTCAGTTACCTTATCCACTACATGGAATAGATGCTCCGGACATCCGTGGCATGCGCTACCGCCTATCGCTATCGCCTTATGCCTAGGGCAGTTATTCCCCCTCCCTCCATCATATATCTGTATCCGATTATCACTATATGTCTTGATATGTCTCATGATTTTAAGTAATGATGGCAAAGACATCTTGTAAGGGGATATATGCTCCTCCGGTATCATAAGCTCACCGGATAGTTCTTTGTAAAGATCATGTCTATCATGTCCTGTTTTTATTAAGAATACGTTGATCTCGGTCATTACCATATCCATAGACCTAAGGAGATCCGGCTTGGCTAACCTACCTACAGGTTTACCCGTAGAATCGGATCTCATCCAAGCCCCACACTTCTCGCACCCAACTTGCTTTCCCTCCACCGTATTTATCATAGTGGATGGGGCCTTGCAATACGGGCATACGGATCCGTTTAACATAGCTTTCTGGGCTAAAGATAGCTCTCTCATGCCTTTTCTTGTATTTTGACATTAAATAGATCACAGAATCTATTAAAATTCCTGTTCTCTATTCTCATATCCTTCTCATACCTGTCAACTGATTTGATGAAATCATTATAACAGTCCTCGCACATCCATTGATTGATTACTGCTACATAATAGCCCACGGATGTAGGTCTGTTACACATATCGCAAATACCTAAGCACCCATATCTGGTGAGCTTATCCATCATCTCCTGTCTTGTTATTTCAAGCACCTTGAATTTCTTGTAATTGTCAACTACCTTTGCCATTGTAAATTTGTTTAATAATAAAATAATCCGCTATATCCATTCCCTCATTTATATTGGGTTTTGATTCTAGAAAATTACTTATCTCTATATTCATCCCCCTCATATCCTTGTCTACCTTCTTTCTCCATTCGTTGAAAGCGTCGCCCTTATCCGGGTACAGGACTATCCGCCTCCTACCCAATGTCTCTATCATCTCCCTTTTCAGCATATGGATACCGCCACAGGCCATAAACAACCTACTAGGGTACACGATGTTACAGATAACAGCCGTCTTCTCTGACTCTACTATATACACCGGAGCGTCATTGGGATAGAAGTTGATAAGAAACTCCCCGAACAGGCATTGCCTAAGCAGGTAATCCTGACCGTCCAGTATATGCACCCAACATACATGATCCATGGGAACCTTTACCCTCTTCCCGTCAGGCCCGTAGTCCATTATCTTCCCGGTCCGCACTACCCAATTCTTATCCAGTTGCCAGAACACACAGCACTTACCCCAGTCCCCGAATCTCATCATCCCCACCTTATACAAGCTAAAAGCCCTATTGGTATGATACGATCCGAAGATATTGGATAGATAATCCTGAAGATCGGATGTCTCGAAAGGATTAAGCGTCTCAAACATCTTGCTTACCGGAATGCAGTTGGCTATATCCGGATCCATAGGAGGTCTGTACCTCCTTAATACTTTGTTTGAATCGGTAAAAAGATCATTGTTCCCAAGTTCGCTCCCTGTTGGATATTTAAAGTAACCACATTTATTTTTATGATCACACACCCCAAACTGCTCTCCAACGATCTGACCGGTGGTTACGTCCACGTACGGCGTAAAACACTTATCCTTGCCGCATTGCGGGCACGTCAGCTTCCTCCTTGGTTTGCTATGATCCAGCTCATACCGATGAACGCTCTTATTGAACTCCCTAAATTCCATCATCCTCTCCTCTCATTCATGACTCTATATATATAGTCCCTCAGTGGTTCTTTTCTTATCAACTTATTAACGTCAAACTCGCCTTCTATGTCCAAGGATCCGACTCTTGATGTAACCGTATAATTAGTTTTCTCGAACTTATACTTTCCTTGAAGATATACTACGGTAGCCATATTCAATATAGGGTTGTCAGTCTGTCTCTTCAACTTATATTGGCTGGTCTTTGCGGTAGGATCACCCGGAGCGAAGTTATATATCTCCTCTATCTCCAATATCTTTCCGTAATTTTCCAGTATCATTCTTCTATATAACTCAAGCTGGAAAGCGTACTCGTCATAGAAATTGCCTTTCCTGTTTGATTTGAAGTCCAATATAGCGAATATCCTCCTGCATCTCTTTATCTTTTTTTTCTCCGTCTTAGGCTGACCTTTCTTGGCTCCCGTCTTATAGAACTCTCCTGTCTCGACCTCTATCTCCACTGTCTCCGGCTCGCTGTCCATCTCCACCACGGCGTCCACCGAAGAAGCTATCTTTAACCTGCTTGACCTCAACATCTTCTCGATCAATACAGGTTTTACATGTCTTTCCTTGCAGAATATGGCAAATGATATTAGATCCTCTATCAGCTCATCAATGTTATCCACTAATATCCGCTCCATCCTATACTTGTCTATTCTCAGCTTAGCCTCCTTGACAGCCTTCCTTATCCACGTCGGGATCAGCTTTATCTTAACCCCGGTCAGATACAACCCAAATAGATAATGCATGATAGTACCTAAGTCAGCCCTGTAGTTAGCGTACTCATCAGGATCCTTACCCTTGAGCCTCATCTCATTCTTCCACTTCTCCAAAGCGCCGGACGTATCACAATACCCATTGGCGATATTGTTAGTGGCTCCATCGTATATGATAGGATACCCATCAACATCCATCTCATAATACACACGTTTGCCAGCGACAGTCATTCTATATAACACTGGTGTCGGGATATCCCTTATCCATTCAGCGGCATAATACTGTTGCTCTGTCTCCAGATCATACTCAACCTCCATCTCCTCCTTAGGCTCGTTTTTAGGCTCTTCAACAGGCTTTTTCTCCTCGATCATATCTTTCTTTGGGATCGTTGACAAAACGTCTAATATGCCAAAGAAAGCGGTAAATTTAGGATCTGTATGATATGATCTTAATATTGGTAATGATGATCGCCAATAATATGATGGCGCATTCTCGTCCATTGACTTATTATGAACAAACTCTATTACAACACCATCATCTGTGATAACCACATGATGTTTTTTGGATAAACGAACTCTCATATCATCAAACGATTCTTGATCGCTTATGACTTCCATATCCATTCCTTTCTTATATATCGTATCACTTATAGCCTCGTATCCAAGAGCTAAAAGTAATTTTTGTTTTCTTCTATCCATGATAATAATCTGGTTTTTAATTTACCATCCTCCTCGACTCTAGGTGCGAGATCCCTCATCCTTCTGGCTACCAACAGCCATACGTTGCCAAACTCGTCCAAGAGCCGGCTGAAATCCATCGTATCTAATAGATAATCGAATCTTGTATGCTCATCAGCCGTCAAGTAAATAATGTTATCGTTATCCTCGGCGACCGATTTATATTTCCGTTTAGGGTATAAGTGGCATATGTTGCTTACCCCCGGGCATGGTATGTATGCGCCGGTAGCAGATCTCCTTGTCATACTCAATCTAGCCACATGGGCGCCAAAGAAAACGGCTATGCTCTTCCCCTTTGGCTTGGCCTTCACCCGTATCGCCGCCCTTTCCTTTGGCGGTAGCTCCTTGGCTCTGCACGCGGGACACAACCCCTTACTCCTTATGGTTACCATCCTTCCGCATCTCTCACACGGTAACATCCTACCTCTCATGCCTTTTTCTTTTTATAACTTTTGTTGAACTCCATAAGGCTCATAGCCCTATACCTCTTAAGCCTATTAATCTTACCCTCAGTCCAATCTTGATCCTTGAAGTTGATGATCGTATCGAATATCTGAGCCAGCTCTCGGATATTAAAATTCCTGTTCTGTATTTTTTTATAGAATCCGGACCTACTATACCCTAACTTGGAAGCCAGATAAGTCTTATTAGATAATGTGAGGATACGATAAATCGTACCCTCCATCTTACTTATCTCCATCAACTTCTCGGCGACGGATGACATGGTTTCGTAGCTAGCCTTGTTGCTTACTATCCTCATGCTTCTCCGGGTTCCTGATCTTACCGTCAAACTCATAGAAATCCATCAACTTCTTCTCCTCCTTAATACAGGTTACCACGAAGTCTGATATAGTCCCTTTCATGCCCTCCTCGAAGTTCTTCTTGGCATGATCAAGGTCATTGGCCCGAACGATGTAGTTAAACGCCTTGCGTTTCTCATTGCTCGATTTCTCGTCTATCGTAATATAATCAGCCGTGACCTTATAGAACCGGTCTCCATCCATGGCAAACAATTCCGCTATCCGGAACCTCTTGATATCCACGCTAAACTCACCGGAGATAAATGGTCTCATCTCCTCTATGATCCTAGCCTCACACTCGGTATAAGAAAGGGCATCTACTAAATACTCTTCCTTTACCTTCTTCTTCATGCCGTTCTCGGCATCGGTCTCGTAAGAAACCGTACATTTAAACCAATTGTGCATTTTAATCTATATTATTATTAAACAAAGGATAATCTTTTATTCCTTCACGAATATATCTCTCCGTATCATCATCCACATCATAAGCCTTCTTGAAAAATATCATAGCCTTGTCCGTATCGTGATCCACCAACGGGAGATATTCCTTTACGAAAAGAACTTTAAGATGGTTCATATGATCGATCTTGCGCCTTACATCAATTACTTTTGACCATATCTTGGCACGGATTTCACACATCTTTTTTGTGTTCTCCTTATATTTATCTACCTGATCTTTATATTCCTTCTCGATCTCACCGTTCTTATCCTTGATAGACTTGTAGGTTTCCTTATCTTTCGTGTCAAACATCGGAATATGTTTGATATTGATTATATCTAACTTACCGCATAGTTCCTCATTGGATACAACGAAATCATAGCTAGTCCTATATAGATCAAATTCACTTAAAAGCTTAGCTATCTTAATAGCATCATTCTGATCAAGAACGGCTATACTCAAACCTTCTAAATAGTAGAAGAAATGTGATGGAGAAATAGGCTTATAGTCATATGTCTTCATGATTGGAGGCTCATCTATGAACCTTACGCCTTCCTCCACACATCTTGTTACGATCAATTTCTCTACCTGTTCGTCAGTAAGATTATATATCTCCTGATCGGTCATCTTATCAATTGTCTTCATCATCATCATCCTCCGACATCGTTATAGCCTTTGTAAACTTTTGTTTATAGACCTCACTCATAAGGCAGGCGAAAGTCCTATCATTCATACTAGCCATAGTATTGGCCTCTACCGTCAGATCCATCTCAATGTTCTTTACCGAGATTTCATAGTTATCATCATCTTCTTTATAGAAAATGACTTTACCACCATACTCGAAACCATCATCCTCGGCCTTAATCATATCGATGATCTTCTCTAACTCCTTTACAAATTCACTCTTTTTCATATGTGTAATTTTTATGTGTCTACAAAAGTAGACATTTTGTTTTTGAATTAAATTAAATAAACATTATTAATAGTTAATATTATTCTTTTGTTTTATCAACCATATTTTACTCCTTGATAAACTCAGCACAATATTTATCCACCCTAGTTATCTCCCGATAATCATCGGCACGAATACCATATCCTTTAGGTGTATAATCACTTTATCCTCCATATATCTTAAGCCCTTTTATATTGTATTTACTTATATCCGCACACAAATTACACCCTCCATGACAACAGCACCACGAGCAAAAAACTAGTCGCTCCCGCTCCTGCATGCTTTGAAACTCCGCCTTACCCATACACGCCGGCTCCACCGGTAACGCCGCCCATGACATCTTGGATGTCTCTCCCGTAAATCTGATAGTGATCGTCACAGCTCTCAAATGTTACTTGATAGCTGTTTAACTCCATCCTAATTGTCTCGCAATACCTTTCATCTCGCTATACGCGATCCTGTGACATCCAACAACCAATATATCATTCTTATAGCCATTGATCTTCCATTTGTGACCGGTTATATCCAATGCCATATCGTGTTGGAATTTACCGCCATTATGGAAGAGCTTTATCAATTTCCAAAGTCTCTCAGCTTCAGCTCGTTCTATCTTGATATTCTTGCTAGTCTCAATTATGCCATTCTTAATGCGAAGCCATACGTTAGGCTGGTCATCCTCCAAATAATAATGTGAATATAATTCCAGAATCTTGCCAGACTTCCACATCTCGATCTGTTCTTCAAATTTTTTCTTGCGATCTTCTTTTTCTTTTCTTCTTTTTTCAAAAATTAAAGCCTCTTTTTTCGCCTGACTGTCTTCCCATCTCTGACATCTGGCCACATACTCAGCCCACGTTCCTTCACCACAAATCTCATCTACTATCACATTGGTCGTTCCTAAAGTTTCTAACGCTTGATGATTTAGCAATACCTCAAACACACGCTTTAACTCATGGACATATTCACTTTTAATCTTATCCGATTCATAAGATAACTCATGTTTAGTTCCGATCCAGGTGTTTGCGCTCTTTTTAAGAAGGCTCTTGGGAGTACCCATATTAAAGAACTCAATATAATCCATTAGACTTCTAAATACTCCCCAAACATCCCTATAAGACAGACTTGTTCTAACCTTCTTGTATTTCTCGATAACCTCTTTGATAAGCTCCAATCGACTGGTGATAAAAGCCATGCTGCCATCATCAGACATATTATATCCAACAGAAAATACCTTGAACCAGTTGGTATTGCACTACGAACACAACGTTGATGTTTACAGGTAGAAGAAGAATAATACTTATCGTTAACCAAATACGCCTTTTCCCCACGCTTATTCCTTACGATTCTTCCAACCTCAAAATGATAACCATAAGAATAAATACTTCTACCTTCAAAGAAAAGATTACTACCTTTTCCGGATTCTTTCTTTTCATTTGCCCATAAGTGAGCGACCATAGAGTTGTTCATATCAATATTTTTTTGTTATACAACTACAGATTAATAATACGATATACGTTCATTACATCCGACATCTTGAATTTATCAACATCCGTATTCTTAACATCATATGTATATGAGTCAAATAAATTACTTACCGCGTTCAACCAATCATCATCTGTCGGTTCTTCTACCTCATCCATACAATCATACACATCCCAGTAATTCATGAGGATACCGTTGTACGCTATTTTCGGATCAGCGTATTCTCCTCTTGACATAAAGCAGATGTTTTTGCCGGCCTCGTTGCCGGCAACTATCTTTTTGTAATCTTCTATAATCTTATTCATTTTTCTGATAGTGATTATGTGTAGACTAAAAATTACTTTAACTCAAATTTAATTCCTTCCGGGAGTTGGGAGCGATCCACGTTATTCACGAAATCATCAAACTCTTCTTGTGTGATCTTTTCCCCATAATCACGCCAGTTGAAAGATAAAGTGTTCGTGTGATTATAATATATCACATTATCGGTTGACAATCCATAATCAAACACACAGAGCATTATCTTTTTATCTGTTTCCGCTTTCCTGATTACCTTATCGTATCGCTCACAAATTTCAGTACGCTTTTTCAACATCTTTGCCTTATGAGCTTCCTCCCTACGTTTTTCGATATTTTCTGCGGAATAATACCCGGCTTTAATACGCTCTTCAATAAGCAAACGTTCCTCGTCCGTTAGTGTCAGGGTAAATCTTTCTTCTTCTGGCTTATATGGATTAACCCATTTCTTTCCACACAGGTCTTCAAGTTCCGCAATAAGCTCGCCTGATTCACGTTTCCATCTATCCACAATCCCCAGATTGAAAAGCAGATACTTGAAATACATCTTATCATCCACCGCTTCAGATAATTTGGAATATTCCTTGTCTGATATACGTAAATATTCAATAGCCACAGACTTATCGCTATTCTTTATGTGATACATGCCATTTTCCACCGGATACATAGGAGCACCATAATGATTACAACAATGTAATGGTATAAACTTCGCCAATTCCGGACAATGTTTCGCAATCTCATCGTGGCAGCAGCCTCCCATATACTCTTCATATATCCCATATTCGTTTTTCCAACGAATGTCAGCGGTTATACTCCAATCACACATATTGTTATGACAATCATCATCTAACGATATCGTGACTGTTATTCTGTATTCCCTTTTGTTTTCTGTAAAGAATTTTGTACTTAAAAAAGTTAGTTTATTTGCAGTTTTCATATTTTTATGTTTAATCGTTTAACTTATGAAAAATAAAATCGGCACAATTTCCCGGAAGTGTTCCTGCATCATTATATTGATAGAACCCTTCTGTTTCCCAATCCACATCTACCGGATAGCCATCTGCGATGTTCAAGAAGTTTTTTATTTCTTGACATTCTTCTTTACATAATCCAGTATAGTCATCATTTATCAGAGCGCAAGCCCAATAAACTGGAAGCCTGTATCTTATTACCTCTATATTCATAATCTCATCAATTTACAAATTATCAATACTAAAAAAACTCCAACAATCTATTACAATAAACTCTCCTACTCCATATTCCACAAGTGACTTAAGTGATTCTATCCCATTACAGTAATAGAAAACATTATCATTATCATCATCATTGATGCTTAATGATAATTTTATTGTCGTTCTTTGATCATCCCCTGTGTCTTTCCATACGATCTGACATTCTACGTATTCAGGTTCTTTCCCATTCTTTTTAACGAACTTGAAAAACATAGAATCAATATCTTTCTTGACTCTATCTACATCCGTTATCACTACCTCTTCCTTGCAATCCCCACAATTAGCATGCATAAAAGATTCATCAAGATAATCTATTATTTTCCCGGTGTTTGGATTTACGATCGCTTCACAAGCAATATTTGTTCCGCCACACCTTGTACATATTGCTTTCATACTATTTCATTTAATGGTTCAACATACACATCCCCATTCTCATAATAAAGTTGATCTTCGTACTGATTATGATGAAGCTCTTCACGTATAGCGTCTTCGTTATCAACCCAATATTCATATTCTTTATGCCATAACATGAAGAAATTATCATAACATTGTCTCATCAGATCCTCTAAAGAAAAACCCTCCGGATAAGTACACCATGCATTGTAATAATCAATTATAGGTTTCAGGAGATAATAATCATAACACATCCCTGTTAATGGACAATTGTCTTCGTATCCCAATATTACCCGACTGCGTCTGCACTTGTAATTATATTTCCCATCTATATATTTGCCTATAGAATAATATTTACCTTTCGTGATATGTGGCATAATGTTGTTATTGATATACCTGAACAATAATTTACCGCATAGATTCTTAGGGAATATATCACGATTATAATCTGTAGGATGTTCATAAATAGGATCATTGTATTTAAACTCATAACTAAAATCATATCTCTCGTATCCAACTTCCCAATTATAAACCCTAGTATCTGTCATATCCTCAAAGGCTTTCATCGACTCTTGATATTCTATACTATAAGCATCCATACATTGCTCCATTACATTCCAGCGCTCACGCTCTATGATCTTTTCTTGTGAATCTTTTGACAGCTCATCAAATTCACACAGTTTTAATACAATCTCTTTCATAATTCCTCCTCTTTTAATATAACTAGATCCCTAATGTCAATCGAATGACATACGTACCTCCCAATCTATGTTCACGTTTAGAGATATGATTGTAGTTATTCTCACGAACCACTACAATCCCGATCCAAGTATTACTCATCCTTTATCTTTACGAATGGGTTTTCTACATAAAACTCCACTACATCCTTAGATTTTATAGATGTCACTATACCGGTGGTATCCACAAATCCATCCGTTTCATCCATTGTCAAATCTTCTATTTTATCTCCCGGCAGAAAACAAAGATTATAGTCTTGATCAATATACATAATCATCTTTAACCTAACCATGTCATCAATGATGCCTTTCATTCTCTCCACAACATCCAATTGATCATCACTAAGCATTAATCTACTTTTTGATGATTTCACTAACCTTATGTCTCCATTCTTGTCAACTACAGTTAAGTCATTGAATTTATACACATCTTCACATGTTCTGTAATATGTTTCCTTACAATAAATTTTTCCTTTATTATCTATTTCAACATCAAAATATTCCAACTCTCCCTTGACAGCTCTTCCGTTTTTGTATTTCCACACATCACCTATTGGAGCGAATCCATATAATGACTTAAAAACATCATATATTGATAGTTTTGTCTTAGGGATGCTCTTGCCCTTTTAAAACATTCTTCGGACGAATAAAATAATTTCCCATCTAATGTCTTCTCAGTCCTACATCCTCCCCATGTTCCTACATATCTAACTACTCCATATGTAAAACTGATCAAGATCTTATCAATCTCAAACCACTTTAATTTTCCTGACATATCGTCAAAAAGATATCCACTCTCTAGATAAATCGATAAATACTTTTTCATTTCCATAACAATTTATTTTTTTTTAAATTAAACAACATCATTTGCCTTGATCACTAGCAGTCTCAATATTATGAACAAGCTCATATAGATCATAATCACTACACTCTGCTAAACATAAAGAGAAGACGTTCCTGTCGTTAATCATAAAATAGTTATCTTCTAATATGAAGATAGATTTTCCTACCTCTAAAAAACAGTCCCATAACTCATTACCTCTTTTATTACCAAACACTTTCTGGAAAGTATGACGATCTGCCTTATTCTCGAATTTGCGCATTCGTCTAATCCACTCATATCCGTGTCTCACTAAATCCAATCCATTGACCTCCTCGAAGCTCCCGTTTTTCTCAATCCATTTATTTACATCTATCAACATACTCCCTTATAATATTACATTAAACAACTCGTTTAACCTATCTATCTCACTTAGGTATTCACCTTCTTCATCAAACTTAATTTGAGTCCCATTATCCAAACCAAAGGACAGGGTGAAGGATATAACCCAACCCGATCCGTCCACGGCCTCCCCCTTGGGCGTCCATGACATCACATGTTTCTTGGATATCCACCATCTCCCTATCTGAACGAAATCAGGATAGTTGTCCATTAAATATACCATCTGACTAGCCATCTTATTAACATCATCAAAAGGCACTATATGATACTTGTTTCTTATCCTGACCTTCAAGAAGGGGTTATCCATATTATATGCCGCAAATGCTGATATCACGGAACTAGGATATCTAACTCCTTTTATTATCACCCATTTCATATATCACCCCCTTTTTATATAACATAAATTCATTGGATAAAATTTATCCGCGCTCTCTTTCCCGTCTCCTCGAAAGTTAGCCAGCCCGCATGTCAGGATGCTCACAAGGTTATCCACCACCTCCAACTCGCTCGATTTGAACCACGCCAACTGACTGTAAGTTTCACCTATCCATATTATACTCATACTCCCGTCCCGACTGACCTCCTTGACCAGCCCTATATGGTTTTTAGTGTCCTTAATCACATTTAATTCGTCAATATTTGTAAGCCGAACAAAATCCATCGGCCGTATCACTTTATTCTCGTCCATGTCTTTATCCTCCTATATTCTTTTTATTCTCTCAATTTACGCTTAACCTCTTTAACATATTTAGTAGAATGTAGTCCCCTATGCAATCTTATAGCCCGATCTATATCCTTGTTCGGATTATGATGAGATTGATATATCTCGAACATTTCCCTAGCCTTGATAGGATTTGTTCTATCATCGTATCTATACCGCTTTTTCTCCCGTTTAAGACACAATATCCTATTAACCTCATCTACATACACCTTTTTCATCTGCCACCTCCCTAACGCCCCTGAAGTTGCGTTGTACGCCCGATCGTCATCCCTTGACTCCACGAAAGATAGGGCGGCCGCCAGCTTATCCCATACCCGTGCCTCGACCACTGCCGGCTTCGGGGCGAGGGGCATGCCTCCGTTCCCTTTTGGTGGTGTCAATATTATCATCGTCATCACAAGTAAGTATCTTATCACGTTCCCTTGTTTTTATAAAACTCCTCCCCGAATTTCACATTATCCACATAATCTTCCATACACTCATGAACAATTATATGAATATCCCCCTCCGTGTATGTTACCTCGGACATTAACCTCTCATTGGTCATCCACCAAGAATAACTATCAATATGCCGTATCTCAAATCCATGATCATGCAACGCATACATAACATTATATCTTAAATCCCTGTCCATCATCATACACTCGTACACGATATAGCCATTGATACTTTCATGAGACCTACCGAACGTATAAACGTACCTACCCATCAACTTATACAACTCCCTTGCCATAGGATTCGGGATCGCCTCATCCATATCAAAATCCCCATCTGGATCAATAACCCACTCTACATCCCGCTCATCAATACAAGCCCTAGGCATTCCTATTGTCTGTACATAAAGACGTGATCGGTGATCCTCGCTTAACACCGTCCCGATATACTTTTCCCCTTTGGCATATCCTATATTATGGTTGCCGGTTATATTAAATACAATTTCAGCTCCTATCTTAATTTCATCCATATTCAAGATGTTTGTATCATTTGTTATCTTTTTTATACAAAAAGAGGATATAATGGCATAATATTATGATATCAAGACACGAATGCGTTATCTATCATATTATCATACATATCCTCTATACAACGTCATTTATGGCATTATATCGTATATGATGCCGCAGGCCATAAATACATCTAATTAACCCTTTTTTAAGGGCTTATTGCCATTTAGGTAACTAGCTATGCCTAATATTTTCGAAATAAGGGCTTTTTTAGCCTTATACTCATCGTTTATCCCTATTATCGCATATCTGTATACCGCCCCATCCTTCGACACCTCCACGCCCACGTATTTAGGCGCAACGGAATCCCTATGTAATACGATAAACGGGCTTTTGCCGTCTAGCTCATTTATCAACTGATTAAACTGTCGCCTCGTCATCTGATAGTGATATTATTTCTATGTTGTAAATACGATCTCTTTTTACCCTTATCTTCTCGCATAGCTCATCGAAGCACTTATCTTCTTCTAACTTATCAACATAATATGATACACTTGATTTAGAGCTTCCTTGAAGATATATATTCCCTCTTATATTCTTTGAGAAAAAATTAGGCAAGACCATCTTTTGTCTCTTATCTTTATTATCCATGTAAGATATAACAACAACCCACAACTCTGGCTCCCGTTCTTTTACCGATAACATAAGATCAAGACTCGATTGACTATTGATATTCCTCCTGCCAGTTTCGTTATAACGTAGAATAATATAATCATCCGCGTTATCATTCTCAACCATCACGACTATAGGGCGATCGCCCTTCCCATTATCACATAATACTCTTGCCTCTTTCCCGTTGCGGAGATATACCTTATCATAATCTCCGTTTTTGTATATCTCAAAATCAAACTCTATCACCATATCATTTCCTCCTATTGATATATTGTTGTGTACGACCTTCTTTTATTTTTTCGAAATAAAACTTATTCCCATATAACCGAGTGAAGCAGATGTTATACCCGAAATGTTCCGCGCGTCTGATCTGTGCGTAACCTCTACTGATGTCATTATTATCAATCAGCGTAACAAAACAATGTGATCCTACCTCTGTGTTTAAAACCAGATTTTCCCAATCTTTTACCTCCATATTAAATCTCCTTAAATAATTTTTTGTTATGATTATCGCTATTATACCATTTATCAATATTATCGTACTGCTTTGGATAAACCCCATAAGACCTACACCACCTAGGTAACGGCCCGTTCAGCACGTCTAACGCCGTCTCAAGGTCAAACGTAGCTTCCTCCTTGACACGACATCCCGATCCACTTCCACGGCTCGGTATATAGGCTCTACTATATGCTACGCTCATCCCATATTCCACACGACTCAGATACCCGATGTTAGGCGAATCAGGGAAGGCGTAATACAACATTATATAATCACCCTTACTCCAACTTCTATTATAAGTATCATCCTGCCACGCAAAAACCCTGCAACCGGCTTCTTTCAGTTCCGCTGCCGCTCTTTTTAAAACATTGTCCATATTATCTATATTTAATTAAGTTGTGCCAAGGCGCCGGGAACCGACCCCGGACCATATCCGCACACGTACGATCATGATATATCCTTCCGCCCCGCCAAGGTTTGGTTCAACATTAACAAACTTTCATATCCTCACACATCTTAAAAAAGACCTCTCTTATGATCTTCTTGTATAAGATGTATATCTCATCATCATCCTCATCAAACTCCACTCCCCATGAACGTAATAAATATCTAATATCACAATCCGCTATATGAATCCTGAATATAGACGGAACGCTCATTATGTAATCCTCAAAAGCCTTCTTAATTCCATCCCTTTTGATATGTTCTTTATACTCATTCTTGAACACACTAAGCATAAAAGACATATATTCCCTATCGTATTTAAACTGCTTACCATAATTATCTGTATCTATATGATCCAGTATATATATCTCTATAGCGTCTCTATCGTATTTTGACATACTCCTTCCTCCTCCTTTTGATATTTTATAACCTTTTTCTCCCCATACGCTTTCGCTAACTGGATAAGTTGACCGGTAAATACCTTGGTACGGTGTTTTACGATCTTATCCACCAACTCCGGGCATCTGGTTCTCCATCTATAATTAACCTCGCCCTTAGCTTTCTTCTTGTAATACCTGTAGAATGTTACGGCTACTACCACTTCTCCATTCTGCTCGAAAGCAACCAAATCGTAATTGTTGTAAACTATTTCATTCATGTTGTTGTTACCCATTTTATGTATCTAATCACTTCTTTAGGCAAAGACATTATATCCTTCACCCTTCTACCTAAGTTGTACATACCTCCCTTATGAGGATAATAGTCCCCTACATACATCCCTATTCCTTGCGGATGCGACGGGTTTTCGTTACAAGTGAACATCGGATAAAATAAGATTCCTCTTGAATCTTTATTCCTGTCACTTACGCATACAATAGTATATCTATCAGCGACCTTCTCGCCGAAATCATATACCCTTACCTTTCTTTTTACCCCATCATTGTTCTCTATGATATTATTCATGATGTTATTTATATTAATTAATTTTCTTTCCATCAGCGGTATATGTGCCATACCATCCCCTATCCATATTTACCACCTCAATATGATGTATATGATAACAACCATTAGCTATTCTACCGCAATTGGCTATCACCATAGCTATATTCCTATACCCAGAATCAATGAAAACACGAGCCAACCTACACCCGTTAAATATAGATACCTTGATATCGTCTTTCTCTTTTATAATCCTTCTCATATCATATCCTCCTATCAAACTAATCTATCCTTTTACCATAATTAGTATATGACCCACACCATCCACGAGCCTCATTCGACACCCTAATATGATCAATGGGCTTATCCCCGACCATATTATTGGCGTACGATATTACATCCGACATACTTCTGAATCCGGAATCCTTAATGGATTTTATAAGCGTCCTATCATACCCGAATACCAATATCTTCACAATATCTCTTTCTTTCACAGTCCTTCTCGCCCTCATAACATTCTAGCCATAAAATAAACAAACATAAAATCCACCTTATCATAATCCACCCTATGACCGGTTATCTCGAATATAACCCTACGCTTTTCTACAGCCTGTATATTATCTAACTGAATAGCTATGTAAGGATATTTCATAACTTTCTCTCTATTGATATTATTCAAAATAGCGTTGACATCTTGTCTGCGAAAATACATATTTACCCCTATGTATGTGGCAACCAAAAGACATTCGTCTATTATCCCATCAGTATCGAATAACAATAACATATCATCCTTCTCGACAGTATATTCCATATCAAGAATCTTGATACGTTTGCTTCCGTCCTTCTTATCAGCTATAAGAATCTCTATTATATCCTTATCGGTCGTAAGGATATAATACGCCTCATCCTTTGTAATATTATCACGAAGGTAAGATAGCGCTTCATCTTGTAATCTTAGTAGTTCTATTTCGTCCATATTTATTCCTATTGTTGCCAATGGAAAAGGGACGGCGCTGACGACAAGGCCTGTCCAGCCTCCCCTCAGCCGCCCGTTTCCCTTGGTTCCCTCCGCATCACTCCCACACCAACAGACAATATCTACCACCAATAACACCCTACCCACCATCGCTCGCAACCGCTTCGCGTTTCCACTTAACGGTAAAGTATTACCCCTGTTTAGAAAGGAATCCTATTGATTGAAGATACTCCCATTGATTGGAAGGTATTTCTTTTGTTGATTGAAGGGGTTTTCTTTGTTTCCTTGGTTTCCTTTGGTTTTTCCTTGGCTTCCCTTGGTTTTTCCTTGGGTTCCCTTGGTTTTTCCTTGGTTTCCCTTGGTTTTTCCTTGGTTTTCTTTGTTTCCTTGGTTTTCTTTGTTTCCTTGGTTTCCCTTGGTTCCTTGGTTTCCCTTGGTTTCCCTTGGTTTCCCTTGTTTGGAGGTGCACCCTCCCGCAAAACAAATCAACCCCACCAACTCCCAGCACAAAAACCGAGACCTTCCTCCCGATTGTTCCACGTGGAACGCCCGATTAGTCTAGGATGTCGAGATCCTTGTTCTTGATTGCCTTATATACTTGCCTAATACAATGTATTGATAATAAAACCAATAAAGAAACTATGATTATAGGCAGGGCGTCGCCCGTAGCTATAACATACCGCCCCAACTCAAACGCCATGTAACCACAAAACAAGGTAAGTACGAAATATATAAATATACCCATAAAAATATACAATAAGTATCCGTAACTTAGAAACAATACCCAAATAATATAATTAATTGAGTATCAACAATATAATATATATCAAGCCTTAGAGCTACCTCTAAGGAAAGATAAGCCCAGACATAGATAAAAAATATACAATAAGTACCGCCTATTATATACCTTTTAGGATCGATTCACGCACGAAACCATACATAAGGGCACAATATACCCGTCCGCATGGATATATATGTATACAAAATAATGCTAAATAAAGCATTTTGCTTACACATTTTCGATCAAGGCTTAAAATTTGCCGCCTCAACACTTTTATGCGTAAGCAAAATATATACATATGCTATCATTTTGTAAAATATAGGCACAAAAAAGCCCTTCCGTCCTATATCACTACAGTACGAAAGGGCACAAACTTTAAATCAAATAAAAACAAACGATCTATTGTCGTAATTTGTTTGCCATGTAACTAACACGTTTCCGCCTACATTTATCAGATTCCCTACTACAATCTAATTTATTAGACTTGTATAGCTCTTTGGTAAGCTCAATATAGAACTCAATTTGAGACTTTCTTGCAACGTCTAAAGCCTTTTCCTTTTTAAGTGCTAGCTTTCTATTAAGATTATCAAACTTTCTCCTATACATAATTTATTCGTTTTAAATTGCACCAATAAGAAACGGTAAGCCTGGGACAATACGGCCGGCGTTATCGATACAGCCAGCCGAACGCCCGCACGCCCGCCAATTAATTTGTATTTGTCCCTTTGCCGACAACGAAGCCGGCCAAATACGCACATACGTTTCCCGTGATACGTACCGACAAGGCGCACTTTGTGCGTCAATTTAACCGCACAAAATACCCTTATAAGGGTTGTTATTTGCTATCCGTACATATGTTAGGTATTTAAGCTGCCCTAACATACGTCGTATTGATATACTGGCACGGAAATAACGCCGTAATACACTTGGTATTAGCTACTCACACAACATACCAACATACGCCCTATACATGCGTATATACACCAATATACCCCGTGTTTTTACACGGCCTACTAGGTTGACCTAGCGTATTTACCAGATCGATATAAACCAAAAGATAATAGCACTATCCTGGACTAGGGTAATACTTAAACCACATTGTTAAGCGGCGGCCTATCTACACAGGCTATCGTAACACTACCCACCTGTGTATGTTTATATCAATAAATTAAAGATCCTACCTGTTTAGTCTAGTCCAGTGGCACGACGGGGACGTACAGGCGCTGCCACCATAACGCCCCTATATATAGAGATATAGGGGCAAATGATACTATCTATCATTTTTAGGGTGAGTTAGGTAGTATGTGACGCATTTTGCAATAAGACTAAATGTGTACCGCTTTATTGGTACGGCACATTTCACAATACGTTTGTCAGTGCCATTAAACGTTTCGTAATATATGCCAAAATCGTACTCTATAGGCTCATTATATCCAAAGCGTTTATGAGACGATCCTAGTATTGCTATATCCTCTATTTCACTCATTTTAAGCTTTTTGTTTTTATCCTGTTCGTTTTTATCATAGTATTCACGTTCTACTTCCTTGTATGCGCAAAACGTATTATTTACTCGTGGGAGTATTTCTTTGCAAAGTTGTATCACGACTTCCTTGTCCTTTGCCAAATTGACTAAAGCGGGGACGATCGATTTGTCTACTTTAATCTCATTTTCTTTTAAAATCTCATTAATTTCTTTTCCGGACTTAAAGAGCTGGCACCATGTCTTGATGGCGCCAGTTAATGTTTTTTCACTAGCTTTCTTAACTTCGTTTTGAACTTTGTTTAATTCCTTATTTGTCATCCTGTTTGCCCTTGCCCTAGGGACTTGTATAGGCATATGGCGTGCCTGTTTGTTAATGTTGTTATCTTACAAGGGCAAATATACTACATGTTTTATTGTCAAACAAATATTTTGCAATAAAAATTCGACGATTATATGTAATAAATCTAATCAAATGTAAATGTGTATTAAAATATTGATTTATATGATTGATAATCAACAAGTTAAACCAAAAATAAGCATTCTTTTTTCGGCTCGTTGATCGTTTGCCGTTCCTATCTCCAGCCTTTGTAGGCGGGGGGGGGTGGGACCAAAAACGGCAGCACGGCCGGGCCTATTTCGGGGAGGTGGTCCGTCCCGCATATCCCCCACATATCCCTACATATCCCCCTCCCATCATACCCCACCCCATCTCTCCAATAACGTCCCGCATATCCCCCACATATCCCTACATATCCGTCATCCCAACATATCCCAAATTTTATTATATTTGCGACATAATTAAAATATAACATATTATGAATAAAGAAGTTAAATACATGGGGGGGGGGTATTTTAACCCTCAGATAAGGAGGGGGGTATGTTTAGGCGCAGGACTTCTTCTCCCGGTAAGATCCACTACCGTGTTAATATAAACAAGAATATGTGTCTTGGCGTTGTAGATATATATATTGATGATAAGCTATATCAACCTGGTTTTAACGGATCTTATCTTGATATATATCGCGATAAGAAGATAAAAACTATAAGCATAAGTGGACAGATATCATATCTAAATCCGAAAAATGAGTACAATGTTATTTTGGGCACAAGTGGAGGTATTATAGAAGGAACCCTTACGTATCAATATAATTCTGGTATGCATTGCGAGTTGGCTAATAAGGTGATATACGGGAATAGGATAACTAATTTTACTCCTATAACTAGGATAACCGAACCTAATGAAATTATTAACTTCACTTACGATCCTAGGGTATCTTTAGATATTATAGAAAATAATTATATAGATTGGGGTGATAGCAGTTATGTGATAAACGGTAATTGTATAAGGACAGATCTTTGTGAGAAATGCAAATTTGAGGTTACTGGGAGAAGCAAATACGGACCATATCGAGTAAATGTAACCATAATATGATCATACGGGATAGTTATCCCCTCTCACGTCATGTTACAGGATCCAAGGGGATGGGCTGGCCTTCGTCCTTCCGGCCATGCCCCATCCTACCACCGCCTCCCGTTCTTTTTGGCTTCTCAGGTATTGTCTTTGACCGGATATCAAAAATTCATATCTTTGGGACAAAACTATAATCATGTTTAGAGACATACTTCATAAGCTTAAGATCTTCTTCTGCGACGATGACGTTGAGAAGATATATGTAAGGGACAGTACGGTTATCCGCAACAACGAGATCCATAGGATGTATGACGAGATACTGGACGAGCCAGGTGATTTGGCTACGGTCGTTTCAAGGAACTACGTATATGGTAAGATAAAGGACAGGACTGGATTAAGTATCCGTCATATTAGTAGGATAATAAACCACACTAAAGTTGAGGAGATATGATTAAGGACGTAATGGAGAGGGATATGATAAATGAGATATCCACGTTGTTCGTGATGATATTCATGTCCGGGTTGATGTTTGTCATGCCGATGTTAGATATAGAGTGCGATGATATTGCTATCATAATAGGATCAGGAATAATACTATCTTTTATACTAACCATAATACCGATCTTGCTTTCTTATGATATAAGGGATGAGATCATTGAGTTGATTGAGGATCTGGATAACCAGATAGTGGTAGACACATCGGTATATAAAACGGATCTGCCCTAGGAATTACCTAGGGCAGGTGGTATGTTATTTTCTTTTAACATACTTATCTATCAGATCTATTGATAGTTTAGCGCCCAGTTCTTCCTCCAACAGGTTAAGGTAGTTCCGGTGCAGGCATCCGCCCCTCTCCACCTCCCTAAAGCCGGCCCCGTCCCGGATCCTGACCAGCCCTTTCCTTGGATCCATGTCGATCAGATCCCGAAGCTCGTTCATGTTCTTGAACCGGTTCTCTATTATCTTAAATACATCGATCTTAGGTTTCTTATCCTTGATCTTTATCTTAACCCTTCCGCTCATGATCACCTCCCCGTGCTTCCGAATCCACCATCGCCTCTATCGGTATATCCGAGGTCATCCAACGACTTCACCTGATCCCATACGATACGTTCCCTCCTACGGATAAGCAATTGAGCTACCTTGTCCCCAACCGAATAAGAAGGATCATCATAACAATCCACACGTCTACATACTACCATAATCTCGCCTCTATATCCTTCGTCAACGGTTCCCGGGGCGTTTTGGATAACAGACTTTGTTTTGGTGATGCTACTACGAGGGCGTATTTCCATCTCATAATCCTCCGGCAATGCTACATGTACACCGGTATGATATATGGTCCTGCCTCCGTCAAGTTCTACATCCTTGACGAACAGATCCATGCAAGCGTCCTCCTTATGGGCGTACTTAGGCAATATCGCTCCTTCTTCCAGCCATATCTTGACCTTACAAGTATCTATATCTTCAAGTAATGATTTTACCTCATTATAACTCATTGGTTGTTCTGACGCCAATGAAATGGCTCTTGCCAATACATTTTTAATCTTACTCATCGTATCTTGTTTTTAAATTCCTTTCCTTTCGGACATTGTAATTTACATTCCTCGCCACAAGCGGAACAGTTGGGTCTCATTCCGGGCACCCCTCTTCCCCCGTACGGCCAGTAGGCATAATCGCAGACGCTCCAGAACGCCTCCATCGCCTTGATCTTGGCATCGACGGTTATCTTCTCCTTCACCTTTTTCATGCTTTTCCTGAACTCGTCTTTCATATCCTTCCCTTCTATCTGTCTGGCCTTACGTCTCTCATTCCACCAATTATAGTAGAATTTATCTGCCATCTTATAAGCTTCTGGGTCAAATTTATCACGGTGCAGGATAGGGGCATCCTTGACCTTTCTCAAATTCCTGCCACAAACATAAGCAAGCCCAGCGTACGGAGGTATGTCCTTAGGGTCAACCAACCCATCAGGAACGCAGTAGTAGAAGTAGTTGGGGCGGCCGTACCTGACCCAGTCCCCGGTCTCGTATAGGGCTTGCTTCCGGGCCTCGAACCAGCCTTGCATTACTTGGTGCTTGCCTTCCTTCTCGAAATCCTTGTTGTAGTCAGCAAGCGAGATCTTAACCTCAACCTCATAGGCGTACATGGATCTGGTTATAGCCAGATAATCAGACTCCCAGTTATAGACATATAAGTTGTTTATAATCCATCTGGGAGACACCAAGAACTTTCTGTTAAGGATATCCAATATCCCTCTCTCAGTATATTCAGCACCTTTATTTGATCGCCGTGTTCCCATCTCCAGTAAGAGGATTATTCCTATATCCTACCGCCATTATAGCATTACCTATCAACATCCTCAACTTATCCATATCTTTATCATGGAACGAGAAAGTGGTTAAGATATGACCATTGGTCTTATCATAAGACTTTATCATCAACACAGCCACATATTCCCCCATCATCTTCCCGTTCATAATATCAAGATCGATTATACCGTGATCTATTAGATCAACCACATCCCATCCTGCTGGTAGATACTTTTTTATTTGATTTATATCCATATGATTAAATTATTAAATTTTGTATAAATATATTTTATACATTTATTATCGCTCATTCATATATGAGCGATTTATTAAATACAATATTCATTGTGATAAAAATAAATTCGTTTTAACAGATACCAAGCCATGGCTGACATATTTTAATTTCTTGCAAGATACATCTTTCTTATTCTCTCCATTAATATCCCGAATATTAAATTGCCCAGAAAGCCTTCTTGCGTAAATAAAATGCTCTTCTCCTTGAAACATCACTTTATCAAATAACCTAAATCCAAAAACTTTAAAAGGAGCCTGGTTTCGCTTTCTAATTCCTCCTTTCAATATTTTCATCTTATGAATCTGACGGTTATGGCGACGAACTAATTTACGTTTGTAATAATATCCAAGCCTACATGAATTAAAATTCCTTGAAATCACAAAAGCGTCGGATACATGGGATTTTTCAATTCCATGGTTTATACGATTATATTTTGTTATGTATCCGAACGTCATCGAAACGTTATCGTATCTGGATTTTAACTCCTCGTACAACTTCCATTTCATGATTCCCATGACGGCTGCGTCACGAAGTGACTTGCCTCTGCTTACTTTCAATTTGATATTTCCTTTATGAAATTCCTTATGACAAGTCTCACAAAGAGTAATTAAATTGGATGGTGAATCTCCTCCTATCTTCCTTGACTCAATATGATGGATATTAAGGATAGGATCTTTTGACTTACCCTTACAATGCTGGCATTTATGCCCGTCTCTTGCTAAGACATACTCCCTAACATTCCAAAATCCTAATTGCTCACCTTCCTGATACTCTTTACCTGATATCTCTGGATTCTTGATCTTTTGAGTATCAAATTGGGCTACCTCAACAATCAATTTTGAGACAGGTAGTATAGAATATACAAAACTGATAATTCTAATATGAGAATCAATCTTATGGCGGACAGATGGAGCAATCCATCCATCCTTCTTGGATTTTACCCTATTATTGAATCTTTGCTTTCTATACCTAAGCCTGCTTCTTCTAGTCCTCCTTAATCCCCTTCTTGTTGATAGAAGATCAACAACATCACTCCTTAGAATAACCTCACTTGCGTAAAGCTCCTTGCTTTTCGTCGTAGCTAACAAACCAACATGCTTGGTTCCCGAGTCGACGCCTAACACAATCTCTTGTTTGTAATCGGATGTCTTGTACGTTAATTTGATGGTAAAAGGACATGTGTTTACAACGACCGCTTTGTTGTCTTTTAGCAATCGCCTAACCTTTCCATGCCTTGTCGTAGGCATCATCGGTTTTCCATCTATGTCCTGTACATACACCATTTTACAAACTAATTCAATGTTTATTCAACATAAGTCAGGGCAAAACCCTGTTAGTACCCATCGCCAATGTTATTGAAGGTTTTATATAGGCAACACTGGAACCCAAATACAATCCCTGTTTAATCACCTACCTTAGAGCTACGGACTTGGATAAACATCCGTAGGTAACTATATATTCTCCAATAACGTAGTCTTTATTTCAAGACTTAAGCTAATAACCTGATCCTATATAGATATATATAAAATATTAAATGAATTTCAACACCTTATATATTATTTGAGGTTATTAATTACCGACCTACAGGAATATGTTTAAGAAAACACCATGTACCCCAACCACGACTCGAACGTGGATCCCATCTTTAGGGGAGATGTGCTACTTTCCTCTTGAGCTATTGGGGCGTATACCCTGATCCTCACGGACAAGGGTATCAAACAAAATCTAAACTCTAAATCTAATGACAAAACTCTATGCTAGTTTTTCCCCAAAAAAATAGCGTGGACCCGGCCGGACTTGAACCGACAACCTACTGGTTATGAGCCAATTGCTCTTACCGATTGAGCTACGGGTCCTAAATATACCACATCGTCTTTCACAAGAGGATGTGGGACGGAATTTCTCGAAGTTTATATAGTAAAGTTATGAAACTATTGTCCAACATTCTAGCATATAGCACCAATCATCGAACGGGAACGTCTCTACACCAGACCTACCCCATCCCGTCCCCCAACTGTTCTGTAGGACGAAGCCGGCCTTGTCCCAGCCGGTGAGGATAACGGCATGACCTCCCAAGTTCTGCCCTTGGCCTTGCCAGAATCGATTACCATAATTATAGCAATACAGACCTATAACCAAAGGCCCATTCAGCATCAAAGCTACCTTAGCCGATACCGGATCTATGATCCTAGCGTAACTGTTTATTTTCTCCCCATCTACGCCTACGTTCTTGATAGACTTGATAGCGTCACGAAGAACCATCCCGTCTTGATCCTTATCCTCTCTCAGATCATATATATCGTAGGGAGAGATCTTAGCCGGTCTTTTAATAGCCCTTATACTCTTTCTCCAGTTAAGTATCTCAGCTAAGCTTACCGCAGCGCAAATAGGAGAAGATCCTTGATCCACTACGCTATCAACGTTATTGACCTTATACTCATCAGGGACAGCCTCATGCTGCATATTCATAATAGCGTCCCTGTCATCCGCTGGTGATGGTATGTAACCTAGCCCGTATTTCATTGCTTATCTTTTTTATGGTAATCAATTATCTTGATATTAAACGTATCGGATCTTTGCCTTACCTGTATAGACCCCCTAGCCTTCCCCTTGGCGTCGTACAGGGCGGTAAAGCCAAAGTTATCGACCCGGCCGTCGTCCAGCGTAAACCGCCACTCCTTCCATTGGCCCATCACGGTCCCGGAAGACACTATAGAATCCACTACATAAGATATGTCAGTAGTATCATATTCCGTATAATAGGTTCTTGACGTACTGCATCCGACAACCGCTAAGGTAAATAACGTTAACAAGAAAAACAAGATCTTATTCACTTTTCTTAGATTTTTTACGTTTCTTAGATTTCTTCTTATCCTCCGCCTTATTCTCGACATTTACGTCAATACCGGCATCAGCGACCTCAGGGGCGTTATTTTCAGGTATATCAATATGACCTGAGTTAGGATCCATCTTATCCTCATCAACAACAACCTCATTAGGAACATCGATGTCTAAAATCTCTGCCTCCAGATACTTGATACGATCTGACATGATTTTATTCTGGTCCTCAAGTTCCTTATATCTTCTTCTAGCCTCATCGAGTAATTTAGATGATAGTTTATGTTTCTTCTCGATATCCATATAAGCCCGTTTAAGAGTTTCTTTCTCTTTTACCGACTCATTATATAGCTCTCTTGATTTACTAAGCTCATTTCCCATCTTAACTATATGAGAATCCTTTTGTTCTATATCCATATTAAGGGAATCGGAAAGAGTTTCAAGATACCCTACTTTCTCTTCTAATTCCGTTATCTTCTTGCGGGAATCCTCATAATCTCTTTTTAATCTACTTGAATAGCTAATAGCCTCATCAAGATCCTGTTTTAGAGTATTTATATAGCTACTCTTTACTATCTTCAATCCGAACATCCTCATTACTTTTATAAGTTCTAAAAATATCGGCTTTTATCTTGCCGACTATAATTAACTCAGCTATATGTTTGTCTTTCTCGACTATAGCCATATCCTTACGGACATTAGTGACCCTGATCATGATATTCCCGTTATTAGACGAGACGAACGGTGATCCTACCAAAGTAAGTCCCGTATCTCCGGTAAACGACGGCAGCATCATCAACACCCCTATGGTATTATCCGGGAACGATGCCCATACCCCTGTGTCTATATCAAGGACATCACCCTGTCCTAATGGGAAAGCATTACCCTGCTTGATAGGAATATCCTTACCCAACGAGTTCCATGCTTTCGAGAATCTTACGGAGTTAAGGAATATCTTCCCCTCTTCCTCCATCACCCCTACCATAGGTTCGCAATTCAATCTAACCTCGTTTTGTTTATCATCTGGCTTCTCCTCAAGCTCATCAAGGTCTCTGGCTGATGTAAACGACTTGCTTTCCAGAAGCTTTTTAATATCCTCAATACTGGCCATTATAATTTGATTATTAAATAAACGATCTTCAATCCTAACTTCAAATCAGATGTCTTCTCGAACATCTCCCTAAGAGGTAAGATAGTAGCGTCAAGATCTGACGCTACCCATTCTCCATCCTTATAATACATATCCTTTTCCTCGGAATACGCTATACAAGATCGATGCCCTAGGTTCTTCATAACCGTATCTACCTTATTTTGGGTAGGCATCGAGACACGATTCACTTTAGTAGATATATTGAAATTACTCTCCATTAACTTTCTGATTTTTAATTAGTTAATTAAAATGGAAGATCACTGTCGTCTCCAAAAGGAGGATATTGAGGAGGTTGTTGTTGACCTCCAAACAAAGGGGCTTGCGCTTGCTGCGGAGCCTGCTGGTATGATGGAGGAGGCGTTTGCGATGGAGCCTGCGTTGCATATGACGGTGGGGTCGTCTGTGCGGTTGGCGTAGCGCCCATGCTTTGGCTTCTATCCTGTTCCGATTTTTCGTTTTCAGCCTTAAACTTTTCAAGATATTGTTTAAATACTTGAAAAGCGAAAGTGTCTTGAGCCGTATAATCGAATTTCTTGTTACCCATTATATCCGTGCTCTCTACCCTATCAGGCCATCCGTTCTGTCCGTTCTTATAATATTGCTGGATAAGCTCGTCCTTTCCATCTGGAGTTTCCCTAGCGTATGAAATGAAAAAATTACCGGGAGCATATTGATCCCCTTTCTTAGCATGAGCAGGATTTATTACCACCTTACGTTTTAGGTCAATATTAGGCAAGTACCTTACCAGTGACTTCACGTAATTATTAATACCTCCTTTTTGAGTCATCAAAGGAACGTTTATGAAATAATTACCATCCTCATCACTTATCTTTATGGACACGTATTTGGCTTTTATCCCATTGAACTCCACTTCTCGCACATTGATATCAGACAAATAACCTTCGATACCGTTCCGGAATACCCTCCAATAAGAAACGGCTCCGGTCTTCTCGTTTATATGCTCCTCGAAACCTTCCTTTGGCTCTCTTGATGACTGATATAATAGTCCGCTACCACTTACTTTAAAGTAATGGTTATTACCACCTGATGAATTTTCTCTAACTCCCATTTTATATATTTTTAAATATTAAACAATAACTGATGATGACAAGAAATACTCGTTCTTATTATCCTCTCCATAAATCTTATTGAAATGAGATTTATGGTCATGTTCGATAACCACCCTATTACACGATATGCTTTTTATGATACCAAGATATCTTCCACATAATACGTTACATATAATATCTTCACCATGATAAGACAAAGAAGCAAGTCTCTCCTTACATGATTTACCGGAAGACGGGTTCTCTGACATAATACCGCATCCTTTATCGGTAAATATCAACTTGCAATGATCGAACTCATTTACCTTAAGATTGTTTTGGAGGGCTTGGACGAGTAGATCCTTATCAAAGACATAGGTACTTGTTTTGACAAAATGCTCGTCCACGAACCTCCAATTTGGATAATTACCCTCAAAATGGGTCTCATACATATCCATATAAGGCGTAGAGAAATAAGTCTTAGTATCGTCCACTTTTATAGACAACATATCCGATGACTTATTGATATGCTTATCAAGCAATATCGCGGATTCGTTCGATACCGGTATAAACATCTTCTCTACCTTATCCTGATTAGGGACAAAATACCTGTAAATAGTATTTCTATCCGTACTTACTATATTAATATTAATATCATCAATATCAATAACCACATTCTCGATGCATGGATAAAAGTCATCTACCTCCGTATAATCGCTGGCTTTGTTAAGAACCGAAACATAATCGCTCATCTTAACCTTAATTCCTCCATCAAGTATCTTATGTACCTGTGGGAATGTATTGATATCAAAAGCCGGACAACTATACTCACCAGAAGCGTAGTGGATCGTGATCTGATCTTTTCTATCCGAAAGCAGTATCGTAATCTCACAATTCTTCTGTTTTTTCATGAACTTAATAAAAGAGCTTGCCTCTACCAAGAAAGAGAAGTTAGAGTCAGCCTCTACCTCCAATCGCTCTATAACACATACCTTTGCATTTACGGAAGTGATATAAGCCAGATTATTGACAACATCTATCTTAAGATTCTTATAAAGGGAGTTGGGACCGGCATTCTTAACAACCGTCTCCAATTTGCCCAACTTCTCATTTAATGACTTCGACAAGCATCTTATAAGCATAACGAACAACTTTTTATTACATCGCAAATATAATCATAATTATATTAATACAAATACAATAAATACTTAATAGTATTAAAATAGTTTAAACTTACGTCTAATATACTCGGCTATAAGCGTAGCGTCACACATGCCGTCTTGTATCTTAGTAGGTTGTACTCCTTTTCCTGACCATGGTTTCACGAAAGAAACCAAAGGGAAAAGGCGCATGGCACATCGGATGGAGGTAGCCTTCGTGTCTAACTTCGCCGCCGTATACACCCGATCGGCTGTCGTATGAAGTTCCTTCTGCCAGGTCTTTGGTTGCACCTCCTCGAACATGAACCTAACATCCGGGTGAGATCCGTATCGTTCCATCATCTCCACCATCATCGCAAATAGAGCGTTCGGTTCCCGGCGTCTCCCGCCAAAGGTGAAGTTGCTGGCTGCCGAGCTGTTGTGGATGCTATGGACGTCCTCGACGGCGATCGCCAGCGTCCCGCCTCCCTTTTCTTGGATCTTGTCAGCGGCATCGAGGAAGAAGCTTGATATAGCCCTAAGATCTATATCCCCCTTAACCGATATCCTTGGAGTCATAATTACCTTAATATCCCCGTTCTCCGGGATCATGGACAATCCTCCGGTGTCTATACCCGGATCTATACCTATTGATATATTCATAACTTCAACGTATATAATGAATGGAAATCCTCCGGTCTAAACACCTGTATTGAGTTATCCGGATACATACCTATATAATAACCGTAAAAAGCCCGTAGAATGCCATTTTCTAGCCTTATATCCAATGCCTTTACCTTATTCCCTTCAACCATAACATCAACCTCATCAGTCTTGTTAGATATCTTATCGAACCATTCAGGTATAGGATCAATACCGTACCTGAATGCGTTTACCGTTGATTTTATCGAGATATATGTTCCCATATTAGATAAGATTACAATCGTCTCGTTTAACAACCTTAAAATCGCCATTTCTAAGTAATATCGCTACATCAGATCTCGTATACGTAAGAGGTGTATACGACACCAAATGATAAGAAGCCTGCCCTGTCGCTGGCCGAACTGGTCTTAATACGGCTATGGCTATATCGCCGCCAAGTTCCGTACCACCGGTAACACCCTGTAGGCACATGTATATGAATCCCTCATACTCATATCTCTTTCCGATAAACTCACTCATGGGAATACCTACGAACAGATAGTTCTTCACATCCCCTTTCTTAACCTCGACAGCGTTCTCTACACTGGACGGTATTACTTCTACAAATTTTACTCCTATTGCCATGATTACAAATTCAATTTAGTTCTTAATTCTTGACACAATTCTTGATTATCCCTCATGATACTTAACGTATTATCCACTCCATTCCCTACCCGGACCTCGCCATACCAGTACCATGATCCTTTACGGGTAAAGATACCGGTTTCCTCACATAACTTCAAAAGTTCAAGCTCCTTGTCAAATCCTACGCCATAATACAAGGCTGTCTCTGCTATCTGGAAGGGTATAGCTGTCTTGTTCTTCAATACCTTTATCCGAACCTCATGACCGATAGAAGACCCGTCTTCTCCTACAATGACCTTCTTCCTCGACATCTCCATACGGATAGAGGCGTAGAATTTAAGGGCATTACCGCCGGTTGTTACCTTAGGATCACCGTATATTACACCAATCTTCTCACGATACTGGTTGATGAATACCAGAACACAATCGCTTTTGTTTACGATCCCGGTAAGAACTCTCATAGCTTTTGACATCAACCGGGCTTGTAATCCCATGTTGCTGTCTTCCATATCACCCTCAATCTCCTTCTTAGGGACTAGATTCGCCACAGAATCCACGACAATAAAGCCTACCCTGCCGGACTCCACCAGCTTGGCCGTGATATCGATAGCCAACTCCCCGTAGCTTGGCTGGGAAATAAGGAACCGGTTCACGTCCAATCCCATCTTCTTAGCGTATTCGATATCAAAAGCGTTCTCCACGTCTATTATAGCTACCAGCTTATCGGGGTGCTTTTTCTGGAACTCGATCATACTTAACGTACACATCATGGTCTTGCCACAAGATTCCATCCCGACCAGCTCATGGATCCGGCCTACCGCCCATCCGCCGCCGAGGGCCTTATCCACCACCAGCGATCCTGTGCTTTCCCTTGGTATGGATATTATAGGCTTATCGTCACCGAAGTTCATTATCGAGCCTTCTCCAAGCTCTTTATTTAAAGATGATACTAACTCATCTACGTCTGAAAAAAGTTCTTTCTTAGCCATTATAATCCGTATTGTTCGAAGTCAAATAAATCTTGTTGTTTTTTGATCATATCCTTCCCGATATCAGATATCTTTTCTGGGTTCAAAACACCCTCATTCTCATCTACCTTATCCATAAAGTCAGATATCTTATCGCTTAGCAGTACCATATCTTCCTTAGGAACTGATTTTAGATAAAGACCGTCTATAGACCTACATCTTGAAAGAGCGGTATATATCTGTCCTATCTCGAAGGCTCTGCTGATGTCTACAAATATATTATCTAAAGTCATTCCCTGGGATTTGTGGACAGTTATGGCGTATCCTAACCTCAATGGATATTGTATTATATAGCCGCAAGAAATGCCTTCAAGGGAATCATCTACATGCTTGTACTTCATCTTCTCCCACTTCTCTTTGGTTATCTCCACCTCAGTATCGTTATCTAGATGAACATATATCGTCTCATCAACAGTATCTATGCTGGTTATGATACCCATCGAGCCATTGACATACCCATTGCCGTTTCTGGTTATTATGACCTTAGCCCCTACCTTTACTATAAGCTCATCCTCGCAAGGCGCTACAGGCTTCTCCCCGAATACAGTGGCATCGAACTTAAATACCTTATTATTGATCTTATCAAGATTAGTCTTATTTATCTCATAAGCTTCTTTGTTAGTTGAGCATATAATTATAGTATTATCCATATTATCCGGATACTTGACCCTGCTATCCAATATCTGTCTTGACTCGTCGGTAATAACCCCACATCTTATATCCTCAAGTACGGAAAGAAGCTGAGGATCTTTTTGACGGAATACGTTCTCGAAGGTAATGACCGAGAATCCTGACGCTCTTAATGCCTTTGATGAGAAAAAGAACCGGCTCTCATAATATTTGTCGATAAAATCATCCGCCGTCACCACAGGCGGTAGTTGTGATAGATCTCCAAACATAATCAACCTAACACCACCGAAAGGCTCCTTGCTACGCCTGCATTGTCTAAGTATGTCAGCTACCTCATCAAGCAAATCGGGTCTTACCATACTTATCTCGTCAATGACGATAGTATCAAGATTCTTGATCTTCTTCTTCATAAACGGACTTACATCCACCTTATTCGATAACATACCTCTCTCGATAGAAGGTATATAAGGATCGTTCTTTATAGAGAAGAACGAATGGATGGTCTGTCCACCGGCATTCAACGCCGCTACTCCAGTCGGGGCTACGATAACGCACTTACCCAAGAACTTTACGATACGTCTCATGAACGTACTTTTACCACTACCAGCTCTACCGGTAATGAACAGATTCTCCCTAGTGGTGAAAATCTTCTTCAAGGCACGACCCTGCTCCACGTTTTTATCCACCGTCATAATATGACGAAGGAGGTCGTTTTCATTTCTAAAATCCTCTTTTACCATATCTTTTTAAGTTTATGGTACAAAGATACGAATAGTTATAATTAACTAATTGAAATAAATGTAAATAATATATAAATATTAAATTTTGTATCTGATACTCAAATCATCCAGCCTTACTCATCTCAACCCCTTTTACCCCTAAGAAAACGTCTTTTATAAAATATTCGGCGATAATTATATGCATTATCGTTCCTCTGTATGATAGTCTTAGGTGTCCGATAGTTACGTTTTTCCTGTCTTTGGTATTGACTATTCCATTGTTTTTCTTTACCTCATCATATAAATCGGATATAGTCTTACAGCACATACTAAGAACTTCTTTTATCATCCGATATACCGTTCTTTGGGATATTAGCATCATACCTTCTTTTGATAACTTTATATTCAATCTATCCATAAGATATGACACATTGAATTTGACAGTTCTTTTTTTAGTTACCTTATATATCTTATTTATATTTCTGTTTCTAGCTGAGAATATTATTTTTGATAACATCTTGACTCTATTTAATTTACGACTTTTGTTAGCCATCCTTCTTCTGGTATTCGAATCAAGATTTTTATCAAGGCAGGTATATACAGATTCTCCTTTCTTTACAAACATATCCTTTATCCTTGGGGTCTTACTAGCCTTATGCTTGTATTTTATGATATCCGATAAAGCTATCATAATCTCTCCTTCAGCCCAAGCCTTTAAGCTTATAAGCTGGTAGTTCATATCCTCATGAGAATCCCTTAATACATGTCGGTAGCAGAAATAAGCGCATCCATCCGATAGGATATCAATAAAATCATTGGTGTTAATCTCTATCTGATCTCTGTTTCCATCTTGCATCCTTTTTCTTAGAAACACATGTTTGGATACGTTTATGATAATAAGATATATCATTGCCATCTTACATTCATCGCTGATCTGGATTCCCGATCCATGATACTCCTCATGTTTCAATGAATATTTTATGGCTGTCACTTTCTTGCCTTCCTTATTGGTAACAGGCTTAAAATCAACTGGACATATAAGTGATCCGGCTGGAAGTTTTACACATCCTAGCTCATCTTTCTTGGCCTGAATATTACGTGGAATATATCTTTCGGTAAGAATCTTATCGAAATTTGATTTCATTATATGTAAAAATCTTATCTTTGTTCCCATAGGATATTTTTTTTGCTGCGAATATACGAGTTTCGTAAATACGAAACAAGTTATTCGGATGGATGGGTAGCCTGTGAAGGTCGCCCATTTGTTGTTTATACGAAATTGTCGTAATAAAATGGGAGGGGTAAATATCTGTGTTTCTGTATGATCATTTTTGACATCATACTTGTTACGCGCGCATTAATAGGTATATTTATTAATTATAATTAACTATATTAATATATCCTACTTCCTAATCCTCCATGTTTTGTGTAGGGTATATCATGAAGTCAAATGTCTATATAGCTAATTAATATTTTTACTGCCAAGGTGTAGTGCCGTCAGGCAGGACACCGCAGGCTTATAATAACAATGCCATATGATGTTACCGGAGTCCGGGACCCGGAAGGGGATCGGGCGGAGCAGAAGCCAAAGGAGAAAAGGTGAGGTCTTGTGCGGTCGCTCACGCTCCGGCCGCCCGTATCCTCTACGGCAGGCTCCATCGCCCCAAGACTTCCCATTTCCTTTGGATTTATATCCCATAGCACGGCAGGAAGGCATCCAAAGGGAAAAGGTGTGGTCATGTCCCGTGAGGCAGGATAGGGCTGTCCACCGCCGCTCGGAGGCATGTATGGCCGGTGCTCAACTGGCCTCGTTGCCGTGTCTTACGGTGGACTCATTCGGCCTTCCTCCGCCATTTCCACCACCTTTTCCCTTTGGATATTCGTAAATACATGCTAATCAGCATATATTATGTTGATTATGGCATAATTTCTTGACAACGATATTTTTTTTAAGTAGTTTTGTCGAAAACTAATTTTATATGGCCGAACAGAGGAAAGCTTTCGTATTTGCGTTGCCTTATGATACTAGGTTGGATATGATCCAGCAGTTCTTAAGGATATACAACGGCTATCTGGATTCCAAGGGTAGGAGCTTGATTACTGAAAGGACGATAAACTTACTTTCTTTCTACATCAACTACGGATACTCGGATGATACCAGAGCCAAGTACATGGATTGTTATGGACAGAAGGAATCTTATATCGCTGTCCTTAACAATGAGCTAAAGCGTGGCGGTTTTTTAGTAGATAAAAAGAACGGAAATTTCCGTACCCGTGAGCTGTCTATTGAGATGAGAAGCCTACGTAATTATTTTGTTCTTGACGGGGAGGGTGATGACACCCGTGTAATGGGATTCGTATTCAAGAGAAACAAGCTTAATATTGATGGATAGGAGTCTTATTTCGTTCGACAGGGATATTGTCGATGAGGTGGTGAGAAGATCTGGAGGAAAATATACCAAGCAACAGGTCGAGTGGTGCATGAAAGCATCCGTATCTTATATCCATCATCTCGCCAGATATACCGATAATATATCTATCAGGATCCCGTTTATCGGATACGTTATCTGCAATCTCCGTGAGATGCGTGTAAGACGTGATAAGATACGTAGGATATTTGTCAAGGAGGGTAATCGTTATCCAGACGAAAGGATGCCTATTGAGCTTGATTGTTTGGATAAGAAGATAAAGGTGATAGAAGGTATGGAGGGATTGAAGAACGGAGATCCCCTTATACGTGACAATCATGAGGCTATGTACCAATGCCGGTATGGCATGACATGGGAACAGTTACAGGATTTTCAACAACAACAATTTAAAAAATAATTATCGTGCAAACAATTGGTAAAGCCCAAGTAATAGCCCAAGCTTGGGAAGACAGTTTATTGGGCAGGATTCCTAAGGATGAGAAGGATTATCCGGAGTGGTACAAGAATCGTCTTGATTTATGCAAGAAATGTCCTAAGAACTCTTCTAATATTTTTTTCTTTAAGTTACCAGCTAAGGTATTGCTGCAAAGATTGATGGGAAGACAGGCGTGCTCGTTGTGCGGTTGCTTTATCAAGGAAAAGGCTTGGATGAAGACAGAGGTATGCCCGTTAAAGTTCGTGGAGGGGGAGAAAGCCAAATGGAATGCTATGGAGGTCATAACCGCCGATCATAACGATTTTAATATCGAGAGTCCTAATGATAATTTCGACGTGGGACTATCGGATGATGAAAGTGAGTTTTATATAAATCTTTTCGATCAGAAGATAGGAGATAAGATCGAGATCGTTCTGTTTATAACTCATAAGGATGGATTCCATGTTAAGGATAAACATTTTTCATGCGGATGTATAGGTGAAGTATCATACAACAATCATCCTGATAACGAGAATAGAACCATATTTCGTATGACGTTGGATACATCAAAATACCCGGAAGGTCATTTTGAGAAACATCTATCTCTTACCGGTTATGTGAAGGATGATCCTGAACGTAATTTCAAACATTTCCCGCTACGTATTATAGGGGAAGCTTATAAATAATGCTATGAGAAATCTCGTAAGAAGCAAGATAGATGACCGTATCCATGCCCTTATTGTCATGGAAGTCGGATGCCGTGAGTTACCTGAATATTCATTGGGTGATATACTTTACTCCGCTTTAAGGAGGATAGCTAGGGCTAATGGTGGTAATGTCCGCTTCTTGCGGGATGTTAGTACCAGGGATTTATTGAGGTCTATAGACCAAAGCATCAGTGATGAGATCGAATTAAATAATAATGATTTTAACGTGTGATTATGATGGAAGAGGATAAGGATATCAAGAAAGAGATCAGGGATTATCTTAAAGAAGAGGCGGATACCCATATAAGGCATTGGATAGCCATAAAACGTGAGAGCAAGCGTCTGTATAGCGATATTGAGGATAGGACTAAGAAGATAGCCCTTAAATCATCTTCGTTGATAAAAGAGGAGGATTTTGTCGTTCTTCATGAGATGACCCATAAGATACAGATGTTGAATATAGAGGCTGTAAAAGTCAATTCTAGGTTGATGTTCATAATCCAGTTGGCTACCAGCTTCGGTATGGATCTGGATTTAGATACGACATATGCGTCCACCGCCAAGAGCATTATAGAAGACAGAACGTCTGGATTCGTGTTTTATGATGATAAGGAACGTCTGAGATATGCTGACAAGGAGCTTGAGGATATGTTCCATGACATGAGCGTGACGGAAGTAAGTAAGATCGGGGTTGTTCAGTCTTATGAGCTTCTTATGAAACAGTATAACGAGTTTAAGGACATAATCAAAAATAATATTAATTCCATATAATTTCATTATAGGGTTTTAATATATCTATAAGGATCTGATTATTAGCCTAAGTCTTGAAACAGAGGCTACGTTATTGGAGAATATATAGTTACCTACGGATGTTTATCCAAGTCCGTAGCTCTAAGGTAGGTGATTAAACAGGGATTGTATTTGGGTTCCAGTGTTGCCTATATAAAACCTTCAATAACATTGGCGATGGGTACTAACAGGGTTTTTACCCTGACTTATGTTGAATAAACATTTTATTAAATTATTTATTGTAAATGGTTTATGTACAGGACATAGATGGTAAACCGATGATGCCTACGACAAGGCATGGTAAGGTTAGGAGGTTGCTTAAGGCAAATAAAGCAACCGTAGTGAATCTTTGTCCGTTTACGATTCAGTTAACTTACAAATCAACCGATCATAAACAGCCGGTTACTCTGGGCATTGATGCAGGAGCTAAACATATCGGTTTTTCTGCAACAACTGAAAAAGAAGAGTTATTTGCTTGTGAAACAATCTTAAGAACAGATATCGTAGATTTACTTTCAACGAGATCTCAAAACAGAAGGACAAGAAGATCAAGGCTCAGATATAGGAAGCCTAAATTTAACAACAGAGTTTTCTCTAAAAAGAAAGGCTGGGTAGCCCCTTCTGTAAAACAAAGAATTGATTCCCATTTAAACGAAGTGAATGAAATTCATAAAATCCTTCCGATTACTAAAATAGTAATTGAGGCCGCTCAGTTCGATACTCATAAAATGAAAAATCCTAATATTTCAGGAATTGATTATCAAAACGGAGAACAACTTGGATTTTGGAATGTCAGAGAGTACGTTTTGTTCAGAGACGGACATAAATGTAGTTATTGTAAAGGGAAATCAAAAGATCTGATCCTGAATATTCATCATATCGAGTCTCGAAAAACAGGAGGTGATTCCCCTTCCAATCTCATTACCTTGTGTGAAACTTGTCATAAGGAATATCACAAAGGCAATATTGATTTAAAGGTAAGGCGAGGCAAGTCGCTTTGCGGCGCAGCCATAATGGGAATCATGAAATGGAGATTATACGATGAGTTGAAGTCAAGATATTCAAACGTTTCAATGACGTTCGGTTACATTACAAAATATAATCGGATTAAATACGGAATAGAAAAATCACATACATCCGATGCGTTTGTAATTTCTAAGAACTTCAATGCGAAACGAATTGAGTATCAATACTTGAAACGTTTAGTTCGTAGGCATAACAGGCAAATACATAAAATGAAAATTTTAAAAGGAGGGAAGAAGAAAAATAATCAAGCTCCTTTTGAGGTTTTCGGATTTAGATTGTTTGATAAAGTATTGTATAACAATGAAATAAATTTTATTTATGGAAGAAGAAAATCGGGAAATTTCAATATCAGGGATTTCAATGGAGAAAATCCAAAGGATGTTTCATACAAAAAGCTTAAACTCATTAGAGGAAAGAGGCATCCGATTATATTAAAGTAAATAAATGTATATAAACATGTTTAATATATTTTTAAATATGAAAGCCAATGCCACAGGGAAGACGAAAGCCGACGAGTAGGGACGTCGATCGGGTAAACGATAATCTTGAGGTCATATCCAAGGCCGTGGATGACGCCAAGACGTATATCGCCAAGCATCCATGGGATAAGGAGAAGCCTGAGGATATGGCTAGGGCGTTCGATTTCATATCCAAGCTGATCGATAAGATCAACGTATGGAATGACTCGTATATGGAGAAGAGTGGAATCATGGATGTATACAGGAGTGTCAGCAATGTCCAGAAGAAGGAACGTAAGGGACAGGTTTCCGGTGGTATAGAATCCGTATTAAAAAATATGCGATCATGAGTTTAAGCACGAGTCCAGAATTTTATGTAAACATGAAGAATCCCCCTATATGGAACGATCTGTTCGGATGGGAGGATCAGGATGATGATGTTAAGCAGTTCTTCACGGAGGAGGCTTATAAGGTCAAGAACGGGGTGACTATCAACGGTACGTTCATCCCGCCATGGCTTTATTGGCATGTTAATTTCTTTCCCGTATTTCAAGACCTTCCAAATGGAGAGCGTGTTCCGGCTATCAGCCGGTTACGTGATAATGAATGGTTTTTCGCCGAGATGTACCAACGTGCCCGTCAGGAGAAGAAAGGGCTGGGGATGTTCGGTACCCGTCGTTTTGGGAAGGCCCTTCTGGACTCGGAGCTGATATATACTCCTTATGGACCTAAGAAGATAGGGTTCGCTGATATCGGTGATATCATATATGGCGATGATGGTAAGCTTACGACTGTAGTAGGCGTATATCCTCAAGGGTTCGTTGATATGTATAAGGTTACGTTTGAGGACGGGCGCAGTATAGTATGTTGCGGTCAACATCAGTGGAAGGTTAAATATCATGGTGATTATAAAGTCATGAGCACTATGGGTATCATCCACTCTGACTTCCAGAAGATGACTATAGACATAGGGGAGGCCGTGGATTTCCCCGAGCGGCGGTGGCTGATGTCGCCCCAGCTCCTTGGGTCTCTGACCGCCTCTTTCCTTTGTGGATCTACCGACAGGATCTTCGAGTTAAGCAATAAGGAGATGGATGATATTATTTATTCATCCAAAAAACAGAAGGAGTTGTTTATAAGCTCATTCATGAAGATATCTTGCGGTATAAGTACCGGTGATGATTGTTTTAAGGTCGTTTACAAAAGTGAGTATATTATATCCTTCGTAAGAAGAATATTCTGGTCTATGGGATATTATTGCGTCATGGATGGTGATGATATGTATATATCCAAGACTCATAACAGGCTTAGGATATCCGATATAGATTATTACGGGAAGTATAAGGCTACTTGTATTGAGGTCGATAATAAGTCCCATCAGTTCCTTGCCACTAATTTTGTCGTATCCCATAATACGACTATCATGTCATCACTTCTCCAGATGAACGCTACCATGACGATCGGGCTTAGTCATTCCGTGGTAGGTTTCAGCGATAGCGATTTATCTAATATAGGTGAGTATTGTGAGTATGGTCTTGATCATGTGCATCCTTTTTTCAGGATTAACAGGACCAAGACCGATTGGAGTTCTGGTGTCACCTTAGGCAAGCGTATGTCCAACGGGGTTCGTGATGTTCATGCCATAATATCCATAGCCAACATCAACATGGGTAGGAAGACATCCACACAGAAGACTGCCGGTCTGACCCCCGCCACGGCTATTTTCGACGAGGTAGGTAAGGGACCTATCAAGAAGCCGTACACTGCCGCCATGCCGTCATACGACACTCCTTACGGCTGGCGTCTCAGTCCTATCTTGGCTGGTACCGGTGGTGAGGTGGAACTATCCAAGGACGCTCAGGAGATGTTCTCTGATCCTGATACATACAATCTCCTGGTCATGGACTGGGATATTTTAAATCGGAGAGCCATGAAAGGGAAAACATGGAAAGAAAGGAAATGGGCGATGTTTGTCCCCGGTCAGATGGCTAACTCCGGTGTCAAGAGAACTATAGGTCTGGGTGATTATTTGGGGAAACCTGATGATAAGAAGCTTAATAAGATCAAGATCGACGCTACTGATTTCGAGGCTAGTACCAATAAACTTAATGAGGAACGGAAGAAGTTATCTACGAAAGATAGGGTTGCGTACACTTCTCATACCATGTTCTATCCATTTACGATTGACGACTGTTTTTTAAGCTCATCCCAGAACCTATTCCCGGTCGAGTACGCTATCAAGCATAAGAATGATCTCCTTGAGTCGGGGCAATATAGCGGTATGCTGTGTGATGTTTTCCTTGAATCTGGAAATAAACTTGGCACTACTAAATCGAATAAGCAATTGGCTGGTTTTCCGTTTAGCGGTGGTGTTATTGACGCTCCTGTCCAGATATTCGAGATGCCTCAATCTAATAGGTTTGACGATTTTATTTATGTTGCAGGCCAAGATCCCTATAAACAGGCTAAGTCTGATACTCCTTCATTGGGATCCTTTTATATATTCAAAAGGCGTGTTGGTATCCGAGATCCTTATGCCTATAGAATAGTTGCCTCTTACGTATCCCGCCCATCATCTATAGACCAATTCTGTCGTACATGCGAGGTACTTCAGAAAGGATATGGTGCTATATGTCTTATGGAGAACGCTGACCAGATGTATGAGCAGTATCTTAACCGTAAAAGCGGTATGCCAGCGTCTTTCTTTCTGTTTGCTGGTGAGGCAATAGCCAATAAGTATGTGAAGGCCGGCTCCCGGCAGAACAGCAAGCTGGGGCTATACCCGACCCCCGGCAACCAGAACCTGCTATTCTCGTGCGTAGTGGATTATTGCTGGCAGGATTTCGTTATTGGCTATGATGATAGTACCGGTCTTGATATAACGGTTAAAGGCATTGAGTTGATTGATGATATAGCTCTTTTGGATGAGATAATACAGTATAAGCCCGGATTGAACGTTGATAGGATAATAGCGTTCGGGCATGCGTTGGTTCTCGCCAGATATTTTGACGATAACAATTACATGCCTAAATCGAAGATCGAGGAGATGAATAATGCCCGCAAGGAAGACGCTTATAAACACCATGAGGTATATGCATCTGCATTTGGATCGGTATCTATAGGAGCTTTTAGGTAAATGAATGTCAATTAAACGCCTATCTTTGTTGTAAATAAAATTGAATAATCATGGAAGTGTTTAATAGAGATCATTCGTTTCCGGCAAAAGGAGCGCTATTAGGATTACCCCCTCAGGCTATTTCCACGAAGAAAAAGAACAGGAAATGGAAGGAGGATTGTATGGACGCTCTTGAGACGATAGGGTTGAAACAGTATGATCGTAACCAGATGTACCGTGACTATTATCTGATGGCGGATGGTAAGTTATCTTTTATGGAGATGGCAGATGTTATCCCTCAGTTAAGGAACGTTCAGAAGCTAAGGAGCGATATAAGGATACCTTCTTTCTTGAAGCATTATGATATCATAGGTGGTATCGTAAACGCCTTTGAGGGATGGCTGACAAACCTACAGGATAAGTATACGGTTAATGAGGTAGGTGATATGGCTATAAGTGAGTATGAGGATACGATGTCAAACTTACTTCATCGTCATATACAAGAACAGTGGGATATTATCGTTAATCAGCGTCTTGTGGAGGCCGGTCTTGATCCTACGTACAATGAGTTTAATTCCGAGGAGGAGCGTCAGGCTTATGTTCAGCAAATCCAACAGGCCAAAGTGTCTATGACCCCTGATGATATCCAGAGGTTCATGAGTACAAGATGGAAGACGCAGGCGGCGGTATGGGGGGATCATACGATCGAGGCTGACCGTAGCCGGTTTTATATGGATGAGCTTGACAGGGAGAATTTCCGGGATCGTCTTCTTAGCGGAAAGATGTTCCGGAATCATTTCGTTGGTTTCGATTACTACCGTCCGGAGGTATGGAGTCCGATGGAGGTATTCCATCCTGACGTGAAATACCCGCAATACGGATCTTATGTGGGCCGTATTCATTATTACGAGGGTGTTGAGCTGATATCAAGATACGGCCATAAGATGACGGCCAAGGACAAGCGTCGTATTATGGGCGGTGATGATGATTATGAGGGATGGGTATCTAATGACGGTACTAGGTATGACTGGAAGAAAAAGAAGCCGTCTATTACCGGTATGTACGAGAATGAGGTTGTCCCATGGAAGGGATACCATGACTATGAATCTATAGTCGCCGCTGAGGATTACTACGGCGTTCCGATGGGTGAGTACCACACCTTCGGGCCGGACGGGGAGGAGCACACCCAGCCCCGCTTCTTGCCCCGCTTCCATCCCTTTGGCTATTTTAACTCTGACATGTCCAATGGTAAGAGATATGAGATAGATTCCCGCCTTTTTAGGGTCATGGAGGGATATTGGGTATCCATGAAACCGGTATTCTTAATAACTTACATGACGGAGACCGGGATGGTGGATCAGGAGCTTGTTACCGACGAGCTATTGCCTGAGTTTTTGGAGAAGAACGGTATCAAGAAAGTGAAGAGGGTTATGGCCGAAGCCGTTGGTGATCCTGAGGTGAACACCTATATATTGGAGTATGTCCCTGAGGTTAGGTTTGGCGTTAAGATCACCGGAGGTAATTTAATGGATAAGCCTATATATATCGGTGGGGATCCAATACCTCATCAGATACATGGTGACAGCAGTCTGTATGATTATGTCATTCCGGTTTCTGGATTTATAGGGGCCAGTCTCGCTGATCGCATACAACCGTTCCAGATGATGTATAACCTTGCTATGAATCAGCTATACAATAACGCCGAGAAGGAGATCGGTAAGTTCTTCTTAGGTGACTTGGGATTCCTTCCTACTGAATATAAGGATATGATGGACAAGAAGGGCGCTTTGGCTACCTTCATGCAGATCGTGAAGTCCGTTTCGTTTATGGGCGTAGGTGGTAACGATACGAACAATCCTTACCAGAATCCTCAGATGAGTAGCATATATAACCAGTTCGGTGTATATGATCTTACTAATACGGATCAGATAAGATCCCGTATGGAAATGGCGTCTTACGCCTATATGATGGCTTATAGGATGATAGGTATATCCGAGCAGGCAATGGGTCAGTCAACTAGATACGAGAGTTCTACGGGCGTAAAACAGGGGGTTAACGCTACTATGCTACAGACCCAGACTTACTTTAATGATTTCGATGACTTCAAGAAACGGACATTGGATATTCATCTAGCCGTGGCTCAAGTATGTCAGAAGGAAGGATACGATTGGACCGTGATGTACAGAAACAGCGATCTTTCCTTGGCTTACATCAGTCTTACGGATAACAGCTTGTCGTTACGTCATCTTAATGTTATGGCTGTATCTAATTCCAAGAAACGTCTGGAATTGGAGAATTTGAAACAATATATATTACAGACAAATACGTTAGGTAATGACTTGCTTGATATCACTAGGATGATGAGCGCCAACTCAACGGCTGAGATGAATCAGATCGGAAGGGATGCTAGATCTTACGCCGATCGTGTAAGGCAGGAAGAATACCAGAATCAACAGCGACTTGTCCAGCAGCAAGCTGAGGCCGATCAACAGGCTCGTAATGATGAGCATGAGAAGGATAAGGAACTGGCTTATATCAAGGGTAACTTCGACTTACGGGGTAAGAGCATAATGGCCGCCGGTCAAGCGGCTAGGACCCAAGACAACGCGGAGGGTATGGATTATGTGGAAGCCATAGCGGATCGAGCCTTGAAGGAACGGGATCTGGATATCCGGGAGGAGGATATGAGAACCAGGCAGGCTAACGCCGAGGCTGAGCGAAGATCTCGCGAGGAGATAGAGAAAAGGAAGTTGGAATTAAAGGAAAAGGAGATAGATGCTAGGAATAAACGTTCTGATACAGATAGGTTTACGTCAATAATAAACAAGAATTGATTACAAGTTTTGTAAATATTTTTACAAAATCTGTAATCATTTTGGCGTAAAATTCTGTCATATACTATAATGGGTTTGATTTAATTGGTAATTGGATTAATAATACTTTTGTAAAAAGCAAAAAAGGAAATTGTATGAATGACATGGGTGATTTCGCTAAGGGTTTTAAGACCATGAGTGTCGAGGAACTTTTTTACCGTGGTGACGGTGATGGCGATAAGAATAATATTGAGGGTAAATATGATAAGGATGGTAATCCTATAGGTGATACCAATAAAGAGCCTGCCGACGGCGGAGCGGCTGACGGTGGCGGGGATAAGGGCGGCGACGTTACCAACCCAGACCCGGATTCCTTTGGCGAAGGCAGTACTGATAATAATAACGTGGTATCAGGGTTTAACGGGAAATCTTTCTTGGAAAAGATGGCCGCCAGAGGTATCATCGACAGTATCGATAACCTTGATATTATGGTAGATGACAAGCCAGTTGATCTTTCTACTATCACAAAAGAAGATGATCTACTTGATATAGTGGAGGGATTGATCAAGGATAAGGCCGATGAGTTGTTGAAGGATAAGGTTGATACCGGTTCTATGTCTGACTTTATGAAGAAGATGATAGAGGTGGATAAGGCTGGAGGTAACGTAGGTCAGCTTCTAAACCAATATCAGAACATTCAGGCGCCGTTGGACAACCTTGATATGAGCAACAAGAATGATCAGCTTGCGGTCATCCAACATTATTATAAGATGTTGGGTATGCCGGAAGATGAGATAAAGGATAATATGGAGATGATGATTGGCAAGGGCGATGAGTTCATTGAGTCCAAGGCAAATAAATTCCATGATATCCTGAAAAAGGAGATGGATAACCTTATCGAGGAGGAGAAGAAAAAATCCGAGAAAAGGAAACAGGAGTTGATTGAGCAGATGAAGATCTATAAGAAAGGTCTTAAGACGTCTATAAGCTCAGGATTCCAGTTGACTGACACGATGATAGGTAAGGCTGTCGATTTCGTTACCAAGCCGATAGACAATCAAGGTCATACGGCTATAGATAAAGCTTATTCGGAGGCTATCAAGAATCCGGACATGGCCGCTGATCTGGCTTTGTTCTTGATGAATAAGGACGAGTTCCTTAAACAGAAGACTAACAAGGCTAAGATGGAGGTCAATAAGAAGACCATCACTCTTCTTTCTGGCAATAAGGGAGGAAAGCAAAATAAGAATAATATCGATAATGATACTATAGAGGCTAACTTCCTTGATCTGAGTGGATCAAAGAGTGTATAACATTAAAAGATAGATAATTATGAATCCTTTTTTAACAAAAAGTTTTCCGGCTACCGTGAATGGCGATAACGTTATTGCCTTCACCGATGCCAAGAATTATAAGACTTCGCTCGTAGAGCATAACTTAGGCTCATTGGCGAGCTGGTATTATGAGGATCCGGACAAGAATCATTTGGGTCTGTTGAATCTGTTCTCTAATATCGCTAATTACCCCGTTCCGATGTATATGGGTATGATTAATAACGGCGCTACGATCTCCGTTAACGGTATTGGAGCTTCTTTCCGTTATGATCTTCCCGTTACAAAGACATTCGCTGTAGTTACGGCGGAGGATACTTCGACTCATCATCTGAAACCGGGTATTGATGGAAGTTTGTTTGATATCGTTTTGAATACATCTGAGTTTACGGCTTATGATGTCATCACCTATGACGCCGCTAACGGCTGTAATATCCTTATCTCAGGTGAGATACCGTCTAAGACAGAAGGTGATTTGACACGTTATTGGGGTCGTGTTATCGGCGGAAAGGCTAAATACTTCCCTAAAGAGAAATTACGTCCGGGTATCCGTTACTGGAAGATCGGTCATGCTCTTGGTGAGTACAGTACCCAGTTCTCTAAGGTATCTGGAGCTGACAAGGCCGGTTCTATGACTTGTGAATTCCGTTTAGGAAACCACCGTGGCGTTGAGGGTGAGACCACTATGTATGCTGGTATGAAGTCCATGCAGGCCGCCCAGAATAGCACTTCAGAGTTCGTGGAGACCGCCCTTCGTCGTATGAATGCCATGAGAAGCGAGTATGAGGGTAATATTCCTGATTTGGCTATTATCGGCAAGACTGTTAATGGTAGACTTGATTTACGTACGGCTAAGGTAGCGTCCACGCTGGAGGTATTCTGTATGGCTGAGTTGGTTAAGCTGGAAGCTAGACAGTTGATGTGGCAAGAAGGTGGTATTATCATGGATCAAAATGGCCCTATCCATTTAAATGAGGGTATCTACCGTCAGCTTCGCCGTGGTTATACTATCTATTATAGTCGTCCGATGGGTATTACTAAGGATACTCTTATGGCTGCTGCAGCTTATATTTTCCGTGGTCGTCAAGATCTTCCTATTACGGAGCGTAAGATTAAGTTCAAGGTAGGAGCTATGGCTATGGTCAACTTAGAGAAGTTGATTAGAGAGGCTTTCTTTACTACGTTGAGTAATTTGAGCTGGGGTATGGGTAGTGACCGTATGTTGCCTTCTAATCCTATATCCGGTACTAATGATGCTATGATCTTAGGTCCGGTACAGGTTAAGGGCGCTTTTCTTCCCGGCATCGGAAATGTAGAGTTCGAGCACGATCCTTCTTTGGATTACGCTGACATGACAGATCGTAGCGAGTTAGTGAATGGCATGTATCCTAGATCCTCTTATTCTTGTATTATTGAGAATATCACTGACGCTGGATCGACTAACGCGTATTCCGCTATTCCTAATACGGCTAACGCTAAGTTAGGTAATATGAATAACAACGTATTCTATATCAAGCCAGAAGGCGTAAGCATGTGGTGGGGTTATGAGTACGGTCGTTGGGCGCACAAAGCCAACGGAAATGAGATCGTATCATCCTTGCCGGGCATGAAAGAGCAATTCTGGTGTCACTCAGCTTCCGCGGCTTGGGTTATGGATAACAGCAAGTTCTTGATCATCGAGCTTCAACCGAACTACTTCGGCTAAGTTTTTTTTCATATGTAATTTGGTTTTTAGAGGGGAGGATATTCCTCTCCTCTTTTTTTAGGAAAGTAACGCAAAAATAAGGAAATGAAAGAGATTTTAAAATCAAAGAAGGTATTGGTCGAGGTAAACGGCTTCAATATCATGTCAGATACCTTGTATGAGGTAGTAGGTAAACACGACGGAAGCGCTCCGCAGGCCTTCCAAGACGCCAATATAGCCAAGGCTCCGTTCCCGGAGAATGCTACTCACGTATGTTGCCCGTGGGATGATTTCTCAGAGGTTTACAATACCGGTTTTTATCCAAGATCAAGATGTTATAATGGCATGGATAAGGATGAGGTTGATAAGTTGGTTGATCAGCGTGTCAATAATATAATGAAGCCTTTTGAGAATATTTCCCAGAAGGATCTTTCCCAGACCAATTTCGAGTTTTGGGATGATGCTAAAGACAAGATCTATATGGGTAAGGTTTATAACACGGCTAATACCGTTGAGTTATTTTATTTATATCTGGCTGTATTTTCTGGCATGTTGACTCCTCAAGAAATGGATGGTGATCCTATTTTCATGAACTCCATGTTCTGTTTCATCGAGAAAGACAACGCTAAGGATTTCGTTCAGCAGCGTGAGATCAATAAGATGAATATCAGCTATAAGTTCATCAACGCCCTTAAGAAAGGTGGCAAGGAACGTCAGGCTGCCATCGACCTTCTTCTGTACATCGGCATCGTGACCCGTCCTGATTTTACGGAGGATGATTATTACACCGGATCACTATCAAACTGGATGAACGAGAAGAAGACCAACATCGATTATCTGCTTGATATCTGGGATCGGTCATTGGAGGGTGATTTCAAGGAAGTTCTTGAGTTCTATCGTATCATAAACGTCCTTCAACGTAACGGTCGTATCAATATGACTCCATCTGGCTTGCAATATAATGGTCAGATCATAGGCCCTGACACCCGTACGTCCGCCGAGTTTTTGGCTACCAAGAAAGATCTTATCAGTGTAAAGGCTAATGTCTTGGATGAGTACGAGGAACTTATGTCTATTTCTAATATAGACGATAAGACCAAGAAGGTTAAGGATGTCAAGAAGAAGGAAGACGTAGATAAAGGTGATAAGGTTAATACGGAGGAATAACGATGACGATCCAAGAAGCGTATCTAAGGTCTTTGCAGAAGAACGAGCAGAATCTCGCCAATGGCGGGATTAAGCTTGATCCCGGGAGGTTCGTGCTTTTGTTCAACGAGGCTCAGGACAGGTTGATAAGATACTATCTTAATAGGAAGGATGATGAGACCATCCGATCTATACAAACTCTTCTGGTATACTGGAAATCGCTTAAGGAGGTTAGTCATATTGATGATCCCGAATCGACATCATTCGGTCTTCCTGATGATTATTTATGGTTCTCAAATATAAAAGGAGCGTTTTCTTATAAAGGATGTGAGGTTGGAGATTTTGTCATGTGGGAGGCTAAGAACGAGAATGTTCATGAGCTTCTTGGGGATGATAACAATAGGCCTTCTTTTGACTATCGGGAAACATTCTACACCATAGGTGACGGGAAGGTCGTGGTGTATGAGGACGGCTTTCGTACAGACGAGGTCAGGATGACCTACTACCGGAATCCGGTACGGGTGGATCTGGCCGGGTACATCAACGCCGCCGGTGAGCGGTCCACGGACATCGACCCTGAGCTGCCCGATCCTTTGGTGGAGGAGATTTTGGATATGGTCGCCAAGCAATTCAACCTTAACGAGAATGAGTTGCAGAGGTTTCGGTTTGATAAGGATAATGTGGCTTCCTTTAAATAAACACCGTTAGTTTGATCATTAAGCCTACTCGGAAACGGGTAGGCTTTTTGTTTTACATAAAATGTAAACATCATATTATGTCGTATACTCACGACCTTATTTTATTGCGGTGATGTTGTTTATGATTATGTTTGCGTTAGGTAAATGATTTTTGAACTAAAAAGTTGATAATATGTTGCACAGACCGCAAGACCGGGTACTTTTCGTACCCCCGCACGCTAAGATGGTGGATGTTGATTCCATCTTATTGAAGGAAGGTCAGCTTGGTATTTATGATACTAAGGAGACTTCCGAGAACGGTTGTAAGGCCGTGATTGATTTTACCGGTAAGCCTCGTAATGACAAGCGTTATGAGATCCGTATCGGTCGTAATGAACAAGCGGCTTCCCGCTCTATATATGATAAGGATTTTTCCACGCCTTTGTTCTCGTTGAATGAGATCACCGAGATTTACGCTTCTTGGCCGAAGAAAGATCATGCTTATGTCGATGATGTTATCTTAGGATACAACGGTGTGTCTGATGACACGGCTTTCTCCGTATCCAAGGGCGACCGTATCGCTATCCGCTTGATTCTCGCCGGCAGGGCTTTCGAGCTTCTTGGTTATGAGGGAGGTCGTATTGAGATCAATGACGCTATCCTTTTGGATGATTGTGATAATACTCCAAATCAATGCGAGGAGTGCGATCCTTGCGAGGAGGTTGATTTGTTGCCAGCCGTCCTGAAATGTATCGAGAGGATGAAGAACCAGCCTATCGCTGGTGGTGGTAAGGTATCTGATTATATTGATATCACTCCGGTTACAAGATGTACTAACGAGGCTACGGAGCCTGAGACGGAGGACGTGAACTTCTATTGTATGGAGGTTTGCGATACTGGTGATGACCTTGCCTTGGCTGAGGTTCGTGCCCAGTACCCGGGATTGAAGATCGTTCGTGAGAGCATCAACGGCAGCATGTCACGTTATAAGGTGATGAAGAAAGGGACTAAGCCTAATGACTATACTCAACGTCTGATCTCTATCATGAAAGGATGCGAGGAATGCCCGCCTAGCTATACTGAGGTTAAGGGCGGATACCTGTATTCCATTTCATTGGAGGATGACGGCGTTGATATGTCTACTACGGTAGAGTCTTTACCTAATGTGGTAGCTGATACGGTTAATAAGATGAGCCAGATCAAGGGATCAGGTTTGTATATTGCCGCTACTTCCAAGAAATTGACGGATGAGGAGATCTCTACTTTCGTGGAGGCTAATCCTACGGCTATTATCTACTATGTGGCTAAGACATCCGATATGTGCGAGAATCCTACGGTTCGTACCGCTTCATGGTCAGCTTGTGGTTCTTGTAAGGTATCCACCGAGAAGTATTATATCACGATCCCGGATGATGAGTGCGGAAACAGTGCGTTGGAGGAAATCAAACAGGCTTTCCCGGAACTGGAGATCACTGACTACGGTACTCCTGCGGCTTGCCAGCATAGCTTCCAGACAACGGTATATACTAACATGTTGTGTGATGAGTGCGACAAGGTGTTCGAGGGATTCTTCACCAGCGAGGCTCCGGCGTCCTACCGCAACCGTATGTGGAAGAAATTGGAGTCGGCTCAGGAACTTGGTACTAACTGCAAGTGCGGTATCCGTTTCCGTGGTAAGGAAATGTTATTATCTCCGTCAGAGTGCTTGATGGATGAAATGACTTATGTAGAGGATAGTGTTGAGATCGTTGGCGCTAGCGGTGGTTATCCTGATTCTCTTGATGAGGGATCCCCCATTTGGTGGGATCAGCTTCACTTCGAGAGATTGTCCAGCAAAGCCCCGCGTACTCATGTTGGCGGCAATATGATGGATGATGAGTTGAAGGGTTACGCTCATTTCAACGGCTTCCCGAAACATCAGGACTTCATGGGACGGACATTCATGAACGAATACAGCCGTGTTGAACAAACAGCCCAATATGTGGACTTCCAGATCACGATTAATCCTCATAGATACTCTCAAGGATTCGGTAAGTATCTCGCCGATGATCCGGTTAATTTGATATTACGTGTACGCTATGGTGCTCATGAGGGTGTTCAGGAGATGATTAACATGATCGGTGCTGCCGCTGGTCTTGGCCCGGCCATCGTAACCGAGCCGAAATAAAGAACCTTTTTTGCGTTCATATATTTCCTAAAGGGGAGAGATTCAATTCTCTTCCCTTTTTTGTTATCTTTGAGGCAGTAGAATTAAAATATGATATTATGTCTGCGATAAATGAGTATTTAAAGAGACTGGCTTCTATATTCGGAAGCATGGGTTTCTCCGTTCCGCCAGATGACTTCTCAGGTGTTGTCATAGACGGAAAGACGTATCCGGTCATGATGAGGAATGACGGGTGTTACGTGTACTTCGATGATAAAGGAGTAAAGAGACTTGTAAGCGAGGTTCCTAAAAAGGACTATCAGTTCATTAACATCAAGGACGCCCGTGTGTCGATCGTCAACCAATGTTATCGTACTCCGGGAGGTCAGGTAGAGGCTCGTATCCATACCTATATGAATAATAAGGGTGAGATATTGGCCGAGAAGATATTTATCATCAACTCTTCAGATGTTGATACGCCTATTGGTACGGAATTGGATAAGATTCCTGCCGAGTGGGTAGCTATAGATTGTAGCATAGCGGAGATGACCGATCGGGAGTTGATATTCGTAAGTAAATGTTACGCCACGGAAGGGGGCAAGGTCCAGATCGAGGGCGTTGAGTCGGTAGACCCCCGCCTGAACCCGGAGGTATCCCATTATGAGGTGGTAAATACGACTGACGATAGCAATCCTATCGGTACGGAGTATGATAAGATACCCGATACATGGAGTCGTATAGTATGTGATTTCCCGGACATGACCCAAAGGGAGATAATACCGGTGCTTAAATGCTTTGATACCGGAACCGGAAGGGTGCAGATAGAGGGATATAAGATATTTGATTACGAGATGGGTACCAGAAAGGAATGGTATCGCGTCAAGCAAAGTACCGATCCTGAGAATCCGGTAGGTAAGTTTATCACCAGCATAAGCGATGACTGGGTTGAGGTCGTTTGTGACTTCACGGATATGGAGGACCGGGATATTGAGGTAACTATAGAATGTTATAAGACACCGGCCGGTAAGGTGAAGCTGGAGGTTCTTACGTCATGGGACGGGAATATAGGAGTTAGGGATAAGAGTTATAAAGTCCTGGAGACTACCGATCCGTCACAACCTGAGGGCGCCAGCTTCAGTTCCTTGCCAGACACTTGGATAAGGGTAGTCTGTGATTTTGACGATATGGAGGAGAGAGATATCAAATCCTATATAGAGTGTTATGACAGCGGTAGCGGAAACGTTAAACTTCGAAGGATGGTGTCGTATGACTCCAAGATAAAGGCCAGATACACACGTTTCGAGGTAGTGGACTCCGATAACGCAGACTTTGTCCCAGGAGCCGCCCTAGCTACCCTCCCCGACGGATTCTCTTTGGTTCCTTGTGATTTCGTTGACTTTGAGGATAGAATGCTTCAGTCAAGGAAAGAATGCTATAATACAGATAAAGGTCGTGTACAGGTATTAAGAATAACGTCTTATGATGGAGATATAGATATAAGGGGCGCTGTTTATGTCGTTACACGATCTGAGAATCCCGATATTCTCGTGGATAGGATATATAATGCCATACCTGGAGGATGGGATCGCATGGTGTGCGAGATGGAGGATATGGAGGATCGTGATATCGAGTCTTTCGTGGAATGTTATGATAGCGGTGAGGGTAATGTCAAGGTAAGGAGAGTCGTGTCTTATGATGCCAAGGCAAACGAGCGCCACGTCCGCTACGAGGTACTGGATTCGGATAACGGCGGTTTCGCCCCGGGACAGCGGATATCCACCCTGCCTACCGGATGGTCTTTGGTGTCTTGTGATTTCACGGATATGGAAGACAGAATGCCTATTGATATCGAGGAATGTTATAGGACATCAAACGGGAGCATACGTATGAGACATGTGGTGTCTTATGATGGTGATCTTGGGAAAAGAAACCAGTTCTGGGAGATTGTGGACTCGTCTGATAACGGATATGGTCTAGGGGATAGGATGAATAGCATCCCATCGGTTTTTATCCGTGAAAGGTGTGCCATAGAAAGGTTGGATGATCGTATTACCAGAAGTGCGATAGAATGTTACTCGACTCCAGGAGGATCGGTAAGAATTAAATCCACTTACGTTATCAACCCTTTAAATCATATTAGGTCGTATAATCATCATGTATTGAGTTCTACGGATAATGATATCAAGATTGGTACTCAATATATCTCTTTGCCATCTAATTTTACTCGTATCGAATGCGAGGAGCCGGATTACATGGATCGACTTATCGATACCACGGAGAATTGTTATGATACCGGAAAGGGTACGGTGAAGATCAGGAGACAGGAGTCGTTGAACGGAAATCTGGATGTAAAGACTTTCGACTATAAGATCGTTGAGTCTACCGACCCCGATCATCCTATCAATACTACCCCTACGCAGACGGTTATTAACGGCTGGACGGTTATTAGCTGTGATCTCAATATCATGGATGTAGATGATTGTTATGAGATCGGGGGGCATAAGATCCATCTAAAGGGCTTTAGGACGGTCAATCCTGCATTGCAGGATATTAAGTCCAAGCTTTATGTGGTATATTCAGATCATCCGGATTACGGTGTTGGAGATGAGTTGTCTTCTATTCCTGATGGGGCTAAGGTCACGATATGCGATTACGCTGATAAAAGCCAAAGACATATGGTTCCGGTGCGAGAGTGCTATGAGGTAGCCGATGGCCGGTTCTATGTGGAGGGAAGTCGGTTGGTGGATAACGATATGGTCGTTGAGCGGACGTCGTTAACGGTGATGGAGTCATCCTCTCCTACCTACCCGGTAGGTACGACACTGACCTCCATTCCTGTTGGCGCTACTATAGTGGCTTGTTTATGTCAAACCTGTTAATCTGAATGGCTATGGTTAAAGTATGTAATGATTATTTTATGATTGACGCCTTAGCTGGAGGTCAGGTCATAAGGAAAAGGAAATATCGTCGTGAGAATACGATGATCGGATATAAGTGGTATGATTATAATGGGGTCGAGGTAACCGACCCCATTGAGATATCACGTCTTGACGGATTGGCTACTAAGCATCAACGTGTTGATGAGGCTTATGATGATCATGCCATTTTCATGTCGTCAACAAACTACGTTAACAGCGTTTCCGGTATACCTATGGATAAGCATATGGTTGTCGTTGAATGGAGGCCGGATAGCGAGCAGGGCTTTGTAACCATGGCTCATGATGAGGGTCTTGATGGGGACAGCTATTATATAGTTGTTATCAATGCCGGAGATAAGCAGGCTACGATCTACACCCCCGTGGACCCTGAGGATCCAAAGGATGGGACTTCCCATGCGGTTGATGGCGATAACGTTTCCGTTGGCGGATCATATGTCTCTATATCCCCCAAGCAAGTAGAGAGGATAAGGGCTACTTTCCGTGATGGTAAATGGTATTATGAGTTAGTCACAAAAACATATCCTAGTAATACTGGAGGCATTAAGATCGGGGATGTTGATTTTGTGACGTTCAGATATTTATGGGAATCAAGTTCCGGAAGGGACTTGGACACGATGACGGAAGCCCTTAATTCTAATGTTCCCACCATAGATAATCTTGCTGTAGGTTGGTCTGGCCCCGGAAATGGAGATAGCTCTGTTAGAGAAGTTCTTAAATGGGGTGGTGATAATACCGGTTCTGGTAAGGAATGTGTTTGGATGTCGGTGAAGGATTTAAGGGCTAAATATTATGATATCCTACCTGAAGAGACGTATTTCATGGCCTACGCTACATGGTCTGGATCTAAAGGTACGGGTAAATGTTCTTTTGAACTTGTTGGATACAAGGGAGGTACGATGAGCCAAGATGGATATAATTTCATCAATACCGGTGGATCTGTGGTGTATCAAAATACGTATGATTTTGTTTGTCATACCAGCAAAGGCTCATCTACGTATAAGACATCCTACGAGAAGGTGGCTCGTGTTACCTACAATAAGCTCACTAACGAGGTTTATATGTCCATCGGTGACGCTATAGATCAGGAGGATAATTATGATAAGTTAGAGCGAGAAATCAATAATATAAAGGAAAGACTTAGCGATGTCGAGAGCGAGTTGGCTGTCGTAAGACGTATAGCTGAGGGCAAGAACACGGCGTATATCTTTGATACGGTCGATGCCATGAATGAGTGGCTGGCGGTTCCGGAGAACACGGCTAAGCTCCGTGTGGGGGACAGCTTCTGGATCAGGGAGCAGGAGGTACCTGATTATTGGTGGGATGGAACTCAGGCTTTAGAGCAGGAAGGCCCGAAGGTTGATTTATCTCCTTATTATACGAAAGACGAGATTAATAATATTGTCAATGATATCAATCAGAAGATAGAGGATAAGAGTACGTCTATTATCTTCGATACTTATATCCAGATGAAGTCTTTCGTGGATGATCCAACTAACGCCGATAAGCTTAAGGAAGGTACTATCTTGTTGATACGAGAAAAAAATGTACCTGATTATTATTACGATGGAGCTGGGATAGTTAAGATGGAAGCCGACGTAGAGCAATGCCTTTATGTTACTTTGACTAATAAGCCTACGGAAAGCACTATAAGTTATACCCAAGATCGGGAGGTGACTAATTTCGCTCCTGGAGCTATAGCTAGATGGGTTGACGCTGACGGCAATGACGTGTTTTATAAGCTTGTTGAGATAGTAGGTGGTAAGGCTAAGTGGATTACGTTGATTGATACAAGATATGGTAATGTTACGTTGCAAAGCACTTATGACAAGAACTATGAGATCGTGAATATCGTATCTGGGTCTAGGTTACAGGCTATAAATAGCGAGAAGAATGATATCAAGTTCGTTAATAGTGCTACGGGTAACGTGACTGTCGTGTTGAATGGTACCGTATCAGGGGGAGCCAAGAAGCTGGTGAGTATGCTGGCGGTGAACGAGGTAGTCTTGACCCCCGGGGCGGCGGTGTCGTTTACCCGGAACGGCGATGAGTTCGTGCTCACCGAGTTGTTTGGCGTTACTATCTTCCCCGATCTGGCGGATGCCAATCGTGAGGGAGAGTGGGTTATGAGCGTAGGCATAACCGGAAAACCGATCCTTATGGAGGTAAAGGAGATGCGTAAATGGGACGAGAGCATAACCAAGGAGCTTACGATAGATGAGCTTAACGAGAAGTTTCCTAACGTGGATATCGGATTCGCTGTCGTATGCAAGACCATCAACAAGGTATATGAGATGGTTAACGGATACAAGGAATGGGTGTCTTATGATATAACCTCAATTAGTTGATATGGGATTTTTAGTAGGATATGATACGGTCCTGTCCTCGGTGACGTTTTATGTTAACGAGGATAGGTTCCCTTGTTATAATGGGAAGGATGCTGATTATGTGCCTGATCCGATAGTAGATTATGATGCTTTTAATCGTAATCTCAGGTTCTCGGCAAACAATCCAGGATTCGTGGACGTCGATTGGGGTGACGGGACAAAGGATCAATACCCTTTGGTCAAGATATCTGACGGTAGTTATAGGATAGTATTCAGGTCTTTAGATATTGAGTACAAAAAGAATCCTGACGATACTACATGGTGGTATAGGAAGGAGGATGGATCTCAGTATATACCGGTTCCTCCACATAAGTATAGCGATATCAGGCGTAGGGAGGTTACGATGAGGTTCTCTAACGTAATCGATGGGGAGTTCAATATGGAGGGTATTGTCCTCCATGAGTTTCCTGTAGTTAATCTACCTAATATAACTTATTTGGCTATGGTCAGGTCCGTTTTAAAAAATGGAGATATCCCATATGACAGGATAAGCAAGAGCGTTAATCTTCGTAATATACAGATGGGGTCTTTTTCTCACCCTGGTGTTTGGGATAATTGGCCGGAGGGGTTTTTAAAAATGAAAAGATTGAAGTATTTTGGGTGTAATTCCGTTTTTAATTTCGCTGATAATCCTGATTCTAATTGGAGAAGATTCTCTGAATGGAAGAATCTTACTAAATTTAACTTCAACTGGTGTAACATCCCTTCTTATGATCCGGCTTTTAATTCTATTCCAGCAAAAGGTATAAGCATTATAAGCAATCGGAATAATATACCTGTATTTGATGAGGTGGATAAGGTTGGAGATGATAAGACAGGCGTTACTTTTATGGGTAGTGGTAGCTCATGGAAACAAGATCTAGTAGAAGGTAAGTTGAATAAGATTCAGGGCACGTATTATAATTCAGGCACGGTACCGGTAGACGATCTCCCAGATTGGTTGTATGAGGTAAGGGAATTTAGGATATGGACTTTGAGTGATGGTGGTACATTTATAAATACGCAGGAGAGGGCTGATACATTCGTAAATACATTTTATGATAAGATAATGTCGTGGAGTTATATAACGATGTCACAGACGGCTTCTGACGGTAATAGGAATCAGTTTTATAAACTCACCTTAGATTTATATACTTCCGCAGCTCCTACCAACAAGAGACCATCTGGCGTTTATCAAGCCCCTGAGGGGTTTGATAAGGGTGTTAGCAACGGTAATCCTACGACGCCTATGGAGAAGGTGTATGTGCTTACCAATAACTACGGGCAGACATGGGTCTTGGCCCCTGCCCCGGCTTCTAAGGCCGCCCTTACGAGGGCAAGGCGGGCTGGGAAGGCTAGGATTACCCCCTTCGTCCTTGGCGTAAAGGACGGTCATGTATCCGTGTTCGGCGGAGATGTATTGGATGATAATATGAGTAAGTATAATTTCGCTGACAAATACGAGGCTATAGATATCTGTAACGATCTGGGATTGGACAGTTCACCGGTTGTCGAGTATTTCAGGAGAATAGAGGAGGGAGAGGTATGAGGCTGATATGTAAGGATACGAATAAAGGGTCTATAACCTTTTTTACTAAGGGTAAATACGCTTTTAGGGGCGTTGACAGGAATGATACTACCGATGATGTGCCTGATCCTATATTGGATGTTAATAATTATAATGAGAGTATACAGTTTTATTCCAAGACCCCCGGCATGTGCGAGGTCGATTGGGGTGATGGGAATAAAGATCAATTTCCTTTCGTGAAGGACAGGAGCGAATCCATATACGGGCGATATAGGTTGATGTTTAGGAGAAGGGATATAAGTTATCGTAAGAATCCGGATAGCCATCCATGGTGGTTTTATAAGGAAGATGGGAGTGAGTATATTCCCGCCCCCAATCATGCTTACGCTGATGGACTAGATAAAGATCGGGTCATTACCATGACTTTTACGAATGATATTACATACGTTCGAACAGCGAGGATAATGATGGTAGGATTCCCGATATTAGACGCCCCAAGTATTATCGACTTAACCTTATCCATTACCGGCTATGGGAATATAACCGATATCCCTAAAGACAGGATACGTAGATCGGTAAATATAGAGTATATAACACTTAACGAATTGGGTGTAGGGACATTGACATCCATACCGGACGATTGGGATAGGTTGACTAAGTTGAGAGGCATTAATTTAAATCGAACGGCTGATTTTAATGATACGGAGTCTTCTAATATAAGGAAATTCCCCTCTATGTGGCCTAATCTTGTAACATTAGCTTTGGCAGGTTGCAGGGTTAGGGTATATCCAAGGGAATGGCTGTCTTTTAGCAAGCTAAGAGAATTATATATATCCCCGGGAGTGGCTATGCCATCGTTTGACCCTAATACATGCCCGGCTATGGATGAGGTGGATAAGATAAATCCTAGCTTAAGGATTTTCGATCATATAAATAGATGGTATGGGCCTGTCGTGAGCTGGCATCCGTATATGAGCGGTAAGGGATTGGGAAACATTGAGCGTATCGACGCTTCATACAGTTATAGTTATATAGATGTAAGTAATCTCCCGGATTATATATATGAGATGAGGTCTATGAATAGCTTTTATATGCATCGCAGCTTGTCAACCCAAAGTCGATGTGATACGTTTATATCGACATTATATGAGAAGGTGATGGGATTTGATTATCTCACTATGTCTTCCTCTGCTTCCGATGGCAAAAGAAATCAGTTTTATGGATTGTATCTAAGTATGTATTCAGCTTCCAATCCTGATGATAAAAGACCTAGTGGCGTATTACAGGCTCCCTCTGGTTTTATAAAGGGTCAGTCTAATGGCTCTCCGTCGAATCCTATGGAGATGGTTTATGTGCTTATGAATAATTATGGATGGAGGTTTAGTATGGCACCAGAGGCTTCGGTGTTAAGGTCAATACGATCTTCTGATATTGACACGAGGTCGTATAAGCCATATAAGCTTATTGTATTTGACGATGGGCGTACCTTTGTAGGCAATGGAGATGTTTTAGCTCATGATACGGATAAGGTATTATCGTTTGGGGGTCAACCAGAAGGGGAGTATTTGTGTGATTCTATGGGATTGGACAGGAATGTTATTGTAGAATATTTTAACAAGATAGGTAATGGCTAAGACATTATATAAATATGAGGCATCATCCAACAAGTTCGTGTGGTTCACTACATGGGATAGGGCACTTAGAAATTATTATACCGATGATTATAATTATGTACCTGATCCTGTCGTTGATAATCCTTATAATACGTTTGTCGAGTTTAGATCCAGAAAGCCCGGTATGGCTAATGTGGATTGGGGGGATGGAATAAAGGAGCAGTTTCCTATGACCAAGGTTCAAGGGGAGGATAATTATCGTATTATATTCCGTTCTTTAGCGATACAACATAAGAAAAATCCCAATACTACGTGGTGGTTCAGGAAGGAGGATGGATCGCAATACGTACCTGTGGATAATCATGCTTACGCTGATGGGAGGAGGGACGTACAACGGGCTGTGTCGATAGATTTTACTTGTGATATTTATTATGCCAATATCCAAGTTTGCAAGATGACATCTTTCCCGATTGTGGATATACCAGAACTTGAGTTTTTGGTCGTATCGCATACGCTGTATGTTAATGACGGTATACCTGTAGACAAGTTGTCAAGATCCAAAAAATTAATTTATATTGATCTTCAAAATATAGGGCAAAGAATGACCGTAATTCCTGAGGCTATAACCAGCAAGACAGAGGTATATTATTTAAATATGTTTAATATGTTTAATCTTAGGGATATAGAATCTAGCGGAATAAGGAATATAAAGAATATGAAAAATCTTCAAACCCTTAATTTGTCTTCATGTTATTTGGATAGGTATATAAAGGAGTTTAATGATCTTCCTAAATTAACTTCGTTGGAAATGCATCCTGGCCCTTCTGATATGTGGAATTATTTTGATATAAATACCCTTCCTTTTTTCGAGGTAGATAAGATAAATCCTAACATTACTAATTTTAATTTTTTAAATGACTGGGTAAGTGGAGAAAGGAGGACGGGTTGGAATGATGATAATATGTCGGGTAGAGGATTGGATCATCTTACAGGTTTTTTCGTCTATCATAGTAATAGTATTAGAGTGGATAAGCTGCCGGATTATATTTATGAGATGAGGTCTATTACATGGTTTGTGATGGATTATTCCACTCATAGCCAAAAAAGATCAGATGATTTCGTAAACTCCTTCTACGACCTTGTTGTAGGATGGGATCAGATTACCATGGCATCCGTAGCCAAAGATGGGGAAAGAAATCAGTTTTATGGACTTGCGGTTTCTATGTATGGTAGTCAATATCCTGACGAGAATCAGCGTCCTTCCGGCACGGAGCAGGCCCCAGAGGGATTCGTGAAAGGCTCGTCCAACGGGTCTCCCGCTACACCTATGGAGAAGATATATGTGCTAAAAAATAACTACGCCCAGAGATGGATAATTAAACCAGAATAATATTATGAATATCAATATTTTAAAATTAAATTGGGGGGGGGTAAAATCCTATTTGCTTTATGATGAGAAGAAGGATGTTACCCAAAAGGAAGATAATAGAGGTATTCGAGGAGCTATCTCCTCAGGATAATGGATATTGGGAGGTTCCTGATGGGGTCTATGAGGTTGAGTTCGCTTTGGTCGCCGGAGGTCTTAATGGAGGATATTCCGATATATATAATGCAGGGAGTGGTGGCAACGGAGGTGGTGTACTGACTGGGACTATACCCGTAAATCCAGGTGTTACATATAGGGTGGTTGTCGGAGATATAGGTGGTGATAGTATATTCGGTATATATCAGGCTATTGCCGGTAAAGGTGGAAGAGGCGGATATGGAGTTGAAGGGGATGGTCATGATCCTTCCCCGGGAAATCCAGGGCAAGATGGATCATATGTTTTTAATAACAAATATCCTGACCGATATCCTTATCCTATGGGCGCTGGTGGTGGATCGGGAGCTTATACAAGAGGATGGGATATGGGCTTTTTATCCGGAGGGAAAGGCGGAAATCACGGGGGAGGTGATGGAGCTGGAGTCGAGGATATTGAGGGTGTTACTATTAATGGCAAAAATGGAGGTAATGCCACTTATTATGGAGGTGGTGGAGGAGGAGCCTCTAAAGCTTCTAATAGTGGGGCTACGAGCGGTCGAGGAGGATCAGGTTATCGTGGTATTGTTATTTTACATTATTTTAAAAATGGATGATATGGATAGGAATGATATTATAAAAGAATTAGGTTCGTATTTTGATATAGTGGAATTGGTGTGTCCTCATACATACAATAAGTGGAAGGACAGATCGTGGCAGTTTCTTGATACAGCGTTTCTCCATAATCTTCTTATATTACGGAGGGATATAATTAAACAGCCTATGTATTGTAATAATTGGGACAAGCAGGGGCAGTTTTCCCAACGTGGTCTTAGATGCAACATCTGCCAGATAGTCAAGGATAAGAAAGATGTTTATCTATCCGCTCATGTGTTGGGTAAGGCTGGGGATTTCGATGTCAAGTCAATGACGGCGGAACAGGCCAGAGGCTTGATTTTGGATCATCAAGATATGTTACCATATCCTTTCCGGCTTGAGGGAAAGGTAAATTGGTTGCATTTTGACAGCCTTGATACGAGGAACGGTATACATGCCGTGGTGTTTTAGGCACTTAATGATATAGTATTTAACTTTGTAAATAGGATATCAATAATGGATAGTAGGGGTATGATAGATAAGATTGGAGCTTTATGGAATATCGCTATCGTTTATGGTACTTCATGTTGGGCTTATTTCCAGCCGGTTCATCATCTGCTGGAGGTTCTTCTTGTAGTGCTGTTGGCTAATTTTATAGCAAGGCTTATCCAGAGCGCCAGAAGGTGGAAAGTCCGTCGTAGCCGTAAACGCCGGTTCTCCCTATACCGGTGGTTCAGGGAGGTCAGGCTGGTAGGGATACTCAAGGAGTTTTTCCTGTCTTGTTTTATAGTCATGACATTATGCGTGATATACAAGACATTGAGTATTGAGGAGGATGACGCTTCCGCTATATTGGTAGTGACCAAATATGGTGTTTATGCCGCTCTTGTTGCTTATGTCATGTTGTTTCTTAACACGATAGGGGAGGCTTTCCCTGATACTTATATAGTTAAGGTGTTTAAGAGTATATTCAACAGGGTTAATATCTTGAAACTTTTCGGATCGGCTAAATCCTTACCGGATGAAGCTTTTGACGATATAAAGAAGATCGCTGATGAAGAGGTTAAGGATAAGTCTTAAGGCTGTTTTTTGTTTAGGTCTGTCGCTGTCCCTGTCCTCTTGCGGAAGCAGGAGGCAGGTTAGCGAAGCGTCTATTGATAGCCGGCTGATAAGCAGGATAGAGACGATGATAAACGAAGTTATAGACCGCAAGATGGTGGAGATAAAGACCTCTGATCTTAATGCCGATATCGTTATAACTGAGAGGAAATTCGATACGGATAAGGATATTGATCCCGCCACGGGAGAGCGACCGGTATCGTCCGTGACTGACGCCCATATCGTCATCGGCCGGCGGGATAGCACGGTGACGACCGATTCCCTTGGCGTTGATAAGACGATCACTGGTATTGAGGATATTGATAAGAAGACAGACATCAAGCATAAGGATATAGACGATAAGGAGGAATCAAGGTGGCCGATGGCTATCATCTTTATGTCGATCTTAGGTATATTGGTTGTATTATTCGTGTTGTTGAAAAGATTCGGATTGATAAAATAATAGGTGTACAAGAAACCCCATACACCTATTGGTTATCACCCCAGAAAAGAATTGCAAATATGAGGTCAGTCCCGGATTCGAACCGAGGTATATGGTTTTGCAGACCACCGACTAAACCACTCATCCAACCGACCGTATCGCGAATATATAATTTTGTCTTTGACCAAACAACCTCTTTGGCCATATTTTTACTCAACTAGAAACTGCCTTGAAGAAAATCCCTTATCTGGTAAATACAAGGTTAGGTAATATCTTTTTTTTGAAGTTCATCTCTGTTGACACCAAAGGGAATATGGCGGCTCCGTGAGGCAGGGCAGGAGGTATCCACACACGGCCGGCCAGGAGCGGAGCGACTCGTAGCCCACCTCCCTTTTCCCCTTGGCATATTACGCTTAAGCGTTGGAAAGAAGTAAACATATCAATGCATTAACGTCTGATGTAGGTAGTTGTTTGTCGATTAAAGATCCATAGACAACATAAGTAGATGTCAAAAATACACTAAACTAAATTATTGATATAAGTTATTGTTGAGATCTTGATTTTTCAATCTACTACATATTTTCATGTTAATGTAATTAAGTTATATACTTTAGATAATAACAAAGCGTTAGCTAACTCTTTTTAATCAATCAACTTATGAGATAAATAAAGAAAATCTTTATAATGAGACTCCCTTCTTAAGGGGGCGAAAGTTTCTTATATCACATGTCACAAAATAGACAACTGTGTTTATAAAAGAAGGTGGATAAATAAATTCATCTCTTTTCTTAACTATCCCTACGATAGTCTCCCTACGCAATGTCCAAGTTGGATTTCGACCATAGCGATCGCCGTAAAAAGCCGTGATCATAAACAAAAAAAATGAGTACTTTCACAAGCACTCATTTTGAAATGACAAAGTTTTTAGTACCTTTGTGCTAAAAATAAATCCAATTATGGCAAAGATAATGTTTATATTTGATCAATTCGTCTCTTCCTCAGAAAAAAAGAGGATGTCAGAAGGAAATAGGGCCTTGAGGAGGGATTCCGGCAAGGTCATCCTACCTTATTTGCTTAATGACAATGCTAATCCTTGTTGCGACAACCCTAGGATAAAGCGTCAATCATCATCCAAGTCAGAGATACTTGAGAAGCCGATATCGGAGACACTGATAGGCATTCTTATCATATGCCTTGACCCTATAAGGTTTAGGGCGCTGGGGGTCCAATACAACATCAAGTGGTTCTATTACTTTGTGAATGAAATAGTTAATTACTATATCAAGCATCATCGTCTTGGTGGTGATAATCTCGCTTATCAGATAAAGTTAGTTAGGTGGCTTTTGATCAGTTATGTTAACGTGGCTGTTGTTCACGGTTATTATGCTATGGTGAGGAAGGCGAAGAAAGAGCATCCTGACCTTTTTGTACATAGTAACAAGGCTAGGTATTATTATTGGGAGAGCTGCCCTTCCGAGTATAAAAAGTTAGATGATGAGCGAAATATGAACAATCCTACTTATAAGGCTCATGAGTGCAATAGGAAGCGCGCAGAGGATATCAAGCGTGTTGTTTATGACTCCATGGATTCGATCAGGAAACGTGACCTTAAGGATTTTGTGTCCTCCAAGAACAACGGGGTGAGCATTTCTTTTAAGGAAAAGGTTCAGAACAAGGTCAGGAAGAAGGGCTTTGGTAATGTCAGTATCAAGACCATAGAGAGGGCTATAAAGAGCTATTTAGATGAGCGTGGTGTCACTTTCTCTGAGTTCGTCGATGGGGTGAGGAAGTTGGATAGGAAGATAAAGGAAGTCAAGTCCGCTTTTGGCAAGGTTAAAAGGATTAAGATCTTTGGCGTCAAGGCTTATGATTATGTGTCTGGAGATGAGATAGTTGATGAGTTTGGTATGGCCGCGTTGTTTGATGATGTGTGGATTCCTGATAATAGCACCCCGTTCCTTGACGATTATATTGAATCGCAGTATTTGTCTAACAATTTTAATTTCTAATATTATGGTTAATATAAAATCACATGACTTTTATACGGTGTTTGATGATAAGAAGCAACTTTTTAAAGTATCATCATTATTTGATTCTTTAGATGAATCTGAAGATATAGTAAAAGATTTGATGGATTCTGGCACATTCATGTATGTTGTTGACGAACGACTGTCTATGATATGGGTGGATATATTTATGATGATAGAGCTTCTTGGGGAATATGATGGTGGGGATGTTAAGGATTTGGCTATTAAATGCTCTTCTCTCTATTTGAAAGATAAGGTGATGCGTTTAATTGTCGATTATTTCAATTGCGATTCTGATGATTATGATGATAGCGTTGATCCTATATTGAGTTATTGTAGCAATCTTATTCATAGTGGTGATGGGAATATTGATTATCTGCCATTGTCCGACATGGTAAGTTTGAATGTAGGAAATTATATGTCAGATGACATGTTGAAGCTATTTGATATTGCCAAGGAAGACAATCGCATAATATCTATATTGTTTGTTTTGTTAAGTAGACCTTATGTTGACGATTATGGTTTTTTTACTCTTACTGATTTGCTTTCTATGATGATTGATAAAGGTTTTATTGGTGATCGTGATGATATAGTGAATGCCTTAGGGCTTATCTTAAAGTAGGTTTATTGTATTGGTATGACCCTATTTTGTATCTTTGCTTAAAAGTAGTAAATATGAATCAGATAAATATCATACCGAAGATAATTCATGATAAGTTTGCCGCAAGGATTATCATGGATGATTACGATATAGAGAAGCCTATCGTAATTACTGTCGTAGCTAGGCGTAACGATGGTGAGTATAATACCCAGATATTGACATACCCGACATCGGGAGTCGATTATGAGGGTAATGTAAGGATGGTGTTTTTTGATGTCGCTAGGTCTCATGTTTGCCAGATAACATCGGTATTTATCAACGGTCATGAGGTCAAGACATATTATACCGATATCCCGGATCTTGATATGCAAGCCCGTTATGACGATAGCTTATGCCGGTACGATAAGAAGGTTAATATGAATGATATTCGGCTGTCATTTCAGGTGCTAGAGACACGTGATCCCAAAGTGCTTCAGGTATTGGATGAGTCTGAGTGGGGGCTACTAGAGGACAGGAAGGCGATTATCGAGATCACTACGCCGGGCATGTCCGACCCCGTTACGTTGTTCCTTGGCAAGAATCAGGTCAATACCTTTACTAGCCTAACACTAGGCCTTAATTGCTTTAATTACGATGATTGTAATGTCAAGTACCTTGATCTACCTGATGGTATATATGATATCAAGATCATAGGTAGCCCTTCTACTTACAATTTCAGTCGCAAGTATCTTAAGACGGATCTTATACGCAGACGTCTTGATCGGCTATGGATTAAGACTGATATCCTATGCGAGGATAAGGATAAGGATCTTATAAATAAGATACAGGAGATGGAGACGCTTATGGCTGTAGCGGAGGCTAACGTGAGGTTGGATAATATAGAGGCGGCTCATGAGATCATTGATCGTGTCGGAGAGCTTCTTGAGATGGCTACTAATTGCGTGGATTGTTGAACATAAAAATATTTAGTCGTGGGTTGTAATACTTGTAAGGAAAAGGCGTTAAAGGCCGAGAGAGAAAGGATTGAGAGAAGTATGATGAATCATTCTTCTTCTACCGCTGTTAGCGATATGGAGTACGCTTCTAGAAGAACCGCTGGTTGTATGGTTATGCAAGATCCGTTGCAGATCATGGAACGTGACGTGGTTAGTATATATAAGCAAGTTCGTACCAAGGGTGATGGCGTGGGTGTATCTTATCTTAATATGCAGAAAAAGATCCGTGAATGGATCAAGAACCTGCCGTATGGATGCCCGCCTGACGAGGAGGTACAGGAAATGAGAAAGGAGATTCTGAATGGGCGCGCAGAGCATATCAAACCTTGATAGGACGGATTTATGTAAGTCCGTAGACGAATGGCTGTCCTGCCAATGGGGTAGATATATGAGATACCATAGGTATAGGATCGGGAATAAGCCCGATATATCCTATTGGGGTAAGATAATTCGTCTGCAAAGGTCATTATGTGATAATGATTGCGGGTTATGCCCGGATGAGGTGAGATCGTTAAAGGAACGTGTTAATAAGTTGCTGGCATGAGAAAGTATAATTGTTCACATATAACTCCGTCCACTTGCGTACCTTATGAGGGTGATCTACCAGAGTGGTCAAAGCATAAGGACTCTGATGAGTGTGTTATGATCTCTGATGTGATAGAGGAGATATATGACGAGCTTACCCGTATCAGGGAGGCTATAGATGTCCGGGATCTTGGTGAGTCTTGCGTGAAGGTAAGTGGCGATAAGACTGTAGCTAAAATCCTTTACGCTATTGAGGATAAGATTTGCAATGGGTAATTAATGTCCTGATTTTAGGATATTAAAAATAGCCAATCGGTTTGTGTTTATCATCCCGATTGGCTATTTTTGTATGTCCGCCGACTCTCACGAGGGAGCGGACATAAAGTATTTAATTATTAATCTCAAAATTAGACTAAAAAATGAAGACGGTTAATGTTTTGACGAGAAAAATGGGTGATTTTAACGTTTTTCAAAGAACTAGTGATGGTTATTTTGATGCCAACAGTTTACTTAAGCAATGGAATGATAATCCCGATAGCACGAGAAGACGGCTTGATGATTTTATGAATAGTGGTAGAACTAAGGAATTTATTAGTGCTTTATCTGAAGATGAAAGCCATAGGAGAAAAATCGACATTGGTGATAATCAATTAGTTATAAAAGTAAAAGGTAAGACAACTAAGCATGGTAAAACTCCTGATAAGGTGTGGATGCACCCTCTGTTGTTTATAAAATTTGCCATGTGGATAAATCCTAGATTCGAAGTTCAGGTGTTGAGATTTGTACATGATCAACTTATAGATTACAGGGATAAGGCTGGTGATGCTTACAAGAGGATGTCTTCCGCTTTATCTAAAATAATTGAATCTTCAAGACTAAGAGATAAAATACAAGATTTGGCCAGATCCGTAAATATTATTGTCTATGGCCTTCATGAGACTATGATAAGAAATTCTGTTGGAGAGGAGGCTAAGGCTAAGGAGTTGATGGAGCTGGAGATTGATATAGCCAAGATGATTGAGTTTGGATATATAACCACAGAAGAACAGTTAAGGGATTATTTGTATAAGGTTTTGAGAAGCAAAAAGGCTCTTCCTTTGTAATTTGATTTTAAATTGTATCTTTGTGACAAAGTGAATCACAATGGTATACGGTAATAAAGAAATAGTTCGGACGTTCACCAGAAACAACCCGCCTGCCGGGTATGTGGGCGGCTCTGTTGACTACCGGGTCCCGGCCAACGTCTATTTTGGCGATACGCAGGAGGAAGCTGACAGCAAGGCTGAGGATGATATCAAAGCTAACGGTCAGGACTATGCCAACACATATGCCGACATAATACCGTCCGTATGGTATAATGATCAGGTATGCGATGAGTTTATCAAGAACGATTGCGTAAGTGGTAAGGGGTCCAAGGAACAAATATGCGTAGAGGAAGGCAGGTTTGTGTCATACGTATCCAAGAAAGACGCCAATGATAAGGCTAGGGCGGAGCTGGGACGGATCGGGCAGGGGGAGGCCAACTCCGTCGGGGCTTGCTGTAGGGACTGGGCTTCGCAGCCTTTTCGTGGCTTGTTTTACAAGAATGATTGCGAGGCTGGCACATCAGGCAAGGAAGGTATTGTGTATGAATTTCCAGCCGGAGCCGTCATATCCGATATATCCCAGATTGATGCTGATACGTTAGCTTATAGGAAGTTCATGAAAGAAGGGCAGGAGAAGGCTAACTCCGAAGGTAGTTGCTCCCCTGTATTCTATAATACTACGATCGGTGATTGGTTTGAGAAGGTATGCCCGTTTGGATATAAATCAGGTAGGGTATATTATTCTATCAAAGCCAATAGGTTTAGATCATGGATATCAGTAGAGGATGCCAACGCCAAAGCCCGTGAGGTTTTGATGGTAGAGGGGCAGGAGTACGCTGACCTTAATCTTGAGTGCGAGAAATGGATTGAGAATATTGATCAAGAGGATCAATGTTATTGGTGATGATGCGCGTTTAGTTTTCCATAATAGTTGATTTAGTGTTTGGAGGGGATTGTATATCTCCTCCATTTTTTTGTATATATATCAATGGTGATAAGTTTATATACTGCAATACAGTTGTTTGTATGTTGAATATATTTTATATTTGCATACCTATCTATTCATCTCGAACCGATAGGTATTATGTTTAATTTAAAATATTGTTCAAAGTTATGAAAAGTCGGGTTGAAATCAAATCTTCTGATAGGAGATTGATGGGCGTTGTTATACCTGCGCTCAGTGATAATGGTTTTGTTAACATCACTTTAGCTATGAAGGTCTTGTCTGATGATAGGCTTAAAAAGGGTTTATCCCCTAAGAAGCTTAATGATATTATTAAGTATGATGGCTTTCAGGAGAAATGTAGGGAGATAATTAGTAGGCTGGAAAACAGGGATTTATGTAAGCGGATAAATATCAGCCTACAAAACAAGACCCTAAATCTTAGTGATTTAAACAAAATGGGATTGGCGTGCAGAAAGGGAAAGGGGGATGGACAGATGTGGTATATGAACCCATACCTTTTCCTTGTGGTGGCTATGGAAATGAGTCCTGAGGTTTGCGCCGATGTCGTAATGTGGTTTGTTGATAATATCGTAGGGGTAAGAAATGCAGCTGGTGACGCTTATATAGAGATGTGCAGCAGTGTATCTTCGCTTATAAGCGATAAGAGCAATTTAAAGGAATCGCTATCAAGAATTGCTAAGGGTATAAATTTTGTTGTTTTTGGCGTACATGAGGAAGGGATAAGAAATAGGGCTTCCTTCGAGGAGTTGGATATGATAGTATCAATAGAAAGAAATATATCTTATGCTATTAAGGCTGGATATATAAAAGACTATGATGGCGTTATAAACGATTTGGGAAGGCAGTGGAAAGACAGATGGGGTAATCCTGTTCTTAAATTGAAGTCCTGATCTTATCTTGTTGTTATGGTTTATGGGTATAGGGGATGCGAATGACGTATCCCTTATATTGTTTAATAACGTATGTTGTCTTGTTTCCAAACCAAATAAGTATCTTTGCTAAAAACATTAATATTATTAATATGTGTAATACAGGTGGTTGTTGTCATGATCATTCACGGGAACGTCCCGAAGAGTGTTGTCATGGCGTTAAGATAGATAGGTTTCTTAACAAATGCCCCGAGGATCCTTGTGATCCTTGCGATCGGGATTGTCAGGACGAACCTTGTGTTGGTTATGGATGTCCTATAACCTTGTATGATAAATGTGTCTTATACTCAGGCGATGAGTTGGTGGCGGATGGTATAGAGAAAGGTAATGACATTTCTGTCGTTATAGACTCATTGAGGCGTATTATAGCGTCTAGGGATAAGCAGATAGATTTATACCATCGTGAGGTTCTGGATTTGAAGAAGATTATAAACGAGCTTGTCAACGCCGGTGGTAGCGGCGGGGATAGCGGAACTGAAGAGGAGGTTTGGTGATATGAATGGCTGCAACAAAAAACAATACAGGCCTACTGTAGACGACACGAAAGTACCGTGCTCTACGTACATGAGTACCGATTGTATTTATCCCGGTGATAAGGTACGTGTGGAATCATTGGGATTATCCCCTAATTGCGATATGTCCGATACCCTTAACGCTATGATAAAGGCTATACGGGATAGGGATGCCGAGATACTTGAATTAAGAAGAATGATCAACAAATTGATTTGATATGAGAAGTAATTGTAATCCATGTAAGCCGGAATATAGACCTGGGGACGAGTGTAGTATCTACAGTTCCCAGATCGTATATGACGGTCAGTCGTTCCCTGAGGCAGATATCAGGAACGGTGATAGCATGAATAGCGTAATCGAGTCTCTGGTAAGGAAGCTGGTTGCCGTATCTGGCGCCACGGCGTCCATCCAACGTGACTCGTTCAAGGGCGTTCAAGCTGTCAGATTAAGATACGAGCCGTTGAATGTGCTCAGTGTTACCTATTGTGGTACTATCGTCCCTAATGACGGATATGTCGTTTCTGGCAGGTCCGTTAAGTTTAAGAAGAAATATTGCATGGGTGATGAGTTCACTGATGTTAATATCGTATATACTACATTGAATAGTAATATTTTAAATACCTCATGTTATGGCTAAAAGAGTGTACGATACGGTCTTGGCTTCCGAGTGTGACGGCTGGGTATGTGGTGAGACCCTCAAGAAGGGATCTCTTCCCGTAGACAGGTTAGAGCTTGACTCTTTTTCAGAGGCTGTCAGGGAGCTTATAGAACGGTTTTTCGAGGAGGGATGGTTGCCGGACATGATCTGCGATCTTGGTTGTGGTGGCGCCAGCGTGTTTGAGATTAAGCCTACTAACTTCGAGTATCCTCCTGAGGGTGGCGAGCAGATTCTGGAGATTATCGTAGGTAAGAGTGATAAATGGACTATAACTCAAGCGGAATGATATGAATAATTTAAAAGATATTCTTGCTAAGATCGAGCAAGGTTCCTCATGGGTGTCCTACGACAAGATTTCCGGTACCGGGCCAGACAAGGTCGCTATTAAGGTAGAGCCGGGATGGATGGGTAGGTTGCCTAGGGAGACTTACGTGGCGGTCGAGAAAGGCAAGGTTACGAAGCTCGCTACTATAACCCAGAAGGGTATAGAGCGGGTAAGCGTGGATCCTACCAGTGTCATGTTCGACATGGAGGGCGGGACGGCGACCATCAACGCCAAGCTCAACTCCGCCTCGGTCAAGGCTTCCTGCCTTACCCTTGGTGGCTCGGTGAGCAAGTCCTATATAGTATCCATGAACGTGAACGGCTTATCCATGAAAGTCCCGGAAGAGGATAGCAGATATATAGTGTATGCCGATCCTGAGGATCCCGGAGCCACTGATTTGTATGAGGCTAGCTTTGTCATAGCTATGCCTAAGAATATGGATAACGAACAGCATCATGAGATGTTTGTCTTGAACGGTAAGGTTGTTAATATCAATCAACAGCCTAATGATATACCTTATATCATACTTGATCATGACTTCGATAACGTGACTAGCGAGAACGGTCAGGTTGTCATCGATATCAAGTCCAATACCGAGTATGATATCGAGCTGGTATGTTGCACTTGCGGTGATGGTAGTGAGCCGGAACCGGAACCACCCTTCAACGTGGATCCGCAAAGGTTGACGCTTAATAAGGATGGTGATACCCAAATCGTGAGGGTAGAGGCCGGAGATGATGTTTCATGGAGAATAACTGAAGGATAATATGGCAAGGGAAATAGATAAGAATTGTGTCGAGGGTAATTGCTTTGCCATTAACGACAAGAGCCATGGGGTAGGCGATAATAAGCTTAATATCGTATACAAGGCTAATTATACCGGTCAGATCTGTACGGCTAAGTTCCGTATAACGTCAAAGGACGGTAATATTGTCAAGGAGTATATGATAGCTCAGGACGCCAAGCCCGTTTATTATAATATCAAGATGGTTCAGCCGTTCACCAAGGACGACTGTCTGGCCAACCAGCATGGATCGGTGGTGTTGTATACGGTCGAGGAAAGGACTTACAAGTCGTTTATCTCGCAGGAGGACGCAGACGCCAAGGCTATGGAGGATATAGCCCTGAACGGTCAGAAATACGCCAACGAGCATGGTGAGTGTATAACCGATATCTGGTATAACGAGGAGCAGAGAAAGACGTTTATACGTAATAATTGCGATAAGTTCAGTGACGGTCAGGAATATGTTTATATCATTCCTGAGGGCAAGTACGTATCTTCCATCTCTCAGGAGGACGCCGATAGGAAGGCTCTTGAGGATATTGAGAAGAACGGTCAACAACAAGCCAATTTGGAGGGTGAGTGTAAGCCTAAGGAGAATATCTATTATGGTAAGTTTAGTAAGACCTTTACCCGTAACAATTGTGACTCCACCCAATACGGTACTGATGTGGTTGTCGATGAGACGATGGTTACAGGGGACTTCAGATCCATCGTGTCTCAGGAAGACGCTAATAGCCTAGCCCAAGCCGCTGTCGAGGCTCAAGGTCAGGATATAGCGAATATCAAGGGTAACTGTGAGAAGATACCGGTATTTACCGGATCGTACTCTAAGGTATTCCAGAGAACCAACTGCCCTGAGGGTTCTACTCCTGTTGACTTCACCGTGGACGAGAAGATGTGTTCTGGATATCCGTTTACTTCTACGGTATCTCAGGATGCCGCCAACAAGCTGGCGCAGGACGCTGTCGAGGCGCAAGGTCAGGCTATCACCAACGAGCGTGGCGACTGTCAGACTAACGTCTACTATAACGTAAGGATGGAGAAGACAGTCACTAGAAACAATTGCGATGAGTTCCATATCGGTCAACCTTATACTTATGTTGTAGCCGCTGGTAAGTACTTCTCTATTATCTCTCAGGAGGATGCTGACAATAAGGCTAAGGCCGATCTTGAGGCTAACGCCCAACAACAGGCTAACCTTGAAGGTGAGTGTAAGGAGAAGGTCGTATATCATGGTAAATATAGCAAGGAATTTACCCGTAATAATTGCGATGAGACCCAATACGGCACCAAGGTTGTTGTAGACGAGACTATGGTGACAGGAGACTTTAGGTCTACCGTATCTCAGGAGGACGCTAATAACAAGGCTAAGGCCGCTGTCGAGGCTCAAGGTCAGGATGTGGCTAATGTTAAAGGTAAGTGTGAGAAAGTCCCTGTATATACCGGTACTTATACACGTACGTTTACCCGTAACAATTGTGGTACTGGTACTGGTGGAACTTATACGGTAAACGATAGGATGGTTGATGGTTATCCATTTACTTCCACCGTGTCTCAAGAGGACGCCAATAGCAAGGCTAAGGCTGCCGTTGACGCCCAAGGACAGGCCCTTGCCAATATCCACGCCCTTTGTACGTACACCGGCCGTGCTTCCTTGGAGTTCACGAGAAACAACTGTGGTGAGTGTAAGATCGGATCTAAGGTGACGATCACCCAAGATATGGTAGAAGGACACCCATTCCAGTCTAACGACTCCCAGACCGCCGCTGACGCTATGGCCATGACCGCCGTACAGGCTCAAGGGCAGGCTTTGGCTAATACCAAGGGTACTTGCTCTAACGCTACTATGTATACCGGTAAGGCCAGCTTCGAGTTCACGAAGAGCAATTGTGGCGCTAATCAGGTAGGAGATCCGTTCACCGTGACACAGGACATGGTAGATGGTCATCCGTTCCAGTCTTGCGTATCACAGGATGAGGCTAACTTAGTCGCTATGGCCGCTGTCATGAATCAAGGTCAGAAGATCGCCGATGAGCGTGGTACTTGCCATGAGGCTCCTAAGTACACCGGTCATTATAGCGAGGCGTTCGAGAAGAACAACTGTCCGTCTGATCTTATCCCGTCTTCGGTTACCGTGACCGAGGCTGACGTGACCGGAGGCCCGTTCTACTCATATGAGAGTCAGTACGCCGCCGATGAGCTTGCTAAGGCCGCTGTCAAGGCGCAAGGTCAGGCTATAGCCAATGATCGTGGTACTTGCGACGAACTGAAGATATATGTAGGTAATTATAGCAAGGAGTTCACTCCTAAGTGTCCTACTTGTCAGTATGCAGATCCTATCACCGTAACCCCGGATCTTATGGGTCAGTTCTTCACCTCAACCCGTTCTCAGGAAGAGGCAGACGCTTTGGCTAAGGCCTATATCGACAGAATGGGTCAGGCGTTCGTCAACAAGAACTATGATGATACGTGCCATACGAAGACCGAGCAACCGGTATGGGAGACTATAGAGACCGTATGTAAGGACTGTATCTCTCAATTACATCAACGTAACACCAATACCTGTTATACTGATCCTGATAATCAAGAGCGGTATATAGCTGGTGGTAATAATACATGTTTCTGGTTTGGTACGGCATCCAAGGCCTTTACCCGTCAATGTGCGGATGGTGGAGTTGGAAGCTCTGTTACCGTAACTCAGAATGATGTTACGGATCCAAGTCCTAGCTCTGATGGTAAGTTTAAGTCATGTGTATCCCAAGCTGACGCTAACGCCAAGGCATTGGCCGCCGTGAACTCTCAGGGTCAGGCCGTGGCTAACTCGAAGGGTACTTGTACGTGGACAGGAAGCTATACCGGACAGGTTAGGAAGAACAATTGCGCTGACGGCGGCGTGGGCGACATGGTATCCGTAAGTAGCAGCAAGCTTCCGGGACACCCGTACACCTCCACCGTTTCCTTGGCTGACGCCAACAAGAAGGCTGAGAACGCGGTTCGTGGATCTGATGGTCAGGCTTACGCCAATAAGAATGGAGGATGTACATGGACTTACGTGGCAAGCCGTGACTTCTATAGGAACAATTGCGCCGGAAGCGGGGTTGGTCAGAGAATAACAGTGACCTCTACGCAGGTTAACGGCGGTACGCCTATCACCAGCAAGGTTTCTTTGGCTGATGCCAGAAGCAAGGCCGAGCAGATCTTAGACCAGAAGGGACAGGATTACGCTAACCAACATGGAACTTGTGTATGGACCGGTACTGGAAGCGCTACATTTTATAAGGATAATTGTGGTACATGTAAACATGGTGTCGCTCTATCCGTTCCTTATAGCGCCTTAGGGTTGTCAGCGTTGACATCTACCGTATCTCAGGCGGATGCCGACAGCAAGGTTCAAAACGCTTTCAAGAATGATACGGCGACTAAGACCGCCGCTCAAGCTTACGCTAATAAGAATGGTGATTGCGCCGATGACGATGATACCCCATCTTATGATGATTGGAGTTACTATTGTAGTGGATGCGATTATCGTAGGAGTAGGAATCAGACCAATCCTTGCTCTTCAGCCCCAAATCAAGATGAGTTGGTTGAGTCCGATTCGAGCTCTTGTGGATGCGGGTGTGATAATACATATCATATGGATAATAGCAGGTGTAATAATGGTAATAGCGAGGAGCATTATTCTAGCGAGTGCAATCCTACAGGATATTGGAAGAATGGTGGTAAACATTGCTGTAATCCACGTGACTACACTATCTATACCAATGAGGTATGTAAGGGATGTTCGGGCGAATGCGGTGATATATGTGTTCCTGATAGCCCTATTAAGGTGGTTAGCGCTGGTGAATTTTGTGATTCTTCATCGAATCTGGCTAGTGAACAAGCTTATAACAAGTATAAAGGGTACAAGGATGCATTACAAATTTTAGTTGATGCTAGGATATGTCCTTCTAAGGTTGGCAATGATGACCGATGGGGAAATGTCAAGGCTACGAACTGTCCTAGCAACTGTACTCCTAAGACTATCAGTTATAAGCAAATCGCTGGTAAATATGAGGCTTGTACCAAGGACGAGGCAAATAGGATAGCCGACAATAACCTCCAATCCGATGGTATCTCTTACGCTAATGGCTTGGCGCAGGCGGATAGATGCGATTGCCCGGAGCCAACAAAGACGTGGAGGGCCAACGTTATGCTGAGCGGTGATCCTTGTAAAGGTCTGTCTGGTTCTACATCTGCATTAAGGTGCTCCTATGAAGTGTCTTACGATAATCAATGTGGATCATCTAAATCAATAACTGCAACTGTTACTGGTAGGGATGATCATGGACAAATCGTTACGGCTGGAAGTACTACCGTAAGTATACCTACTGGGTCTGGTAAAAAAACCGGTGTCATAGGTTTTGATTCAGGAGTACAATGTGGGTCTATAAGGGTTTCTGGAGGAGGATCTGGGAACTGTTAAGATTCTGATGTATAACAAAAAAAGGAGAGGCTAATAAGTCTCTCCTTTTTATTAAAAACCATAACAGCAGTGATTGTCAACAATTACCTGAATCATGACCAGAGATTGTTACATCTCCACATACCACTTCTCGGCTAAAATATACACTTCCACTCTTGGTTCCGGATCCTGCGGGAATTGTAAAGCTAGCGCTATTGACCTGCTCTTCTCCGTTTTGTGTATATCCTATACCACTCACAGAACCAGATATAGATCTACCACATTGATTATTATACGTAATCGTAAATCCTCTTGATGTGACAAGTTGTTCATGGCTCATGCAATCATTATTCATAGATACCGACCATGACCACGTTTTTGTTGGCTCCACGCAATCGCATCTATCGGCCTGAGCTAAGCCATTAGCGTAAGAGATACCGTCTGAATCGATGTGAGTTTAGCTTATTCAATGCGCATTGTTTATCTATTAATTAAAATCATTAATATTGTATCGTTAATATTAATACATTAAGTTATGGCTTGCAATAAGAAAAAGAAAATGGCTAATGGAGGCAAGGTCTCCGAGAAAAAGAAACCTCAACTGAAATGTGGAGGCAAGGTTAAGAAAAAGAAGTAATAACCGGAGGGGTATATCCCCTCCTCAGTATTTAGCATATGAAAAATTCAGAATTTGTATCTAGAATCATAAATGATATGAACTCCATCAATAAGGACGCTCATGTCAGTAGGAGATGGATATTATCCATAGGAAGACAAAAGGCAAGATCATATATAGCCCAGAAGTATGCTGATGGAACCTTGTTCGGCGAGGAATCACTGTATACTCATATCAATTGCATGGAGATGGAGAGGGTTCGGAAAATTGATTGTTGTTTTGATGAGTTTAAACTATGCAGGATACTTATGAGATCCAAGAAAAGATTGCCCGATATGATATATACCCGTATAGGTCCGGCTATCATCAAAGTATCAAACATCATGGATGATATTATATTTACCTCCATATCGTTAAGAAAATACGCTAACAACAAGGAACGTAAATACGGGAATATAGATCAATACTATTATTATGTCAATGATGGATATATCTATATACCAGATATTAACATAGAGGCTATAAATGTTGATCTTATAACTCTCGACAGAAAAGCGGCGTTAGAGCTAGGGGGATGTGGAGCTGAAAAAGATAAGCCATGTACATCTCAATGGGATTATGATTTCATATGCCCAGACAAACTTCTTGAATATGTGGTTTCCGAAACATTAAGGGAAACTGTAACCAAATTGCAGATCCCTACGGATGAGAACCCGGATATGGATATTAATAAGAAAACACAAAAAATTCAATAACATGAATCTAATAAGATCAATAATCAATTTCTTTGGTTTCAATGACGCCATGGTTGACGGTATAGGCGAAAGAGGGATGAGGGATAGCTCAATCATAAGATATAATGAGGTGCATGATATGTATGACAAGATTATAAAAGATCTGGGAGATATGTCGGCTTACGTATCCAAGGGTTATATCTATGATAAGATAAAGGAAAGAACGGAATTAAGTACCAGACATATTAGTAGGATATTAAATCATACTAAGAGAAAAGATCTTAGGTTTATATAAAAAGGAGAGGATAATCAACCTCTCCTTTTTGTTTTTAACAGCCTCCACCTTGACTTGGATTAGATACATACATGCTTGTAGCATTGCTAACACAATCACTTCCGCCTGATATCGTTCCCGATCCGGATGGTATGGTGACTGTTTTAGTGGTAGAGAAATATTCTACATCTCCAGATGGTTCAGATCTAGTATAATACACATCAAATGATGCTGTTTTAGATTTACCACATGGATTATCATAGCTTACGGATATACTTAAGCATTGTCCATTAAAACTTCCGCTAGCGTAAGCGCTCCATGTTTCGAGGCAATCGCATCTATCCGCCTGCGCCAAGCCATTAGCGTAAGAGATACCATCGGATTGGAGGTTATTGTCGGCTATCCTATTTGCCTCGTCCTTGGTGCAGGCGGTGTATTTTTGTGTATAAATTTCTTGTATTAGGATGAAATTGTTATATTTGTGATATGAAAACAAAGTCATTTAAAATACTTGATCAATACTTTCTTCGATTCTATAGATCTATTATGTCTAAGAACGGGAAAAGGAGGAAGCATACGATCGTGGATAAGAATGATATCCTTGAGTGCCAGTCGTTGATCTGGAAAGTCATACGTGATAGGTATCTGGAGGATGAGGGAGGGGTTTATATAAACAACATCGGTTATCTATGTCATAAGATTAATCCTAACCGCAAGATATATCTGAATAAACTTACCGGTACTATTAACAGACGTGGGACGGGTGGATATTCTTACGTCCATACGTGTATGGATTTTATGCCTAGGAATAAGTATTTTCATCTATATATCTCTCCGGCCTTGAATAAGGAATGTAGGTTGGCTATGGAATCAGGTAGGAGATATAAGTTCTTGTACCGGGAGGTTGAGTCGGAGAGTAAGGTATTTGGAGTTAAATGGGTTTATAAGCTGTAGAAGTTTTTGTGATCCAGTTAGCCCGTGAGGGTAGACTGGATTTTTTTTGTATCACGGATTCAAATACATATCTTTGTGCAAAAGACTTAAATATGACGATAAAGGGCTTATTGGCCGAGATCAAGGCCGATTTACATAAATACGATGATAGCGGGGCTATAGATACCTCATCTGTTTATAGGTGGGCTGAGATCGCCTTGAAAAGGTTCGGGGGTGTTATAGCGGTCATGTCTGAGGCGGTTGTCAAGACCAGCAACAAACAGGCGGTATTGCCTTCTGATTTTTTCGACATGCTTGATGCCTATAGGTGTGAGCCTCTTGTCTGTGAGATTCCGGGCGGCGACAAGGCTAAGGCTGACCTCCAACATGAGATCGGCTGGGTCGAGCGCACCGAGCGCGGTTTCCGTTGGAACTCCTGCACCGAGTGCTGTAAGGAGGAGTTTGAGAAGACGATCACGGAGAAGATATATATCGGGTCTCACGAGGTTCGATTTCATTACCATCATCCCGTAAGGCTGTCTATAGGTCGAGGACTGAGGCGTGATTGCGCCGCCGACAAATATCGGGATAAGTACGATTGGGATAATTATGATATAACTATATCCGGCAATACTATGTATACTGGGTTTGATGGATTTATTTACATCATATATCGTGCTACACCCAAGGATGATGACGGTCTCCCGTATATACCTGAAACGGCGTTAGGTTATCTTGAGGATTATGTCGAGACGTATATCAAGATGAAGATCTTCGAGAACGCCGCCGTTAACGGTTTGATACAAGGCGCTGGTGATGCTTATAAATTATATGCTCAGCAGGAGCCGGGTAAGTTCGCTAGGGCCATGAAAGAGCTTAAGATGTCGATGATTACCTTGAATGATTATCGGGAACTGGCTGAGGATAACAGGAGAAGGATGTTATCTTATGAGCGTATGTGGCCCAACGCTTTCGATAAGTATATTAAAATGGTTTAACAAAATACGATGATATGGCTGATTGGATACATTTAGATAAGACAAGTGGTACCGGTCCTGCTGAGGTTAGGGTTACCGCTGATATCAATGAGACTGGAGAGATACGTCAGGCTACGTACAAAGTTATAAAAGAAGGCACCAAGGAGGAGAAGACGTTCGTGTGCAGGCAGGAGTCGGTCCCGGTGGTTATTATCCCGGAGTTCGACTACCTAGTGCTTAGGTATATCTGGGCTGACGAGGACGGCATTGACTTTGACACGGCTACCGGTTTCGATAACACCGGCCTCCCGGATGTTGACGGCAAGCTGGTTGGTTGGAGTAAACAGTACCAGACCACGCAGGAGCGGGTAGGTGATTATCTTATCCACGGTGGTGATAACATGGAATCAGGTAATGAGGCCGCCTTGATCCAGATGGGGCCGTTGTTGGATGGCGATAATTATGATAAATTACCTCTTGAGATCAGATGCAGTATATACGGTAACTGGTATGGTGGTCGTGAGAAAGGTAATGTCACTATCAGGTTCACGGCATATAAGGGCGGTTCTATGGAGAAACGTGGATATGATTTTGTCAATATCGGAGGCGAGGAGGTTTATACCGGTGATGCCCCTACCAACGTATCCGCCCATGGTGAGGATAATTGGCAAAATATAAAGACCTTGTATTCTAAGGTAGGCACGATGATCTATAACAAGGAATCTCGTGACTGTATTGTAAGAATAGGTGAATAGATTTTTCTTCATAATATAAACACATCGGCTCTCTTGTTCGTGAGGATAGGAGAGTTTTTTTATTTTTTTAATCCTTCACTTATGACATATTTGATCTTTTATTGCGTGGAAATAATCTAGCTTTGCCGAAAACTAGGATCATGATAACTTTAAATGATGTAAATAACGAACTCCATGTCCGGTTATATATACTGGAGGTGCTTAAGGATTATATAAGAGATGATGATTTCGATGGCCTTGTAGATAAGGCGTTGGATTTTGTCATGGAAGGCGTTTCTATGCCTAAGGCTCCGACCAAGGATACCACCATGAGTGACATATCAAAGAGCGTTTTGGCCTTGGTAGCGGGTGCTGGATTAGATGAGAGGTTAAGCAAAAGCTCTTTAGAGTTAGCTTACGATAGGTGTAAGATGAGGTACGTATTCGATCCTCGAAATCGGGATATACACGGTGTGATCGTAGGTTATTCCAATGACTTTAATAGTCTGGTAGCTGTGTGTGATGAGGGATCGAAGAAAGGAGTGGACAAAGGATCTACTGATTTTGTGGATGTCAATGAGAGATACGTGACTAACGGTTTCTTTTACATATCTGTAGAGGATGCCGATAAGCAATCGAACTACATGGGTAAAAATTTGTAATTGTTGTGTTTTTTGTACTTTACACGAGCGTTTAAAAGTATTTAGTTCTCCTCCTGACTTGTGAAAGTCTGGAGGATTTTTTATGATTATTTAACCAACAAAACCACCATACTTTAGAAGGTGGATGAATTGGTTTGATTAATTTTGAATCAAAATTACAAATAAAAAAATGATTCCTACAAATATAATATATACAGATCCAAGAAAACGAAGTATCTTGATAAAATGCTTCGTGAATGTTGTTTTGTATGGAATCATGCTTTAGCTCTACAACGTAGATACTATAAACTGTTTGGGAAATATATCTCAATTGGTAAAATGAAGAAGCATTTTGCTAAAAGAATTAAAAGAAATCTTCTTCATTCTCAAACAACACAAGAAATACTTGAACGTCTTGATGAATCTTATAATCGTTTCTTTAAAAGAAAATCAAAGAGACCACCTAAGTTTAAAAGATCAGATTGTTTCAACTCTTTTGTTTTTAAACAAGGAGGGTTTACTCTAAATGGTAATATTCTCACAATCAACAAAGGAAAGAAACGTTTTAAGTTTTCATACAGTAGAGCATATGAAGGTAATGTTAAACAAATAAGAATAGTCAGAGAAACCTGCTATCGTTTTAGTTTGATTATAGTTACAGATTACAATCCTGCAAACTCTTACAGAAAGACATATGATGGTGCATCTGTAGGATTGGATTTTGGTCTGAAAACTTACCTAACTAAAAGTGATGGTAACAAAATTGGGTCTCCATTATTCTTCAAGCAATATCAAAACAAGATTAGAAAACTAAATAGAAAGTTTTCTAATGCGAAGAAAGGATCCAATAATAGAAAAAGAAGACTGTTTGAACTTCAACAAGCGTATCGTAAAATAAACGATTTTCGATCTGATTTTCAATGGAAATTAGCTCATGAATTGTGCAAGCGATATGATTATATTTTCATTGAAGATCTAAACATTGAAGGAATGAAACGTTTGTGGGGAAAGAAAGTTTCTGATCTCAGTCATTCTTCTTTTATTAACAAACTTACGTATATCGCTTCAAAGTATGGAGTGATAGTACATAAGATTGACAAATGGTATCCTTCCTCAAAGACTTGTGAATGCGGGTTTGTTAATAAAAACTTGTCGTTGAGAGATCGCACATGGTGTTGTCCAAAATGCGAGTCTATCAACGACCGTGATGTTCTTGCGGCCCGTAATATACTTCGGAAGGGCATTTCCGAATTGGAGAGCAAGAGTAATTCCAGCGATAGTAACATCGGGGTTTCTTGCGTCTGTATCCAAGAATCCCATTTGCTTTAGTGATGGGAGTATGTCAATAGAATCCGCCACATAAGTGATTATCCGCAGGATTTGTTATATTTGCGAAAAAGATAATGTCGTGCAAAATAACTCTAACATAGCGGTTCCCGACTCCGGGATGAACAGGGATAAGCATCCACAGGATCTATCCCCGTCTGAATATAGTTTCGCCTTGAACGCTACCATAGAGGGTGACGATGGAAGCCAGCTTAAGATCCAGAACGAGCCTAGTACCCTTTTATGTAAGCGATTTGATGGCTATAAGGTTATTGGGTATAAGAATGACATAGCTGGTGATAACACTTATTTCTTTCTATCTAATCCGGATGATAATACGTCTAAGATCACGTTCATGCGGTCATTGGATTATATCAAGACCGTTGAGGATCAATTGGCTGGATCGGGAAAGGACATCCATCGTATCCTTGGCGAGAGGCTTGAGGAGTCGGATGGTCGTTTTGATGAGATATGTGATTTGATGGAGGTCCTGATAGAGGACTGGGTTGATGACCCTTGTCTTAACTTCTCCATTCATCACCCGATTTTCGATATAGAGATCAAGGATGAGAAATGTGGGAAGGTGATATACTGGACCGATGGATATAATCCCCAGCGATATGTTATGGTCGATAAGGCTCTTAATCCGGATGATGATGGTGACTTTTGGTATCATTACCATGGGTATAAGACATGTGGGGATGACAAGCCAATAGAGAGGTGTAGGCTGGCCTGCGAGAAGCTGCTGGTGTTCCCGTTGCTGACGGCCCCGTGCGTGGAGCCTGAGGTCGTGGAGTTCGGGGGAAGCCTGCGTGCCGGGACCTACCAGTTCTGCGTGGCGTTGTGCGATGAGTTCGGGATTGAGAAGACCGGATATTGCTCATTGACCAACCCAATCATGTTATTCGATCGTCAAGATATGGTTATCCGCGATGGTTTATGGGGTAAGTCAACCAACATGGGTATCCGCCTTACCGTGTCTAATATAGATAAGCAGGTATCTCATTATAAGATAGGCGTTATACAGAACACGGTTGGGTTTAATGGTGAGCAAAGCCCGGTTCTTGAGTATTTCATAGAAGGTATACATCCGATAACGGAAAGGACCATCTATTACCTTACGGATCAGTATAGCGAGCGTACGACCATGGAGAAGTTATCCAAGGAAATACCGGTATATAAGACAGCCAGAGGCATGACGTCTGTCGGGAATCGTCTTCTTCAATACGGCTTGACCGTGGAGAATGAATGGAATCTTCAACCGGTCGTTAATTTCTTGGGTCATTTCGTTAAATGGCAGACATCGATAGCCACGGAGAATCTATATAAAGACGGTGTGGCTTGCTCTAAATACGCCTCTTTCATGCGTGACGAGGTATATCCGTTGGGTATAAGATTCTTTACCAATACGGGATACAGGACAGCTAGATTCCCGCTTATCCCTCGTCCGGCCACAAGGGAGGAGATGGAGGTTATCGTTGATGAGGACGGCAACTCTGAAGACCTATCAGCGGCTTCGGTATTGGAGAACAACCCGCAGTGCGCCGGGAACAGCCGCCGTTATCTTTGGCAGTTTAAGAATACGGCAAAGATCATAAACGACCCGTCTTGGGGATTTGATGATTTTGGAGGAGAATGCAAGAATCAGCTAGATGTCAAGCAACTCAGATATGTAGAGCAGGAATATGCCACGGTAGGAGAGACCCAATTCGTTATCAATACGATGGGGGAAGATGTTACGGTAGATGATGCTATTGATTATATCGCTGATAATATAGAGAACCTGTGTGATATCATAGAATCTAATGTAGGTATTACTGACGAGTTATGCGCTGCTATATCATTGCCGGAGGATCAAGACGGTATAAAGGCTCCCGATTTCCCTAGTGGATGTGATGATATCGAGAGGATAGAGACCAGGACTATATTGGATAAAAACTCTTTGGTGGATTCTAGGATTGATTTTACGTATAAGCTGGCTAGTGATTATACGGAGACCGAGCCTACCACCTTAATACAAAGTAACGCCGAGTCACAAAGGAAATTCTCTGTATTGTGTGATTTTGATAATTACTCCAGTGGAGGTAAGAATATCATAGATCTGGTTCAGGAATGGCTGGATGGTCAGGATGAGGATAAATTCCCGTCTGATATAGACTCCTCCGCCTTGGTCTTGTGTCAGGATATGTCTAATGTCCGGCAGTTATATGATGAGGGTATATGTACTAATGGGTGTTCGGTAGGTGATCCTCACGTGAATCCTACTATTAACGATGTTCAACTTCCTACATTCCAAGGGGGTAGGTCATTGGGTAAGTGCACATATTTGTATCAATATCCCGGATGGGAAGGAAAGAAGCATACGGAGACGATGCTTGATCAGTTAATGGATACGATGGAGGCTTATTTTCCCCAATATGAGAGTCAGTTTGGTATCGAGAACGCCATGTGTCTTTTTGGCGATGGTGATAATTCTAAGTTTAATACCGGTATAACTACTGACTGGGAAGGTCGTGTGTCTGTGCAGAATGATATTGACGCCAAGACCAATTGGTTCGGTAGAAGCAGCTTGACTTATTTCAAGTTCTATCCACATGTATCCTCATACGCCAGATGGGTGGAGTTGGATTACGAGAAATACATAAGTGGTTTATCCGATCCTGATAACGGTATTATGTATATAGAGATGATGGGTAACTATAATTATCCGATCGGCGACTCATCATCATACAATAAGGTTCGTATAACGTTTTTCTCGGACAAGGAAGGTACCGTGGCTCCTAATCCTTTGGCTAATGATGCCAAGAAAGGTGTTATAGTGAATTACGTGGATCATAAGATATTTATGATGCCAAAGTACTTGTTCTGGAATGATGACAAGACTACTTTCCATAAGATATATGTTTGCATCGAGCCTGCGGTATGCGTGTTCTTCACCGGTTTCGCCATGAGGCAGGACATGAAGGAGCTTGCCGGATTCTATACGGCCGGCACCGCCATCTTCCCCGCCCCGTTCTGTTTTGGCATTCGGCCGCTGGAGGTGAAATACGTGTTCTTCTTCACGAAAGAATTGAAATTAAGGAGATTTGTTACCTATGAGGCGAAATGTGTCTCATGTGGAGATAAACCCGCTGACTGCGCTCCCAGACCATATCAGTATGGTGATTTCGGATATTGGGAGTCTACCAATAAGTACCCGGCTAATTTTGAGTTGTATGATTCAAGTAAGATCGGGATATCATTGGGAGGATCAAAGAGGAAGGACATAATAGATTCTTTGACGAAATACTATGGGTCTCCTAAATCAGTTGGGGGTAAGTCTTATTTCACCGGTAATGGGGGTAACGCTGAGTACCCCAATACGTCAACCACGTTTTGTCAGAGACCTATACGTCATTACAAGTTCCCGGATAACTCTGTCGCTCCTTTTATGGGTAATCCGTCTCAGCTGACCGGTCAATATGGAGTTGACTCCTATATTTATCCTATGGGGGTGATGCTTGATGACGATATCGTTAATGAGTTTTTGGATATAGCGGTAGAGAACGGTCTTATAGATAAGGCTAGAAGGGATTCTATAATAGGATATGAGTTGTATAGGGGCGATAGGACGTTGGATAAGAGCGTTATCGGAACCGGTCTGGCTTATGATATGTTTAAGTACGATGATCCCGACGGATCGGCTAACCTTTATCCTAATTACCCTTACAACGATTTGTCTGATGATATGTATATCTATAAGGATATTAATCGTGAGAAATTTATAACGCATCCGTTTAACAGGAAGGGTAATATCTGGTATTCATTCTTAAGTCCTGATATTGCCTTTAACAAGCCTGACGCTCCCACCGAGTGCCTTGTTGATGGTTATCAATTAGGTAAATCCTCCGGTATATTCAGGGAGGTGGAGGATCACCCTAAATGGACGATATTAGGGAGTAAGGCTTACAGTATGGCAACGTCATTGGCTACGGTGGAGGCTATGGCTAATTTAATATCCGCTATAGCTGAGTATACATATCAGTCGGCTTCACAGCAATATGTCGGTGGAGGCGTGTTCTTTTTAGCCAACCCTGTCGGCATAGCGCTGACGGCTATCCGTCTGGCTACGGGTATCGCCAAGGCCACAGCCCAGTCCGTGGTGGATATAGGCAAGTACAGGTATCAGTGGTTAACGGCATTGATAGATAGGGGACCTAGACGGAACTATGCTTATTATTATACTTCTGTCGCTCATTATAATTTATTTTACCAAAAAATAGGGGCGTCGGAGCTACGTGGATTGTCAACGGCTAAATATATCAAGAGCGGGTTATATCCGGTAACAGATATCTCTTCGCAAGGGGAGACCGTAGGCGGTAAGCCTATTATCATAAACAACCTCGATCGTGAGCATTCATTGTTCATGTCATTTGGTATGGATAAGTATATGCTTGAATATCCGGAGTTGGTTTCAAGTTACGATACCAGCCGTATTCAGGATGAGTGTAATATTCGTAACGATGAGGTGGCTGGTATGACGCCTCATTTTATGACACGTGAATCTTTCGTATCCTGCCCCTATATGAGGATAAAGAAATATTCTCCGGCTCAATACGGGCAGATAGAGGATATCAGGTGGGTATCGTTAGGTGGTTGCGGGTTGATGGATGAGGATAAGCGTAAACCTGTTTTTGGAGGAGATGTGTTTATATCAAGGTTCTCGCTTAAGAGGAAGATGCCTATGTTTTACTTGACTCAGTTTGGTCAGGGGGACATGATACCATTCCCTTATTACGATTATCGAAACATCGGGTATCCCCGTTATTTCGTCAATTACGATACCGGGGAGGATTATCTTAACAAGACCGATACGGATACCGGATCGCTATACTCTTTCCCTAGCCGGAAGAGCGCTTATGAGATGGTTTGCAAGACCGGAGATATGTATCTTAGCGGTCGTTTCTTCCTATATTTCTATGGCATACCTCAGTTTCTTGTGGAGTCTGAGATCAATTGCAATTTCCGTATAGCCGGCCCTGAGCCTTACGAGGGGTTCTATCCGGAGGTGGGGGATTATATATCATGGACTCAGGAGCGTAATGTCCCTATATCAAGGAGTAATGTGTTTAAGATGAGTCCTGTGTATAAGAATCGATTTACGTTAGGTGGCAGGTCATTACCAGAGACGTATGATAGCAATTTTTGGGACTGCGCTTACCAAAGACCCAACGGCGTCATATGGAGCACCGCCGACGTGTCGGAGAACGGCATGACCGATCCTTGGCTGTCGTACAAGCCTATGGATTACCATGAGTTCAAGACCTCGTTCGGAAAGCTTATAAGCATGAAGGGAATAGAGTCGGATCAAATACTAGCTCGCTTCGAGAATCAGGTAGGACTATATAACGCTATAGACGTGCTGGCAGAAAGAATATCCCCGGAGAATAGCGAGCTAGGGACAGGTGGGCTTTTCGCCTCTCGTGGCATTGAGTATAATAATACGACGTTAGGATATTCCGGGACCCAGAGTCGGGATATGATCAGTTGCGAGTTTGGGCATTTTTGGGTCGATTTAAGGCGTGGTCAGGTGTTTAAGGTAGATTCTAATGGTAGGAATCTTACGGAGGTCACACCGGGGCTTAGAAACTGGTTTAAGGAGCATCTTCAGATGAAGATCATCCGTAGCCGGATATATAACGCTGATACGGACGCTGAGTTGTCTTATTATGATATCGATAACAAGTTCTTTGGTATAGGGCTATCCATGGGCTGGGATAATAGGTTCAAGAGGGTTCTGATAACCAAGAAAGATTATATACCGGTAGGGAATCCGAGCGAGTACCAATTCCGTGGCGGCCGGTTCTACAGGAACGGGCAGGCGGTGGAGCTACAGGACGCCAGCCATTTCACGGACGTCTCGTTCACCGTTGGATATAACTGCCTGAAGGGTGAGTGGAAATCATATTTATCCTACACCCCTGATTATTATATCGAGCACCAGCATTATTTCCAGTCTGGAAAGAACTACTCAAGTGAAAGTCAGGAGATAGGGTTATGGTCTCATGGATTGACCAACCAATCGTATCAAGTATTTTACGGTAAGCTATATCCGTTCGTTATAGAGGTACCGGTACGTGAGCAGTATGTGAATAAGATCCTCACGAACTACCAATATAGGATGGATGCCAGAAGGTATCAGGATGAGGTTAATTACCAAATTCTTAGGACTACCGGATTCAATAAGGCATGGTTTTATAACGATACCAACAACAGCGGTGAGCTTCGGATGGTTATCGCTGACAAGAACGATATGAGCCAGCGGTTAAGGTATCCTGTAACCAATGACGATAGCCGTGAGATACTGGTGACGGAGGTTGATCAGAAGATAAATATAAATGACTATTTTAACGAGGTCAAAGACGATACGAACAATCTTCCGATATGGGTTAAGGATGTGAATGACATTGACCGTAAGATCGACCCCAGGGCTGTCGATTATCATCGGAGGTGGCGGGATCGTCTTCGTGGCGATTGGTTCTTGGCTAGGTTCGTGAATGACATTGAGAGCCGGTTCAAGATGATAGTACGTTGGTTTAGCAACGATGAGAAAGTTTATTGAGGTGATTATATACCTTTAAATATTTGATGTTATGGCAGCAGGGAAAACTAGCAGTAAAAAGAAGGGCAAATGCCCGAAATCAGGATGTATCAAGAAAGTAGGGAGTGATTGGCGAGTGGTCAGTAACAAGACCGGTAAATTATGGCCGGCTAAGTACAAGTCTAAGGAGAAAGCTAAAGGAGCCTTGGCTGCTTATCACATGCATTAGCGTATAAACGGGTACATGATTTATTATGTGCCCGTTTCGTGTTTTTAGGCTTATGAGATTATAGTTATCTTTGTGAAAAATGTAGTATATGTCTAAGAAGAATAAACCGGAGGAAATCCCATCGTGGATAAAGGATTTATATAAGGAGGATCTTGATCGTGTCGTAAGAGGCGAGCGTCCTATGTATTTCAGGGGTATGGATGATAGTCCTTTGAGAAACGTGTCCCCGGAGTTTGATATCCTTAGCGGAGGAGCCGCAGTTAAAGGCATGAATGGGATAAGAGGTGCGTTGTCCCCGTTGAATAATGGCATGGGTAATTATAATTTCAGTATCAGGGGTATAAATAAGAAGATAGGTGAGTTGGTTGATGAGGCGGGGCTATATTTACCTGAGAAATTAAGACCTGTATATCGGACTGTGGTGGATGCTATGTCGAGTTCCAAGGATAAGGGGTTGGGTCATATCACGCAGCCGTTGGCCAACGCCCTGTACCCAGCGGACGAGCGACGGGACCGGCGTCTGGACGGGGAGTATCCCGTTGGTTATGTGGATGCCATAGACGGCATATGGCCCATGGAGAAATATGGGCTATGGGGAGAGAAGATCGAAGATAAGCAAGATGGAGGAGAGATAGAGGATATAACAAGAAAGATGTATAGATCTGATCTTGATCGTGTGATATCCGGTCAATCTCCTATATATTATAAACAGCTTGATGATAAACCTCTAGATGATACCCATCCAGAATTTGATATCCTTACCGGTGGTGTCCCTCTTAAATCTGCTCCTTCTTACAAAATGGGGATAGTTGGGAAGGGTAATGTGTTTGACAATCCTTGGGAGTCAAGTATTTATGGTAGGATATTTGATAAATTGGATGATTATGCGAGCATCCCAAATGACGTGTTCACCAAGTATTTAGGTAAGACGTTGAGAGGGATAAAGAAAAGGATACCGGATAAGGATGATAAGAAAAAATTTCAGGATATAGCCGAGAAAGTTGTCAACCGTGTTTATGAGGATTTGGATTATTATGTAGGTCTTGGTTCTACTATGCTGGTTGATGATAAGGAGGAGAAAGAAGAGGGAGGTCCTGTAAATACCAATCGCTCTTATGGTTCTGGCAAGTATGTGATTGATCCTCGTAGATCAGGGGATAGCAAAATGGCTGTATATGATGAGATATGGGATTATCTGACGGATAAGAAGGGGATACCACAAACACAAGCGATCGGCATCCTGTCTAACATCGCCGCCGAATCCGGAGGGGATACCACTGCCCTAGGAGCCGCCGGTGACTTTGGTATCCAGCAATGGCTTGGACCGAGGAAGAAAGAGCTACAGCGCAGGTACGGAAAGAAGCCTACATTAACCCAACAACTGGATTATCTTGTGGATGAGTATCAAGGTCGTGTACCGGGGCTAGGATGGAACTACATGAACCAAGGCAAGTTCTTTGATAAGGACGCTCAAGGCAATGTATATAATTATTATATGTACTCAAAGGCTGATTTTGATAACGCTACCAACTACAAGGACGCTACCGTAGCATGGAATCAGGGGTATGGAAGGCCTCTTGGATCGACATTAAGAAACGAGAAGAGATTTGAGTTCGCTGATGTATTCGCTAATAGGTATGGTGTCCCTGAGGTCGAGCCAATGAGATACGAGTTCGGGCAGCGGAATTCGGGCACGGGGGACGGAGGTCAGCAGTCCGTACCTGAGACGGTAGCCCCTGCCGATCCTTCTTTGGCTTCTCGCCCTTCCATAGATAGCTGGTGGGAGAAGGAAGGTCAAGACCTGTTATATAAGATGCTAGCTCAATCCGGCGCTAACAAGAAAGCTATAGAGGACATCGCCAATAATATTAAGAATGATCCTCAATCGGAGGCGCAGATAGCGGAGGCCGAGCGTATGCGTAGGGAACAGGCAAAAAGGCAGCTGGTTCTTAATATGATACCGGGGTTAAGCCTTAACATAAAAGGTGTGAGCAGAAATAATAGTTAGTATTTTAATGATAAATAATTTGTTATGAATAAGTTGTTGTTTTTATTTGATATGTTATTTAAGGGGACTTGTTTTACCCCCCCCCACCCTCTAGTAGTTTAGGATGGGAGAATAGATGGGTAGATGCTATGGCTGATGATAGGAGGATGGTTATAGCATTGTTAGTAAAATATCTAAGGGGAGGTATGTTATGAGAAGACGTGTAATGATAGGCTCCAAAAGCCTGGATGTATTGTATACATACACTTATAATAGTAATAATTACCATACATTTGTAGCTCCAAAGTCGGCGTATTATTATGTTGAGTGCTGGGGTGGTCAAGGTAATTATGGTTACAATGATAGCGAAGATAGGTTTACCAGATCTAATGACCCTGGGTATGGTGGATATGTGGCTGGATTTATCAAGTTAGTTGGTGGTGATATCATTTATGTGTATTGTGGAAATGGTGGACTTAAGCAGACGAGTAATGTTGTAAAATATAATTATAATGGAGGAGGTTCAGGGCATTCAATGACTAATGAGAGCGCTGGAAGGTATATCTATGAGGGAGCCGGGGGCGGAGCTACAGATTTGAGGTTGTCCAACAATAGCGATCCTCTAAACGTAGATTCTTTAAAGACCCGTATTATGGTAGCCGGGGGAGGCGGTGGAGGATGTGAGTATTATTTTATTGGGCATGGAGGATCAGCGGGAGGGTTGAAGGCGTATCTGGGGGGCTATGCCAAGGGAACTCCTGCATCCCAAGTAGCGGGAGGATCTAACTCCGACAATAATTTAACTAACGGAAATAGAGGTCTATTAGGAGTGGGAGGAGAATGTGGCTTTGATGGCGTTTCGTATTCCTCTGGTGGAGGAGGAGGCTTTTATGGAGGACCAAGCGGCGGGATATCGTCGAACGCTATTCAAGCTGGTGGTGGAGGGTCCTCGTATATATCCGGTCATCCGGGATGCGTGAAATATGATAAATATGTATTTACTAACACTAAGATGATAGATGGGAACGGGTTCGTATGGACAGATGTGAAAGGGGAATTAGAAAAAATGCCTAATCCTTTGGGTGGATTATATGATTTAGGAAAGGGACATATAGGCTCTGGATATTGTCGTATATCTATATTCCAATAAATATTTATATATCTAATCAGTTTAGTGTTATATTTGCGAAGTAATTAAACGTTTTAGATATGAAAGGATTGTTATTTTTATTTGCTATGTTATTGACGCCGTTCGCTTTGATGGCGCAAGAGGTAATCCCATCAGAAGGGACTATCACCATTGATCTAACTACCTTTACCGGCATCATGGCTTTTGTCACGATGTCAGCTACCCAACTAGCCAAGGTAGTGCCGTATATTGACACCCATAAGTGGGCTAAAGTCCTATCCGCCGTAGTCATAGGTATGCTGGTTTGTATATTAGCGTGGCTACTAAAGGTGTCTCCATTGCTTATAGGGAGTGAATGGTGGGAAGCTTTATTATATGGAGTGGCTGTAGGCCTCAGCTCTGCTGGTTTTTATGACTTGGTTAAGGCCATAGGATCATTATTCATAAAAAGAATTTAATTCTGTACATAATAATAGCATTTGCTGAGAGACTCGTCATTGTAAAATGATGAGTCTCTGTTTTTTTAAATTATCTTTGTGTCAGAACGAAATTAATTAGACATGAGCAAATACGTAATCAAGAGGAAGATACCTAAATATCAAGAGGCTGGGGAAGTCACCCCTATTATGCCCGGTAATGTTGTTGGTCTTCAGGGTATTGGAGTGGAGCCTTTGGTTTCGTCTACCCAGATAGGATTTGATATTCAGCATCCTGATATTAATACCATTGATACAAGTGATTTGAGCGCGTTGGTTGACAGTAATAAGAAGGTTGATAAGTCTGGTAGTACGGATGTTTTTGATTTTACCACCATCCCTTACTATGGCGCTGATGATATAGGGTCTAGATTCACTCAGATGGGTCGTGGTATAGGTCGTATGAGAAGCGAGGGATATGGCGATTTATCCACCGGGGCTAAAACAGCTAATACGATAACTACCATAGCCTCTGGAATTAGTGGTATCATGGGGTTGGCTCGTAACGTGGTTTCTGGGATAGCGTCAGAGAAAGGTACTCGTACCAATATTAGGTTAGCTCAGGAACGTGAGGCTAGGCAAAGAAGGCAATCCCAAATGCAGTACAAGGATGGCGGGGGCGTTTATCTGGGACCTAATAATAGGTTCGATAGCGGAAGCCTTACCGGTGAGTACCTATATCCGTTACCTAAGTCGATGGAAGATCAAGCCAACGTGGAGGTCGAGAAGGGCGAGTACGTGGAGCAGCCCGGAGAGGCGCCGATGGAGGCCATGGGGCAGAAGCATGCCGATGGGGGAACGCCTGTTTCTTTGGAGCAGGGTACGGAGGTTATTACCGATGACACCATCATAGAGCCGGACTTCGCTAAATACATTAGGGATACGTATGGGATCAAAGCCACGCCTAAGGATACGTATGCTACGTTAATGGACAGGTATAAGGCTAAGATCGGTCTTAAATCGGCTTACGATGACCAGAAGAAGGCGTTGGAGAAGCTGAAGAAAAACGATAAGATAGATGACGAGAATACAAGGCGTTTAAACGCCTCCGTATTATCTAAGGCTATAAATGATAGCAACGATACGGTTAATGGATTAGAGGGAAGGTTTACGGACTTCGCTAATGTCATATACAAGGAGCAGGAAGACCGGAAGATGAAGAAGGATGAGGATACTTATTTTGCCAAGGGAGGCGAGATAGATAATATCATATCCAGATCCATGAAAGAATACGGTCTTACGGAGGAGGATATAGCTGAGGCTAAGAAAGAGCTGCTTAAGAAAGTGGCTGGTATTCGCCAGAAGATGGAGATAGGAGGCACGTCTTTGTTCGGTCGTAAATTAACTTTCCGCCCGATCGAGAATAGGTTCAACAATGATCCTAACTATTTCGGTTATCAGCGCCAAGGAACTGATGGCTCTTATGGAGGTATTAATACGGATGAGAGGTTGAATTATTATAAGACATTCAATCCGGTCGCTTACGATGCTTATATGGGAGCTTCAGAGGGCACTAGGGCTAGGGCGTTGCAAGACGCTATCTACGGTCAGACAAGTAGCTGGATGGGCTTGGCTACGGCTGAGAACCCGATCATCGCCAACGCCGAGGCGCTTCGGGATTACACGACGCTCGTTTCCTTTGGCGGTGAGGATAGTCAAGGTAATTACCCGGAAGACAAGAAAGCCGCATATCATGATAGGATGAGAGACAATAAATTAGGTTTGTTTACCACATCTCGCCCTATGATCGGTCTAGACGTTGTTACAGAGGAACAGCATAAGGCTCTTAACGATGCCGGTATCACCCATTTTAGCCAACTGTTCTCTGATAAGAACAAGGATGTCGTTAATAAGATACTTGGCGAGGATATGCTTAAGATGCAGGCATTGAGATCCATGAAGGGAATGGAAGGTCTTGATTTTATACTTGACCCGCATAAGGTGGCTCCCGGTCCTATGGATATAGGTGATGTGGAGGATCCTGATGTTAAGCTGGATATGCCTGAGCTGATTGATCCTAATACACTCCCTAAGACCAACACAAATGCCGGTAAGTCGAACGGCGGCAATGGAGGCAGGAATATAGTAGGTGGTGGTCTTGACTTTCCTGAGGTGTTCAGGATGACTCCGGGAGCCGTGACAACGGAAGGTCTGGAAAGACATTACGCTCCTACCGTGGACCCGGTGTTGAGATCGGCTGATCAGTATATGGTTGAGGCTAATCGTGCTTTCCAATTACAATTGGATCAGATGGGTAATGTCCCGGATTCCCAGAGAGGGGCTTTATCTTCCAATTTACAGGCTATCATGAGTTCCAATATAGGTAAGTATATAAATGAGGTAGAACAAGGGAATGTGGCTCAAAGGACTTGGGCTGATAATGTCAATTCTCAATCATGGGCGAATACTTACGACAAGAACATAGCCCAACGTCAAGCTTATCAACAACGGATATTGCAGGGATTGGCTATAAATGACGAGAACTGGGCTAGGTATTTCGATAGCGTCAATGATGAGATTCAGCAGAAGTGGAACACGGCTACGACCATGAATACATTAAGATCTATATTTGGGGATGTTAAGATTGGTCCCAATGGCCAGTTGATCGCAGACCCTCAAGGAGATATATTAAGTTACAGGAGATTATATCCTGCTCAGGAAGTAACTAAAGGCAAAAAGGGATAAATAATGGCTTCACAATACAGTATATTAAGGAATTACGGTAAGTACGTATCACCCTACAACATGGATGTCATGATGCAGGGTATGGGATACATGCAGCAGAAGATAGATACCAATCGGCAGGCTATAAACGAGTATGCTGATTATATTATCAATTCTGACATTATAAAACCTCAGGATAGGGAATATCTTCAGAATAGGTTAAATGGATTGATACAGGACGTGAATAACGTGTATCGTAAATCTAATCTGGCTTCTGATGGTATAGCCAGAAGTATACAGGCTCGTCTTGGAGAGGCTCTGGATACCCGTGTGTTGAATGCCATTGCCGGCACTAGGGAGATCCGGTCGTTTAGTGAGAAGATGGAGGATATGAAATTGAATAATCCTAAGATGTATAGTCCTATAAACGAGGCTGAGGCTTTCGCCGATGCCGTGGCATGGATGAATGACGGTCAGGTAGGAACACGTCTTAATCCTATACATTATACTCCTTATACGGATTATCACGCTGAGGTTGATGAGAAGATGAAGAACTTCATCTCCCTTAATAAGGGAAAGAAAGTCAATGTGCCGGTGATTGATGCCAATGGTAACAGGACGGGGGAGATGCGTGAGATGTATATAGATGAAATAAGCTATGCTCAAGTCAGGGATATAGCCATGGCTTCCATATCAGAGAACGGCAAAGCTCAGATGCAACTAGAGGGTAGGTATATGGCTAGGACGAATCCTGACCTATTCAATGTCCAGAGTACCTCTGATTTCCTTAAAGGGTATATTGATGATTTTAGTGCCAAGGAAGAATCTATACGGGCAAAGCTAAAGGGCGTTGGCAATGATAAGGTCAAAAAGGCTAGGTTGGAGTCAGAGCTGGCGGATATCACCAAGCAGAAAAATGATTTCGTGGAGGAGGCTGAGGGAGTTATCGGCAGCAACTACAGTCCGGAGCGGGCCGGCATGTTCATGGTGAGGCAGCAGTTCCTTCGTGGCGTGGGGTTACGATGGTCTTATAATAACTCATACGAGACGCTTGGTGTTGATGATTATTATTTCAAGGCTAATCAACAGATAATGGAGAGGGCTAAGTTCAATGAGACAAAAAGGCATAATCTAGCCATGGAGAAATCCGCTTTGATAAGAGCTAGTAAATCAGGTAAATCGGAGAATGGAAATGGTGGAGGCGATGACATGACCGGTCCCACCGTGGTTACGAAGAGTGCCAATCTTGAAGATGTGAATATAAGCGATGAGTTCATGAATGGATTTATAGCCAATGAAAAGGCGGTGAATACAGGCATGGAGAATTTTGTAAAGTCTCTATCAGACGATGCCAAGAGGAAGATCGACGCATGGGCATCTGATCCTGAGAATAGTAATGTGGTCAAGGATATGGATAGGGGTCAGGTTATCATGACTTATTTTAAGGCTAATGGTGGATCTACGAATACACTTCTTGATTATAATGGAAAGGATAGTTATATAAAGCTTCTTGGGTTAAATAACCAAAGGAATAAGTATAGTAAGATTAATGAGGGTTTCAATAAGGCTGAGAATACTGTTTTGGATGGTGTTGATGCTATAATTGAGAAAGAGGCTAGATCGTATGAAGGATCAGGTATAGACATTAGTTACGGATTTGGCACATTCAATCTTGGGGATATTAACAATAATGGTGATAAGGTTTTTGATATAGATGGCATAAACGATATAACATTAGACGATTGGGCTAAGCTATCTGCTTATAGTTCTTTGCTAAATGATAATATAAACGTTGTTAATAGTAATATTCAAGGGGAAGCGCCATACGTATCGGTAGATTCAGGTCAGTCAAGTATTATTATGGATCGTTTGAATGATCTTATGGGAACGTCTTTGTCGCTTGATGATATTGAATCTATAATGTCTCTTGCCGTATCTGGGGCTAACAAGAATAGGCATATCGAGGAAATAAAAGACAGGTTTGCTGGGGATAATAGAGCGATCGCTGTCGCTACCGCTATATATGACGAAGCGCATAAGGAAAGAAATGATTTATTAAGGCATAAATGGAGCCGTGGAGATTTGGGTAGGTTAAATGATGACGCAAAGCGTGCTGGCGAGGATTATTTAAGGCAATATCGTCATGAGTACGCCGAGCGTGAGTATATCTTTTCCGGTGATTATCCGTCTAAAAGCAAAGCCGAGTATGATTATATAAAGATTAGTGACCTATTTACCCGTGGTGGTGGTTTTATTCCTAAGGATAAGGATAATGCCAATACGAAGATAACGTTTACCATATCCCCTATAGGTGATGGTAAGTATCAGATCATTGGCAATAATGGAGGTGATGGTAGATCCGTTATTGAGGTAAGCGAGGCTGATCTGGCTGCCAATGACCTTGCTTTCTATAAAGAGGAGGTAAATATTCCATCCGAGACCTACGACTCTGGTGTTGTATCTATATCGTTCGCTAATTCAAGTGATAACGCTTATGGGAAGATGGCTAAGTCATTGCAGGTGGCTCCATTCGCTTACGCCAGCGGGGCCAAAGATATGACAATGCCTTATATAGATATGTTTACGAATATAAATGACGGTAATATCAGGAAGAATCAGATGATGATCGCTACTGACGTGTTGTTTGATAACGCTTCCATGTACGAGTTAAGGGCTTCAGGATATAAGTATAATAATGGATCTTCTGGCATAAATGTGGATATATATGGTAAGGGGAAAGCCAGTAAGGGAGATACCCCGTTGTATTCTATAGACCTAGATGGCGTAGCTTACGCTGACGAAGTAGCCAGAAAGATTGATTTTTGTCCTCAGTATTATTTGACTATGGCGTGGCAACAGATACTTAGTAAGGAAAATGAGGTGTATTGGAGGAGTGAGGGAAGATCTACTACTGATGATTTCGAGAGCTTCATCTCGCCCATAGCTGATATGATTGATCAGGAGATAAGAAACAGGAATAACGGAAATAGTGGAAATAATGGAAACAATGGAAATCTATAATAATACCTCTAACGGAAAGGATCTTGCCGAGAAGTACAGATATCCTACCATAAACGTAGATAATATAAAGGCTATTGGTACGGATCCCTATGATATACCGGATCGTGACCTGCCTCCGGTATTGGATCCGTATTCCGCTTCCGAGAGATCAAAGTCCCAGATACCGTCATTGTCGGAGAGGATCAAGAATACTGTTAAGACAAATTATTATGATGATATGAAACATATGTCCCCATTAGGATATATGGCTTCTGATCAAAGCTATAAGGGCAGGTTTAATCTTACTGGTCCGGAGATATCGTTGGAGGATTCAAGGTATCGACTTAGTAGCGGTACTTGGATACCTAAATACGAGTCTTATATTCCAGGCGTAGATAACGACACGCGTCTATCTAGGAGCCAGGGTAGGACCGAGAAATGGATGAGAGGATTGGGTAAGCTGGCGGGTAAGGCTGCTTTATACGGATTAGGCGGCGTTATCCAGCCTTTTTATGGTATTTACGCCGGTGTATCCAGAGGTAATTTTAACGCCGTATTTGATAACGATTTCACGAGATGGCTGGATGATCAGGATAAGAAGATGGATTATGGTCTAGCTCATTATTACAATCGAGAGGAGCGGGATATGAATTTTCTTCAGAGCATGACTACGGCTAATTTCTGGTCTAACGATTTCTTATCCGGTCTTGCTTTTACCGCTGGTGCCATGTTATCATCAGCTGTATATTCCGGTGCTGGATTGATGAACTTAGCTCGTACGGGAGCTAGGGCAGGCGTGGCTTTGGCTAGGATAGGCAAAGCGGTTTCGGATACCAAGAAAGCGTTCGGCGTTTACCTTAGGGCCGCCCGTGCTGGACAGAGGATAGGCAAGGGGCTGGACACCCTCGCTTTCCTTGGTACATCTACCTCATGGGAGGCATCTGTCGAAGCTAGAAGCATGTTGATGGAGGCTGAGGAGAATTTCAGGCAGTCTTACCGTAACGCTTATGGAAGGGAAGTCCCATATGAGGAGCTTATGAAGTTCAGGGCTGACAACGCCGATGCCGCTAATGCCGTATTTGGCGCTAATGTCGGTATATTGTCATTATCCAATATAGCTATGTTCGGCGATATGTTCGGCATGGATCTTGGCGTGGATAAGTTCATAAAACGCAATATATTTGGCGTAGGCGCCGAGAGGATGGATAACGGGACATTAAGGGCCATAACGCCTAAGAAATGGCAGAAAATAGCCGGGAATACGTTCAATATCATCAAACGCCCGGTATCTGAGGGTCTGTATGAGGAAGGTCTTCAGGGAGTGGCTAGTAAATCCGCCGAGGATTGGGTAGAATCAAGATACAATCCTATGGCTATCCGGCAGAATATAGGCTATATGGAGGCTATAAAGAACGGGTTCAAGGAGACTTACGGATCTAATCAGGGATGGAAGGAAATCGGCATCGGTATGATTATCGGATCGGTTATGGGAGGAAAAACTATTGGTGGTATAAAGGAATGGAGCCAAGACATGTCCCGGAACAAGGGGATGGTGGAGGTCTACAACACCAATGCCGGCGCCTTGACTACCGCCGCTATCCGTGCTATTCGTGGCAGTATGGCTCTTAACGCTCAATTATCAGGCTTGAAAACGGATAATAACGCTGATGATATACCTAATTCTAGAATCGTAGATAAGACTTTTAGTGATGCCGTATTCAACCGTCTTCGTTATGATCAGGAAATGGGGATGTTAGATGATACTAAGGAGAATTTCAAGACAGTCATCGAGTCTATACCTAATAGCGATATAGCCTCCGATATGAATATGACAGATGAGCAGGTAAATGAGTATAAGTCCAACCTTATCAGTGAGTTCAATAAGAAGGTTGATAATTTTACTATGGCCAGCAGATTTGCCGACTCCCTTACCTATGGTATATCCAATAGATCATTTAACACCTATATCTCCAACATGGCTTATAACGGTCTTGAGGCTAAGGATAACTTGGATGATATCGCTAATCAGTTAGGAAGGATATACAATACGGATATAGGACCTGCTTTAGATATATATTCTCGTCTTAATCCTGATTCGAGTAGGGATCTTGAGAAACTCAGGAAGCTTACAGATGATATACAGAAAATGGAGAAGAATGTTTTGAAGCTTCAGCAGAGTGTCACATCTAAGGAAGCTCTTGAGTCTGATAAGGTCAAGTTAGCCAAGAAGAATGATAGACTTCTTAAATTGACGGAGGATAGGATTGCTTTGGAGAGGAGATTAGCTACGTTAGTTAACTCAGAGACAGATATATCTAAGCTGTTATTAAACAGGGATGAATCAAGGATCAGCGCCGCCGATCTTATGGCAGCTTATGAGACTATAGTCGGTTTTGAGAATGCCGTATCTATCCGTGGGGTTGATAATCATAAGGAGGCTATGGCGTTGCTTAGCGAGTATCGTCATAATCTTGTGGCTTATAAGAATATAAACGAGTCACTTCGTCGTATGCGTGACAGAAGATTCATCCGGGCGCAGGAGCGCGGGTTCATGAAGATATTATCGAACGCATGGGGGAAGACTTATGAGGAGGATGACAGCAAGTATGATTTCAGGAATACCGATGATCCTGATGCTAATTCCCTTTATGCCAATGATCAGGCCATAGATAAAGCTTATCAAGATGGTCTTATAGGAGAGGATGAGGCATTTATGTTCAAGACATATAATCATATGATAGCCAGATCTATGGAGAATGAGATCAAGGCTGATGAGGGAGGTATCGTTGAGAATGTACCTGATAATGAGGATATCATAAATCCTTCTGATGATAGAATCAATAATATAGCTATAAAGATATGGAACGGTAATGAGGATATCTTATCTCCTAGGGAGAGGCAGATATATGATAATAATAAGGATCGTATCAATGATCTTGTAAATGGGTTTGGCGATAATCCTATAGCTAGGCTTAATAAGATTAGGTCAATGATAGATAGGTTAAATACCAACGATAACGTCTTAAATAACATCAGAGATACTATTGATGATATCATAGATATAAACATTAATGGTCTTGATAAGGATCAGGTTAAGGGGGCTATACAGACTTACAATGATCTTATGAATGATATTGACAACGGGAATGAAGTTGATCAGGATAAACTTAATGAGGCTATTGATATTATCAATAATTATTCCGATGGTCCTCTTCTTCAATTCGTGGAATGGATGAGGTTGTATGATAACGGAAGTATAGCTGTCAAGGATTATGATAAATCCATACCTATGGGTGATGTCCTCACAGAGAGCGAACCCGGGACATCCACCGGCAGGACGGAAGTTAACGCCGCCCAGAACCCAGTGGTGTTGATGGCCCAAAAGAGAGAGATCGGTGGGGTTATGTATTATGAGGTTGGCGGAATGAGGCTTGACAGGTTTATGGCGGGATCCGGGCTTAAGGCTCTCGTCACGCCCGGTGAATATGTTATGGATGATAAGGTGGTGATGGATTTCACTGACGGGACGAACATGTTCAGCGTTATCGAGTCTAAAAATCATTCAAGATGGATGATTAGCGAGGATAACGCTCAGGCTTTCGAGAACGCTACCGGTGTCATATTGGGGCGGCAGACCGCCTTATCGACCTCCAACTGGTTCATGGTGTATCGCAAGGGGCAGGATGGGTCTATTGTTCCTTATTACACGGGTGATACGTTTGGGTCTAACAACGAGTCGGTGAATCAGGAAGCAGCGGCTAGCCTTCGCAAGGGTGATATGGTAAGGTTTAAGATGGATATGTCAGATCCATACACCAAGGGACTGTATGATAAATACAATAGTCTTAACGCCGTTGATCCTAATTCTGATGAGACTAAGTCGGCTTACAGAGAGCTGGTTGATAATATGGTTATTAAGATCGTGGATAGCGATGGCAATTTCGTCTCGGTGCTAAAAGCCAATGATCCAGACTTAAAAGGGAGTAACGCTGATTTAAGGAGTATGGCCTTTGAGTTATATAGGGATAATATAGGATCTGTTACTGGCGAGATTGATATACCGTTCGTGGGTACAGTTACCAGTGTTTTGCCGGGAAGACCTAATTTTAGCGTAAGTGATGATAATGGTACGTTGATGGTATCCGAGAATGATTTTACCAACGAGACGGTTGGTAAAGTCGAGAGCGTAGGATATATAGAGAATGGGGAGGTTACGATGAGGGATGATATTAAGTATAATATATTCCCGTTCTGTACGGCTATCGTCAGGGACAAGTATGGTGACTATAAAGATTCACGTATCCCGGTCGTAGCTATAAAGACAGGAAATGGAAGAAATTACCTGTACCCCGTAAGATTGAAAAATCAGGATATATCGTCATTCTCATCCATGATCGGATCGATGGCTGATAGGATTACGGAGGGTCTAGGCGGAGGCGTAAGTATTGATGATATAATGGATCTTAATAACGCTATAGCCAGATCAGGGTTGGATAATAAGACATATATGATTCCGCTGGCGGGAGACGTGGATGTTATCAAGAACCGGCTTAAAGCTGTCAAGGAAGCGGCTAGCAGGATGCCTATGACCGCTGACGTAAGAGGATGGATAGGTGATTCCAGAACTAAGGAGGATATTTTGATGAATGACGTTACGATCAACATCGATCTTAACAACGATCCTTTCATAGCTCCTAAGTTTAGGATGAGTATCAAGGAGAACAAGGTATCCAAGGAGGAGACGGAAGTCTCGTTCCCTAACCTGCCGGATCTGCCATCGGAGTTCGCCTCGCCTACGAAGGCGGCCGAGGACAAGTCTTTGGTTTCCGACGGTAACGTAGTATCCGGAGAAAATGAGGCGGAAAATCCTTGCTAAATAAAATATCTTGACTTATCTTTGCGGCGTCAGTCCATCACCTGACGAGTAAGATATTTAAAAGTTGGTCCCTGTCGGGTGTGTGATGGCCCCGGTGGGGACTCTTTATATTATGCAACTAGATTCTTTTTTACATCGGAAGATCATGCAAGACCTACGCATCCAGCGAGTGAAGGTCTTGATGATGTTATACACCAGTAACTATTTTGTCAAGGTCAGACAAAAGCAGTTGCTTGATCATACATACGCCTTAAGCAGGGATCAGGCTTTTGATTATATGACTGAGTTCAATAAAAGACTTAGTGATAAGGTTGGTATAAAATGTACGATGGATATCCTTCTACCTACCGATGATGATAATGCTAACATCATAATTGAGCACAATGGTATTATCAAGAAGTTAATGAAGGAAGCCGAGAAGCTGGAACTTGATACTGATGCTATCAAAGCCATGATGTGTGATCTTCTTGATGAGTTGAAGGATGATATTGATCTTAATATCCTGATATTTGACGTAAGCCAGTTACTTATAAAATACAATCTATTTAGGTTGGATGCTATAACCGAGCAGGAGTTCAAGGACTCTTTCGTCAGGATGGATAGTAGGAATATGGAGATAAAGAAATTAACTTTATCTGATATTAAGAAGGTGGTGATGATGATGGAGGATAGATATAGTTATATTTCGTCTATATGATAGACAAATATAATTGATTACGTTTTTTGTAAAAATATCTCCTATTTGTTTGTTGTTTTAAAATAAGTGTCTATATTTGCGGTGTCTATCCGTTGCTAGACCAGAAGAAGATATTAATATCGCTTAGGCGTAGGCGATAAATGAGAGTCATCAGTGGAGTAACGGACGCTGGTGGCTCTCGTTGTTTTTTTATATTATGAATGAATTGTCTGAGATTTTTAGTTACAATGGGAATAATGTAACTTTTAAAACGATTGGCGGAACAACTTATATTAATGCCACAGAGATGGCTAAACACTTTGATAGGAGAACTAACGATTATTTATCGTTAGTATCTACTAATGAGTTGATTAAGGCAATTACCAGAAAAACTGGTAAATTTGATTATCAGTTAGTTATAAAGAAGACTGGAATGCCGGCTTTTGGAGGTGGCGTATGGATGCATGAAGATATAGCCATAGATTTTGCTCAATGGCTTAGTATAGATTTCAGGTTATGGTGTGTAGACAAGATAAAGGAACTTTTATTGAAAGGACATACATCAATAAATAGGAATAATTCTGATATAAGCAGAAACGATCTTCCATCCGATTATATAGAGGCGTTAGAGGCTTTACTTAAATCGGAAAAGGAGAAAAAGGCATTAGCTGAGGCGAAGAATGCGGCAGAGGAAGCCAAAAGGATATCCGATAATATCATTAAAGAACAGGCTCCTATGGTTGAGTTTGCTAAGACAGCCGAAATAGCCCAAGAGACAGATATGTTGATCAGAGAGGTTCGGGAAAAGCTAGAGGCTCATGGATATGATATAGCGGAGAAGAATCTTCGAATATTGCTTGAGGATAAGAAGTTCTTCGCTAAGACCGGTAAGAGGTGGTTGCTTTCCCAAAGGATGATAGACAGCGGTTATGCTCGTTATAGATATCGTAATGATGACGAGTTCTACGGCACTAATACTGTCTATGTGACTCCTAAGGGATTTCAGTGGATTGTGTCTAAGATATCTAAAGAATGGATGCCTAGGTTCTTGGAATTGAAAGGCAGGGTTCTGAGTAGATCAGATAAAGATATTTTCGCTAAACGATAAACTCCATTTTTTATAATTTAGGATTGAGTTTTTGCCTGTTCGTGAGGATCGGCAAAAAGATTTGCACTTTTCGGAGAAACATAAGGTTTGTTATTATGTTGTTATTTTGGTGTCCCGTCCGCTCGTGAGAGTAGGCGGGATTTTCTATCTTTGTGTCAAAACGATTTAGTAATGGGTAGATCTTGTTATGTTATAAAAAATAAGGAGGGTGGGATAGATAATGTCCTTGCCCCTAATAACCAACCATCCGGATTATACCAAAGGGCGATGGAGGTGCTTGGCGACCAGAAGCAGGCCTTATCGGTCTGGGGTACGGCCTACTCCCCCGACTTCGTGTCTTTCTTTGGCGATTGGATGTCCATGTCATCAGAATATGATCTGGATAGTAATGGGGAACCTAGGTATGATGATGTTATGTCATTTATCAAGCGAAAGAACTATTTCGCTGGCAATTTCATGGCCGATGAGGTTAAGGATATCAATAACACCCTTACTTCCTTGGGAGTCGATAATATCAATGATCTTAATGATATGATTGTATCCAATTTCCTTTCCGGCGGTGATATATTCCTTAATAGGTACAATCTTGAGCGATCCGGGATGTATGACGCTGATGAGATTGATAATATCATGACTAACCGATCGGAGTATGAGCGGGTAAGGGATATGATGAGGAGGATTGTCGATTTTATGTCTGACGGGGATCTTAATGAGAAGGATATGTATTTCCTATCTTCCGAGTCAGGTCTTGGTGATGATTATATGATATATGAGGATGCATATGACTCGTTAGGGAAGAGAAGGGTCTTGAATCCAATAGAGGTAAGGGATACGATCATGAGGGCGGTAGGCGGTATCAGCGACCGCCGGGAGTTCGATCAGGCTTTCGCCTCCATCCCATACCCTTCCTTGGCACTCCGGTATCAGGAGGATCAGGATTACGCAGATCGGATGTATGACACGTATCGTAATATGACCCGTATGGAGGTTCGGAGTCAGGACGGAAATACGATTACCGACTCGTACTTCAATAGTACCACACCGTATATCAGTATGCCTAAGGATATGAAGGGTCTAAGGGATAAGGTTGGGGAGATAATCGATATGGATGATTTTAAGGACATCAAGAACGTTGCCGGACGTCTGCATGACATAGCCATGGATCTTGCCGACATGGGTGTGGATATAAGCGAGGCGATCAGCGATGAGATGGTTATATCCAGACCTGAGGATATCCGTGATCTTATGGCGTCGCTGGACGTCATGTTGTCTTCCATACAGGCCGGCAATTCGGTATACGATAGCTTTATCTCCGATCTTGATAGGATAACAGGAAAAGGGAATCCGATATACGAGGTTCAGGATACTTATTCTACTGGGGATAGGATGGTGTATGTAAGGTCCGGGAATACATCCCCTTCCGATATGTATGATAGGAGCATGTTGTATATTAGTAGGAATACGTACCATAACACGGCCCCGATAACCGACACCGATCAGGCTTATGAGATGTTGGCCAATATCGGGATAGAGCGACCCTCGTACTTGCCGGCTGGCGTGGTCCCCGCCGGGGCTTCCCGTTCCGATATTGGCGTGGTCAAGGATAATATAAAAAAGCTGGTTATGTCCAACATCTCATCCTCGAATACCGAGAACATGATCCTTACCAGATTGATATACCAGCATCCCGTAACCCCTAAAATGGATGATGTCGATATTGATCGGGAGTTCAGGAGATACGAGGCTAGGCAGGGAAAGGATCGGGATTTTATCAAATCCTGTACCTCGTTGAGGAAGATCCAGATCAAGGAAAGGTTAAAAAAATCGGATTTATATAATAATGTCTTACGTTTCCTTGATTTTAATGGATTTTATAATGTATCTTTGAACCACCATGACAGAGGTACGTTAAAAAGCATGGAGATGTCGTTGCCGGAAGGTCGGGTAAGGGATCTTCTGTTTGACGTGGCTATCGAGTCCGGTGACAGTAGCATGAGAAACCTTTTCTATCTGGATGGTCAGGATAGGATGATGGATGTCGGGTTTTACAGGTATCTGTACCAAAGGAATCCGGGCCTGCTCCGGGAGGTCAACGGCGGCGTCGAGGTGAGACCGGACGGTTCGTTCTTGGCTCGTGGGAGGTATGATGATTTCGTGTCATTCCAATCCGGTTTATATGAGAAGGTAGGTGAGACGGTTGATGGTGCGATATACAGGTTCGTTGATGATCTTATATACTCCGATCCATCATCATATCAAGAAAACATGGTACGAAGGATGGGTGACGTTACGGTAAGGAGTGACGATAACCGCCTGTCAAGGATAGAGGATAATCCCTCATCCAGTAAGATAGTTAATGAATACACTGCTAATACAAATAAGTTGATGCGAGATTTTTCGTGTAGTTAATCTCTCTTTGACGTCGTGAGACGTTTTCTTTCGAGCATTGAAACATTGGATTTTATAGATTTGCGATGAATCCGGGTCGTAGTGATACGCTCCGGATTTTTTTGTCTTGTATCGGTTCTTATTAATCCCATTTACAAGACATGACGTACTTTGATGATGACACATATCACGATTTTAGGACTGTTAATTTTTGAACTTTGTAACGCCCGCCATCAGGTGGGGTTATTATTAATTCAAAAATAAATAGACATGGGTACAAGTGGAGACAAAATCGTTTTGTTAGACGGTATGGGTTCCGGTAGTGGAAGCGCCACTAACGGTTTATTATCTATGATTCCGGGTATGTTCGCCAATTTGATAGGCGGAAATAAGATGGATCCGAACTTGGTAGCGGCTTTGATGAACGGTCGTAACAACCAAGACGGTTTCGGCGGGGCTAACGGTTGGTGGTTGTGGATCATCGTCCTGTTCTGGTTATGGGGTGGCCGTGGCTTTGGCAATGGTTTTGGCAATGGTAATGAGTGTTGCGCTAATGGTCTTCCAGCTCAATTGAATAACGACTATGGTCGTGAGTTACTGATGCAGGCTATCCAAGGTAACAGAAGCGCTATCGATCAGATCGCTAACGCCTTGAACTGTACTACCACTCAATTGCAAAGCGCTATCTGTAACGTACAAGGCGCTATCGATAAGGTAGCTGGTCAGGTAGGTATGACCTCTCAGGCTGTTATTAACGCCGTACAGCAACAAGGTTGTGAGATCGGTAATCAAATTAGCTCTTGCTGCTGCAATTTGAGTTCTTTGATCAACCAAAGCACTTGCCAGACTCAGCAGATGATCAACAATCAAGGTTATGAGAATCGTCTTGAGACATTGAATCAGACTAACACGTTACAAAACACTATTAATCAAGGATTGACGAACAATCGTGAGCAAGCCACGAGTCGGTTCAATATCTTGAGCGCTAAGATTGATGCTCAAACAACCTTGATTAATGATAAATTCTGTCAATTGGAAATGCGTGAGATGCAGAATACGATCAATCAGTTGCGTGATGAAAGGTCGGCTTACCAAGCCTCCGCGTTGACTCAGCAACAGACTCAGAATTTGATCAACCAGTTGAGACCTACCCCTGTGCCGGCTTATCCTTCATGCTCTCCTTACCAGACTTATGGATGGGGTCAAGCATTTTATGGAGGTAATTACGGATGTGGGTGCAACAATGGATGCTGCAACAACGGAAACGCCGCTATTTAACTCTATAAAGGAAGGAGGCTATTATGGCTTGTGTTTCTAAAATAGGGTCTCTTTATGAGTTGGTCACGAAGAACGTGGTAGTGACTACTACCAACACCATCTTCGGTATCAACCCAAGGATATGGCTGTCCTTGCCATGCGAGGGCCTTCTGCTGCTGAAAATCCGGCAGGTGGTTCCGACAACAGGCGAGACATTGCCAGTACAGATAGCTATTCCAGCGAACAGCACCGTATCCACGGTAGGTGATGACACATGCTGCCCGGTAACCGGCGTGGCTGTGGTGAATCCGATCAACGTGGCTGTGACCGGAGCGGCTATGGTTAACAACACCGAACGCCTTGTTTATTTCAACAAGGTAAGGGGTGTATTGAGGCTCATGGATTGCTGTGTGCCTACAACCGCCGCATCAGCGTCGGAAACGGATGTTGATGAGGAATAGGTTAGATTGGATGTCTAATGGGAGGGTATTCCCTCCCGCTTAAAAATCGAGATATGTTTAGAGACTTAAAGAAAGGATTTCAAGTATATACGCTGGATACGTCCGATGTTCCGGTATTCAGGATGGGGAATGTGGTCAACGTGTCCGAGCCTAGGTTCCAGCAACCCCAGATGGGTCAGATGGGGCAATATCAGCAACTACAGGATAGGGTGATAGACCTTACCGTGGAGATAAACGGGTCTTCCATGACCTATGTCGTACCGGAGAGCAGGGATGTCGCTATGTCCAATAACATAACTTTGGCCTGCTCGGTCGATCCGATCATGAACCAGCTTAACGCCGCTAAGAGAACCAGCTCCGATATTCTCGATAGTATCGATAAGCATAGGAGGACGCTAGAGGCTTGTGATTCGATCCTTGAGGAAATCAATCCGGCTTTTAAGCAGACTAAGGATCAAGACCGGAAGATCAAGAATCTTGAGGAGAAAGTCGATAGGATGGGATCCTCTTTCGATGAGCTAAAAGAGTTGTTAATTAAAAAATTAGGTTAAGATGAGAGTTATAGATTTAGGCGGCGGCCACGATGAGGACTACGATGATGAGATCTACGATCGTAGAGGCGGCCGTGGACGTAGCAGACGTTCGGATGGGACTTACATGGGTTATGGTGGTGGAATATACGACCACTATGGCAAGGAGCATGACGGCAGAATGGATGAGCTAGAACGCCGTGAGCGTGATCTTGAAAGACGCGAGAGGGAGCTGGAACGTGACGAGCGTGAGCTTGAGAAACGCGAGAGACTCCATGAACGTGAGGACGAGATGTATCGCAGGGGATGGTTCGGTGAGCGTGGCATCCGTGACGAGTTCGATGGTACCGAGCCGTATATGCGCAGGGGACGCAGGAGTCGTTACTACTGAGGAGCAGACGCCGATGACCCGGATTATAAGCGGTATATAGACACCCATGGATATCACTTTTCCAAGGAGCTGGCTAGGGAAGCCGCTGACAAGATGCTTAACGCCGACGGGTCCAAGAGAAGATGGACGATGGAGGACGCTAAGCAGATGTTCGATAAATGCGGGGCCAAGAAACCTGATAACGCCACTTGGGGAGATATCCAATACTTGTTCGCTATGTTCTATAGCGACTACTTTCCTAAGGTATTGGATTGCGACCAGAAAATAGTCAAGGCTGTCTTGGCTTATCTGGAAGACCCTGACGCCCCGGAAGGGACGGCGTTCGTAAGGTATCTGGCGGTGCGGTGCTTCGTCGGTGACACAATCAAATGGAGTGATATGATTTAGTTTGATACAACGTTGGAGAACCCTGTCGGCAATAGAATACCGATAGGGTTTCTTTTTGATCGTAGCCTTATTATGATTACATTTGTTCGAGGTAGATCTTTTTGTCATGGTAGGGTGGGCGGGAATGAAAAAAGGCATCCTCACGGACACCCTTTCCCTTTGGTTGAAAATCACTTAAAACATTATGAGTTACTACACCGCAAATATAGATAATTAAATACAAACTGCAATGGGTAAGGGGTATTATTGGATAGAGCCAGTGGATCAGACGTTAAATGATTTCCAATTTTATAAGGCACGTATCGTAGGCGATCCTGAATATGACGAGAGACATCATCGAGTTATATTGAGAATTGATAAGTATTTCCCTGTCGGAAGTATCTTCCATGTCCTTAATGACCCGGAGATGTTTGTTATAGAGAGGAAGTTCAAGACATGGGGGAATAAGTATGTCGTTAAGCCTTGTGAGGGTGAATGGGAATGGGAGTCTGTCCAGAAACTTAAAGACAAGGCTATTATATTCCGTAGCGGATTCCTGCACGGGGACGGCAGCTTCTAACGCCTGCCCGCATCTACCCCCCCCCCTATATTTCTTGGTATTTATGTATATAACTATATTTGAGCAAAAAAATAAGTGTAATATGGCAGATTTTCAAGGTAAATACAATGGTGATCAGATAGAGCAGCTTTTGGATAAGGCTAATGATATTGATCTTACCAAATATGCTCTTAAGACGGATAATGCCCCTACCGCCACTAAATTACGGGCGGCTAGGACCATAGCGCTGTCCGGGGCTGTTACTGGTAGTGTCTCATCGGACTTCGGAAGCAACGTAACTATCTCCACGACATTGGCCAATTTTGATGCCTCTAAGATCGCATCCGGAACCATCAGCATAGATAGGTTACCTAAGGCGGCTTTGGAGAGATTGGTCGTGGTAGCTGATGATACGGCTAGATTCGCCCTTACCACCGCTACGGTTCAAAGCGGTGATACGGTAAAGGTCACGTCTACAGGTAAGATGTATCTGATAAAAGACGAGTCTAAATTGAACAGTGAGGATGGGTATGAGCCTTACACGGCCAGTCAGGCTTCCTCCGTGCCTTGGTCCGGGGTTACGGGCAAACCAAGTACCTTCACCCCTCCCACGTCCTCCGCTACCGTTCTTGGCGGTATTAAGGTAGGATATACGACTTCCGGGAAGAACTATAAGGTACAGCTGGATTCGTCCGGCAATGCTTACGTTAACGTTCCGTGGACGGATACCAACACGACATACACCAATATGGGAGCCGCTTCTGCCTCAGCGGCGGGAAAGGCAGGTTTGGTCCCCGCACCTGCCGCCGGAGCGCAAGCCAAGTATCTTCGTGGTGATGGGACATGGCAAACTCCTCCTAACACCACATATAGTAACATGGGAGGAGCAACGTCCTCAGCCGCAGGATCGGCGGGATTGGTACCCGCTCCGGCCGCCGGCAAGCAAGCCTCCTTCCTTCGTGGCGATGGTACGTGGGTGATTCCGACAAATACCACATACGCCAAGGCCAATACCACAACCTTAGGATTGGTGATGATCGGATATGCTGAGAATGGTAAGAATTATCCGGTAGAGCTGGATAGTAGTGGTAAGATGTATGTCAACGTGCCTTGGACGGATACTAATACAACGTATGGTGTTGTAGGAGCTAACGGGTCCACGGGGTTGGTCAAGAACGGCAGTACCGTGACAAGCGCCTCTGGATATACGGCTTGTCCTATCGTGGGTGGTATCCCCTATTATAAGGATACGAATACTACCTACGCCAATATGAAGGCGGCTACGCCCATAGTTCCCATAAATGAAAGTACGGCTTTTCGTTGAAGA